CCAACTGGTGCTACAGGATCTACAGGTGATACAGGACCAACTGGTGCTACAGGATCTACAGGTGATACAGGACCAACTGGTGCTACAGGATCTACAGGTCCAACGGGTGTAACAGGTGACACAGGACCAACTGGTGCAACGGGAGCAACTGGTGCTACAGGTGACCAAGGAACTGGCGTAACAATTCTTGGTTCTTATCCAACACTTGAAGCATTAGAAGCAGCAGAGCCAACAGGAGAACCTGGAGATGGTTATCTTGTTGCTGGTGATCTCTATGTTTGGAATTCTGTTGGAGAAGAGTGGGACAATGTTGGAAATATTCAAGGTCCAACAGGTCCGACTGGTGCAACAGGTGCTACTGGTGCTACAGGCTCAACTGGTTCACAAGGCGATTTAGGAAATTTTGCTGCAGTAGCAGTTACACCACCAGCTTCACCAGATACAGGTGATGCATGGTTTAACACTGCTAACGGAAAAACTTATATTTATTATGATGGATTTTGGATTGAAACAGGTGCAGCACCTATAGGACCAACAGGTCCACAAGGTGATGCAGGTCCGACTGGTGCCACTGGTGTTGCAGGTCCTACAGGTGTAACTGGCCCAACAGGTTTTAGAGGAATTACAGGACCAACTGGTCCTTCAGTTACAGGACCAACTGGTCCAACTGGACCTACAGGAATCACAGGTCCTCAAGGAGAGTTAGGACCTACAGGAAATACTGGCCCTACTGGACCACAGTCAACTTTACTTGGACCAACAGGTCCAACGGGCCCTACTGGAGCAACTGGTGCTCCATCAAACGTAACAGGGCCAACAGGAGCTCCTGGAGAATTTATACCCTCTGCATCAACACCACCAGCAAGTCCACAAGAAGGAGACGTCTGGTTTGATACAGAAAACGGTTCAGTATTTGTTTATTACGATAGCTACTGGGTCGAAGTAGGAACTTCCGAATTTGGCGGAGCAACAGGTCCAACTGGAGCAGTAGGAGCTACAGGTCCTACAGGTCCTACAGGTGCTATAGGTATTACAGGTGGTACAGGACCAACAGGTCCTACTGGGGCAACGGGAGCTTCCGTAACTGGCCCAACTGGACCACAAGGAGTTGGCTCTCAAGCAAAAGGTTTTTACAACAACTTTGCTGAATTTCAAGCTGATGCAGGAGCTTCTCCTGGAGCAGTAGGTGACTTTTATGTAATTTATGAAGAAAATACTATTTATATCTACACTTCTGAAAATGGTTGGATAGAGGCTGGAGCTTTAATTGGGGCAACTGGACCGACTGGACCAGTAAATACAACGCCAGGACCAACTGGTGCGACTGGAGCTACTGGAGCTACTGGTGGACAAGGAGTAGGTGTAAATCTTCTTGGAAGTGTTGCTACAGTATTTGATCTTCCTTTAAGTGATATTTCTATTAGAGATGGATATATTGTTCAAGCAGACGGGGATCTTTATATTTGGGATGGAGATTCTTGGAACAATATTGGACAAATTGTTGGTCCGCAAGGTCCTCAAGGGGCAACAGGCCCAACTGGTTCAACTGGTGAAACTGGTTCAGTAGGTCCAGCATCTGTAGTTCCAGGTCCTACTGGTTCAACTGGACCAAGAGGTCCAAGAGGCGGTATTTTATATAAAGTTAGATCTTCTGTAGACACTCTTTCATATACTGTAGACGGTCTTGTAGGAGACAATCCTTCGTTAACAGTAGTTAGAGGCGAAACAGCTTACTTTGATGTTAGCGAAGTCGAGGTAACTAATTCGTTTGCTCTTAGACTTACATCAGGAAATATTTCAACAGTTCCAGGAGCAACTAACAACTCAACTACCGCTGGTAGAAACAGAACCAGCTTAGACACACTTATAGTTTATGAAGTTCCTCTAACCTCTCCTACACAAATTATCTATCAAGATGTAACTGAACTTTCAATTGGTGGAGTTATTGATGTAGTAGATAAAATAGGTCCTACTGGTGCAACAGGTGATACAGGACCAGCTGGAGTTCCTTCTATAACAAGCTACACTCCTACTTTTTCTGGAACTGGTTTAGTGTTTGTTGGCAGCCCAGCTTTTGGAACTCACACAAAATATGGACAAAATGTTACGGTAGATATAAAAATTAGTTTAACAAATGTCTCTAATTTTGGCACTGGTCAATATAGTGTTACTTTACCGTTTCTTCCACTATCTTCTTCTAATTTTATATTTAATGGAATATTACAAACAAATGCATCTATACATAAAATTGTTGGATATAATACTGCAAATGGATCTGCAACTTTAAATTTATATTATTTAGGCACTAACGGTATTGGAACTAATTTAACTGGAACAGCTCCAGTTACCTTAACAACAGCAGATGTAATAACCTTAAATGGTAGTTACATATCAATTTCATAAAACTAGAGGAATAAGGAGGTATACATGTCAGTATTAGATTTTCCTAGTAGTCCAACTCTTAATCAAGAGTATACAAACGGTATTCAAACATATCGCTGGAATGGATCTTCTTGGCGTCTAGTTCGTACTAGCGCTGTAGGACCAACAGGACCAACAGGAGCACCTGGTCTTGATTCAACTGCTATTGGTGCTACTGGTCCAACTGGGCCAATAGGTGTAACAGGACCAACTGGTCCTGAAGGTGCACCTAGTACTGTAACTGGCCCAACTGGTGCTACGGGTGCTACTGGAGCATTTGCGTTTACTGCTTGGCAAAACTACACACCTAATTTAACTGGTAGCGTTACAAATCCTGTAATTGGAAATGGAACCGTAAGCGGAAGATATGTAACGTTGGGAGCCACTGTAATTGGAGAAATTAGAGTTATTGCTGGAACTGTAGGTTTTAATAGAGGTTCTGGTATATACACGGTAAGCTTACCGACAGCTGGAATATACGAAAATTATCAACCAGTTGGTCAAGTTGTTATGCGCGATGAAGGTCCAGGTATTACTTATTTTGGAACTGCAATTTTTAATAATAATATTAATAACAGATTAGAACTCTACATTCACTCTCAAAGTGCTACTTTCGATGAAGGCGTTGCAATTACTGAAAGTTCACCGTTTTTGTTTAGCGCTAACGATAAAATTCTTATTCATTTTCAGTACGAGTCGGCAGTATAGGAAAGGTGAGTTAAATGGCAGCTATAGATTTTCCTAATTCACCTCAAGTAAACGACACGTTTACTTCTGGCTCTCAAACTTGGATTTGGACTGGTACTTCTTGGAATTTAGTAATTTCACCAGTTATAGGTCCTACAGGTGCCACGGGCGCTACTGGTGCAGCAAGTAACGTAACAGGTCCAACTGGTGCACAAGGTATTTTTTCAACTGTAGCTGCAACTCCACCAGCTTCACCAGATCTAGGAGATTCTTGGTTTAATTCAGAAACTGGTCAAATTTTTGTTTATTACGATGATTATTGGGTTGAGTCGGCATCTTCAAATATAGGACCAGCTGGACCAACGGGACCAACTGGTGCACAAGGAGAAGCCTCTACAGTTTTAGGTCCTACAGGAAATACAGGACCAACAGGAGCAACTGGTCCTCAAGGCAATACTGGCCCAACTGGGGCTTCAGTTACTGGTGCAACGGGAGCTACTGGAGCGCAAGGACCAACTGGTGTAAGAGGTTTTAAAGGTGATACTGGGGATAGAGGACCCACAGGTCCTGTAGGTCCAGTAGGACCGACTGGATCTCAAGGTGCGGTTGGAGATACAGGTCCTATAGGTTTACAAGGTTCTTCTGGTCCTACAGGACCAACAGGTCCTAGAGGTTTCGTTGGTCCTACTGGTGCACCAGGCTCTACTGGTGCTACTGGCCCAGCTATTACAGGTCCAACTGGCGCAACTGGTTCACAAGGACCAGCAGGTGGTCCAACAGGTCCAACAGGTGCTACTGGTGCACAAGGAATTACTGGTCCACAAGGAGATGTAGGTCTTCGTGGTGCTACTGGACCTACAGGTCAACAAGGTGCTGCATCTACCGTTCCTGGTCCGCAGGGGCCCACAGGTCCTCAAGGTATTCAAGGTGTTACAGGTCCCGCTTCAACTGTTGCAGGTCCTCAAGGTCCTCAAGGTCCTCAAGGAATTACTGGACCTATAGGTCCAACTGGAGCTAATTACACAAACACAACTTCATCAACTTCTCGTTTGATGAGTACTGGAAATATTCTTTTCACAGTTAACGCTGTAAATGCATACATTGTTGGAAACAGAGTTCGCATATTTAACTCTACAGCTCCAACAATTTTTCTTGAAGGTGTAATTATTACTATTACAGGAAATGATGTAACTGTAAATATTGATCTTGTAAATGGTAGTGGAACATATAACACATGGCGTTTCTCTCTTGCAGGTGAAAAAGGTCAAAGAGGAGATACAGGTCCTCAAGGTACTTCAATAACATTTAGAGGATCATCTGCAACTGTAGGACTACTACCTACAGCTGGAAACTTAGTTAATGATGCTCGTATTGTTGATTCTGATGGCGATCTTTATGTGTGGGGAGGATCATCTTGGACAAGTGTAGGACAGATTGTTGGCCCTCAAGGTCCGAGAGGCGATACTGGGCCACAAGGTAACTCTATTGTCGGTCCTGCAGGTCCAACTGGAGCTGATTCATCTGTCCCAGGTCCTCAGGGTCCTCAAGGTTTACAAGGTCCTACTGGTTCAACTGGAGACACTGGCCCTACAGGTCCAGCATTTTTTAACTTAACTGGTACTCAATATCTAGCTTCTACCACTTTAGGTTCTTCAGATAGAGCTACTTTAGTAAGAATGAATAGTTCTAGTTTAATGACTTTAACGGTGCCTTTGGATGGAAGTGGTGGATATACTTTTGAAACTGGTACTCAAATAGTTGTTGTACAGCTAGGAGTAGGTCAAGTTAATATAGTTCCAGCAGCAGGAGTTTCTATTGTAAGTGAAGGATCTAGATTTACAACTAAAGCTAGATATGCACCTGCATCACTAATTAAGCTAGGAACTAATCAATGGCTTTTAACTGGAAATTTAACGGTGTAATGTGCTTATTTCCCTTCATTCAATTAGTGCTACTCTCTTTTTCCCTTTTACTCCAGCAGGGTGGCAGCAAGTAGAGTTAACTTCTTTTGGTTTAACTAACATAAATGCAATTCATTACACAGCTTCAGAAAATTTATATTTAGCTGCTGGAAACTCTGGAAAACTTGCTACATCTTTAGACACCCAAAATTGGACTCAAAGAGAAACTAATTTTAATGAAAGCAGTATATACGCTATTGCTTATGGGAACAATCAATATATAATTGGTGGAAGCTCTGGAAAATTAGCAACTTCTCCAGATGGAGTAAATTGGACACAAAGATCTTCTGGTTTTGGAGCAACACCTATTCTTGCAATTACATATTCTCCTAGTGCATCTTTATGGGTAGCTGCAGGAGGATCTGGAAAGTTAGCTACATCTGTAGATGGTATTAATTGGATTTTAAGGGCTTCCTCTTTTGGGACAAGTTTTATAAATGGACTTGCCGCATCAAATAGCTTAATTACAGCGGTAGGTTATGATGGAAAACTTGCAACATCTAGTAATGGAACTACATGGACTCAAAGAACTTCTAGCTTTGGAACTAGCAGTATTTTTGCTATAACATCTTCTGAAAATGGACTCTTTTTTGCTGGTGGAGAAGTTGGAAAGTTTGCAACGTCTAGTAATGGAATTACATGGACTCAAACATTTCCCACAAGTAGTTTTGGATCATCTACAGTTAGAGCTGTTTCAGTTTCTGCAGATGGTACATATATAGCTGGTGGAGCTAGTGGTAAAGTAGCTACCTCATCTGACGGAGTTTCGTGGATTCAAAGAAATAGCCAGTTTGGAACTTCTATTATTAATGGTGTCTTTATTGACAATAACAATGCCCTAGCTGTAGGCGCATCTGGAAAAATTAGTTACTCGGCGTAAAGGAGAGATAGATAATGTTTTCTTATACAATTATTGCTGAAAATGGACCTTTAGTTCAAATTTTTTACAGTGACAACGTAATTGATGAAAGTGGCCCTTGGGAATCTTTAGAGTCAGCAACAAACTGGGCTTCAGCTTATGTAAATAAGCTTAACTCTGGAGCTGTAGAACCACAACTAGATTAATAATTATAGAAGTACAATAGGAAAAGAAAGGACGGACCTAAGTGGCAGCAATTGATTTTCCCACACCAGCAGTCGTAGGTGAAGAGTATACGGCTAACGGTCAAACCTGGGTCTGGACTGGAGTTTATTGGGAAGCTCTTCGTGTCACACCTACTGGCCCTACTGGACCGCAAGGTATTCAAGGCCCTACTGGAGCAACTGGAGCTCAAGGTGCAACAGGTGCACAAGGTATTCAAGGCCCTACTGGACCAGTTTCAGATGTAGCTGGCCCAACAGGACCTCAAGGTGTACAAGGTGTAATAGGTCTTACTGGACCACAAGGAATACAAGGCGATCCAGGTGATACTGGCCCTACAGGACCTACTGGTGCAGATTCAAGTGTTCCGGGTCCACAAGGACCTACAGGCCCTCGCGGTCAAACAGGAGCTTCTGGACCAACAGGAGCACAGTCTGAAGTTCCAGGCCCAACTGGACCAACAGGTCCTGTAGGTAAATTTCAAGCAAGCCCTCAACAGCCAAGCTTACTTACAGCAGTTAATGGAGATGTTTGGTTTGATACTCAAACTGCAAAAACTTATGTTTTTTTCGAAGGTGTTTTTGTTGAAACTTCTAGCGGATCTCAAGGTGTCACTGGCCCTACAGGTGGAGCTGGTTCATATAAAATAACTACATCTTGGTGGCTTGGTGTATAATTTAGAAAAGTTACTAAGCGTTTTTATAAAAACTATGACTCACTACGTTTTTGAAAGAGGTACTCGCTAATGCCAGGTTTTCTAGGTGGTAGCTCTGGAGGTAGCTCAACTGGCGGAGAAATTAATTTTCCAAAAGAGTTTATTGACCCAGTAACTAAACTTCGTGTATCTGAGCCTGAAAACCTCATTGATACCGACTTTGAGTATGGTCTACAGCCTACTAAGTGGGAAACAGTAGAGCTTATTAATAACACCCCATCGTTCTTTTCTAAGAGCGGTGATACCACTATTCCAAATATTTCCTCTATGACAACTATTACAGGTTCTAGAGAGGTTACCGTTAGAACATCTTTGGACCACGGGCTTGCGGTTGGAACTCCTATAAATGTTAGCGGTTCAAAGGCTATTACCGCCGATGGTTCATATATCATCAACTCAATTCCTAATACTAGAGCTTTTACATATTTAGCTAGAGAAACTCAGCCTCAAACTCAAAACATTGAAGATCTTTATACAGCAATTATTACTGGTGAATTTTTTCAAGGCTCTCAAATTAAAATATCTGACGCTCGTGGTGTAGAAACAGATAATCAAGCTATATCAACATTGACTGTCCAAACAGATAGTCCTCATGGTTTTGGGCCCAATACTCCTCTTTATTTTCTAAATCTTAACTCTACAATTACACAGGAATTTGATTCAACGAATACTGAAGCAAAATCTTTTGATGCTTCTAATAACGTTACTGCTCGTACATTTGATGGATCTAATACATCTTCAAGAGTGGTTCAAAATTTTAATAACACATATACAAGTAGTCCTATAACTGTTGCTAGTTCTGTAAGCGGTGTGGATACAGTAAATAATACAATTACAGTAAGTCATACTACGGAAAACTTTAATGGTAGAAAAATAGGACAGCCTTTAACATATGCAGTAACCGCTGGTGACGGATATTTTTTAACTAACCCTAGAGGCATTGTCTTTTTAAAAAGCGATACTCAACTAGGAACATCAAGCTCTACTTTTCAAGTCAGTGCCACACCTAATGGTGCATTTATACCTATTACTTCTAATATTTCAGGAACCTTTCAATTAGCTGATCTTGTAGCAAATTTTGCTGGTAACAACTTAGATACTATAAATCAAACAAGTATAAATCTTATAAAAGGTACAGAATTTGAGTTTGACGGAGATAATTCTGCAGGATCAACTTTTACAGTTCAACTTATTTCTGGCTTAGGAAATATTCAGATGACTCAGAACACAAACTGGGCAGCTGGTCAAATGGTTTTATATACTTCAACTGGCTCAGCAGCATCTGGTTTAACTAACAATACAACTTATTGGGTAGTTGCCTTAAACGCTCAAACTAATATTATTAACATATCTGATTCTCCAGGCGGAGGTGTTCTTTCAGCAATTTCTGGAGGATCTGGAACTCAAACATTTCAAGCAATTAGCGTTTCTTTAGACAGAGATGTTATTGCAATTCCAGGACACAATTTTGAAGAAGCCGATATGGTTAGATATGAATATCCAGTAGATGGAAAATTTGGTGTTACTGGAACCGGGTCTACAAATGATTATTTCTTTGTAGAAAGAGTTTATGACTCTACTCATATATCTTTAGGTAGAACAAGAGGTTTCTTACTTGACGGAACAACAGAAGCTAGAGCTGCTGCAAGCGCACAAGCAATTAAAACTATAAATCCATCTGCCGCAGACGGTGCTTACTGGATTAAGCCAGCTGGAACTTCTACAGCATATTTAACATACTGCAATTTCTCTTTGGAGAGTGGTGGATGGACACAAATTATGAAACTTTCCACAACCACACTTCAAACAAACTCAATTACTTCTGGTTTAGCCCCTCAAAGTGGTGCTGGATTTACTTTTGGCCCTCACTGGAACGGCTGGGCGTGGAATAATGATACAGATTTTACTACCTTGTTCCCGTTAGTAAATAACTCTAATTTTACTGATATAGATTCTTTTAGTCCATTATTCTACAAACTTCCATTTAATGATGTTATGGTTGTATCTGTAAATGCAACAGCTAACAGGCTTGGATGGCGCCACAACTCTACTATTCCAAGTATGCGTACAGTCACTGGAGCTACAAATCTATCTACATTAGGTGACCAATGGTTATTCCCATCAGTGGCTACATCCGAGTATGCATGGAATAGAAGACTTCAAGTAGTTGCCTCAGTTAATACTGCAACTTTAGTTACTGGAACTCCTCGATTTGGATTTAAAGTAGTAACAGATTATTCAAATACTTATGCTGCAGGAACTTTAAATACTTACGTTACTGGCGGTTACAGCAACGTTTCTTCAGAAAATAGAACTGGTTATGGAATGGCTATGCTAGGTGTTGGTGGAACCAATACTACTGCAACCTCAGCTTTTGGTGGAGGAATTGGATTTGTATATAGCGGAAACTTAACTTTTAGAGGTCATGGCGTGTTTAACAACACCTCTACTTCTGGCGGTACAAGCAATAGAACTTTCACTGGTCTAGCGGTTTTCGTTAGATAGTAAAATTAGATTACTAAAAAGGAGTAGAAACTAGATGCCAATTAATATAACCGCCGTAGGTGGCTCTGGTACCCATACCCTTCAAAAGGTAAATGTAAACCTTGAAGAAGATTACATTTATTTTGCTAGAAGAGACTCTATTACAGCTTTTCCATCAAATATAACAGACGATAGCGCTTGGGTCTATAGAGATGGATCTGCAGATATATCAGGTTTAACTACAAACACTGTTTATTATACTAACACTGACGCATACACAATTGGATTTGCTTCTACTCAAGGTGGATCAAATATAGATCTTACAGAGTACACTGTCGGTTCTGTAACTCTTAACTATCCAAATGTTTTTGACAATTCATTTAATATTTCTTCTGTTAAGTACGACAATCAGCAAGCAGTAAGGTATTTAACAGACTCTACACCTATTACAGGTCTAACTTCTGGATCAGTTTATTATGTAAAAAATCAGTTGACAGGTCTTGGCGGCAGCGCACTTTATGAATTTACTACTTTTGATTTTACTTCTGCAGGTGTGACTGGACGATTTGGTCCAACTATAGAACAGCTTAGAACATCTTATAGCTCTGCTGCTTGGAGAAACACATACCTTTCACAGGGTTCATTCCAAGGCTATCAAGATTGGATAGTTCCAGAAGATGGTGTTTATGAGTTTAACGTAAAAGGCGCTCCAGGTCGCCAAGGTCGTGCTCTTGGTGGCGGTGGCTCAATTATTCGAGGTCGTGTTCGTTTAATTAAAGGCGAAACAATTACTATTGTAGTTGGACAAAGAGGAGAGCTTCCTGCATCTGGAAACACTTGGCCAGGATCTTCTGGTGCATCATGGGTTGTCCGTAAAAGTGGAAACATTCCTTTATTTGTAGCTGGTGGAGGTTCTTCATCTGGCAACACAACATCAGGACTAAATGCTGTAACTACTTCAAATGGTGGAACCTCAAGCACAGGTCAGCTTGGTGGAACAAACGGTAACGGTGGCCCATCTAATGCAATTGGTGGTGCTGGTGGAGGTTTCTTATCAAATGGTGGAAACGGTACTCAAGTAACTGGACCACATGCAGGAGGCGGCGGTATTGGTTTCCCATCTGGTCTAGCTGGTGGTCTTAGAAGTCAAGACAGTACTGCTTCTGGTAATGGTGGTTTTGGTGGCGGCGGTGGAGGTAATAACTCTACTGGTTCTTCTGGCGGTGCTGGAGGTTATTCAGGCGGAGCTGCTAATACTAACACTGCTAATACTGTAGGTGGCGGTGGTGGTTCATTTATATTTGCTACTGCTACAAATATTGGTACATCAAATGGTTTATATAACGGATCTGCAACTATTCTCGGGCAAAGTATTTCAAACTTAGCTCAATTTAATACTGGAGATGTTGAAGGTTCAGTTTCTGTAACTTTAGTAGAGCGTTCAGTATTCGGTTTTAAAATCTATGCAACACCTTCAAACGCAGAATCAGATACAGATCCAATTGCAATCGCTCCAGCTGGTTCTCAATACCATGCATTAGTACCTTTAAGAGTAGATTTCGAGCTTAATAAAGTAAACACTCTAACCCCTCATGGACTTCTTGAAGGAGAAGCTGTTCAATACTTCTTTACTGGAACAGCGCTAGGCGGCTTAAATAATACAGATGTTTATTATGTAGATCGTATTGATGACTACAGTTACAAACTAAGTTTAACTCCAGATCCTAATTTTACTGAAATAAATTTAACTACTGAAGCTAATGCTACAAATCAAGGTTTAAGTAGAGTTATTGTAAATACTGCAACAAATGTTATTACAATTAATAACCACGGTTTTCTTGTAGATCAGCCAGTAAGATATTCTTCTGGTTCTGGAAACACCATTACTCCACTACAAAACAACTCTACTTACTATATTAAAGAAGTATTAGATGCAAATAGATTTACACTTTCTCAATCTCTGCAAGGACCTGTAATAGATTTTACTTCTGTAGGAACTGGAACTAACCACAGCTTTATTCTTACAGTTGTTAATGATCTTGAAGACTCTTTATATATTCCTACACATGGATATGTGTCAGGTCAAACAGTTAGATATCAAAAATCAAGAGATTTTGTAATAACAACAATTTCTTCTTCTACAACTACTAGAATTATAAACACATCCGAGCCGCACGGAATTCAAGTAGGATCAAGAGTAACTTTAGACGGCTTTGCTCGTCCTAACGCAACTGCAGTTACTCCTATTACTATTACAAGAACTGCCAGCTCTGGTCAAACTAGATCTTTAACTCTTGCAAGTAATCACAGTTATTCAGCTGGTATGTATGTTCAGATTTCAGGATTTACTGGAACTAATGCAACTAGATTTAATGGAATTTATATTCTTACTGTAGCTAGCGGAAACACTCTTTCTTATACTGCAGAAGAAAGCGTATCTATCACTGATGGAGCAGTTACTGGAAACTTTACTATTGTTCGTCGTCCTGATCTAGAAATGCTTGAGCATACAAGAATACTTAATGTTAGATCTATTGCTTCTTCTGGAACAACCAGAACTATTATTACAAACGAACCACACTACTACTCAACAGGTCAGTTTGTTTGGATTCAAGGAATTTCTGGAAACGTATCTGGCATTCAAGATGACATTGGTGAGTACTTTAATGGAGTATTTGCTATTAGCGCTACAAGTGGAACAAACCAGTTCTCATATGTAGCTTCTCATGAAGGAACTCCTTCAAATCTACAGCCAAGCATTACCTTTACAACTATTCCTGTGGGAACTCTTGGGGTTAATGCTTCAGGAACTGTTTATAGAGAACAAATTGTTACTTCAGTAAGCTCTACACAGCTTCAATACTCAATGCCGTCATCAAGCTTAACTTTTGGCCCAGAAACAGCTATTGGCCGTGTTTCAAAGATTGGCGTAAGAATAAATAACAGAAATCTTGGTGTTAGCAGGTTTGGAGAAACTTCTAATATTGCATCAATTACCACAGATGTTAATCATGATTTAGCTGTAGGAGATAGATTTACTGTACAGACATTAGTTGGTGGAACTAACGCTAACCAAGATGTGTTCCATGGAACTTACAGAGCTCTAACTGGTTCAAGTGGAACAACACTACTTTATACACCAGAGATTAAAACTGTAAATATTTTAGATAGAAGACTTACAGGAAGTACAAATAATATTATTAATCTAACTACACCGCACGATTTTATTGCTGGTAATTTTGTGTATCTAGAGAATAACAATAGCGATTCAAATGGATTTAATGCAACTTACTGGAATAATAAAGTAAACATTATTAGTCGTGAAAGTACGTCTACAACTAGAACTATTAACACAGACAATCCACACTTTTATTCAGTTGGAGATCGTATAAAGATTTCTAATGTAACAGGAGACAATGCTAGCGATTTCATAGGAGAGTACACCGTTGCATCTATCCCAACCACTACACAATTCACATACACTGCTGTTAATGCTTTAAATACTGCACTTTTAACTATAACTGGAGTTTCTGAAAAAGCATTTCCTATAGCTACAGTCCCAGCTTTCTCTGTTTCTAACAGAAGTAGAGTTGGAACCGTTGCAGATATAACAACTTCTGCAAACCACGATTTACTTGTTGGAGAAACTGTAAGACTAGATAACGTTACTGTAGGAGGAGTTCTTCAACCAGAATTTATTGGTGATTTTGTTATTACTGGAGTTCCAGCTGCTAACAGATTTACTTTTACAACTGCTACTACTGGAACAATAACTGCTGCTGTAGCATCTGGAACTATTGTTGCTGTAAATCAGATTCGCTATACAGGTCCTACATATACAAGAACTTTATCTGCAAGACAGCTAATTTCTAATACAGTTGCTAGCTTTACTACAACTTTTGATCACTATCTATCTCCAGGCACAACTGTAACTATTTCTTCAATATCTGGAAATCAACAGTCAGTGTTCAACGGAACATGGGTAATTGCATCAACTCCAACAGCTAGAACATTTACTGTAACTAGACCTCAACAAGCAGGTGTTACAACATTTAGCATTACAACTCGTCAAAGAACTTTAAATGTTGCTCGTATAACTACATCAGCTAGCCACACTTTAAAAGCTGGAGATATTATTAGCATCAACAGCATTACTGGTGCAGATGCCGATCAATTTAACGGAACTCATACAGTTTCTACTGTAATAAGTGCTACAGTATTTGAGTTCTTTACTTTAGCTTCTGCAAATATTACTTCCGCTTCAGTTACTGGAAACATGCTTATAGAGCAACTAGTTTCAGAAAACGTATCTGGAACAGTAACTTTAAACACTATTCCTAGAGTAAACGCTACAGCAGGAAATCTTAAGCTTAGAGAAGTTCCTGCTTCTGCATTAGTTGGAGAACTTGTAACTGACACTAAGATTAGTGGCTTAGAGAATCAAAGAATTTATTATATTCAAAGAGTAGATGCAAATACAGTTAGATTATTTAATGACATAACTTTATTAAGCTCTACAAATATTTCTTCCGTAGGTATTGGTACCCATGCTCTAGTAACCTTCTCAGTTAATTTTAATGACAACACTATAACTATTCCTAACAACGGATTTAGCCTTGGCGAGCTTGTCGAGTATGACAGCGTAGGTCAAACTGTTATTAGCGGATTAACTAGCGGTACTCCATACTATATTATTCCTGTAAACGGAAACACATTTAAACTTGCAACATCATCATCAAATGCTGAAAACAATGTTGCTATAGATCTTGTAGATTCCCCTGCACCAGTTGGAAGACAAAAACTTAAGTCTTTAATTAGAACACCAGACGGAACTTATGTAATTAGTGATATTGTAGATGCTAATACATTTGAAGTTACTGCAGCTGGAACTGTCCCAGAAATTGTAAAAATATTCAACCCAAGAACATCTTTAGATATTACACAGAACATTATAAAAGTTGTTTCTCATGGCTTTAATACAGGTACAGAAGTTACTTACTCAAATGGTGGCGGTACAGACATTCAAGGTCTTGTAGATGACACTCACTATTATGTAATTGTTGTTAATAAAGACTGGATTCGTTTAGCTGAAACAGAAGAAGATGCTAGTTCTGGTGTAGTTTTAACCTTATCAAGTTTTGGTGCTGGACTTGCTCACACACTTACCAGCGTTCAAATTAATGGACAGATTACTGGAACTGGAACTGTAACTACTACATCTGGTTCAGTACTCGTTAACGGTTCTGGAACTTCATTTTCTAAGATTCTTAAGGTGGGAGATAGACTCCGTCTATTCCCAACAGATACAACAACTCCAGCATATTTTGCTTCTACAGATATAAACACTTCAACTGAAAATATAACTGTTGCTGCCCATCCTTTTGTTACTGGAGATGCCGTTTCATTTAATCCAGGAACTGGCGGACCTATTCGTCAAATTTTCCGTATCAGCAAGTCTGGTCAAACAGTGACAATTGTAACTCGTGAACCTCACGGATATTCAACATCAAATACTGCAACTATTTCTGGTTTAAGTAATGCCAGCGCCGCATCAGAATTTAATGGTACTTACACAATAACTGTGTCTGATACTTTTACATTCACATATACTCATCCAGTATCTATTGCTAGCGCTATTACAAACGAGTATCAAACTTCTGGAACTGTACAAACAACAGGAGCTGGTGGTGTTGCACCTAACCCTCTAGTCTCTAATTACTACTATTTCGTAAGATCTATTCCATTTACAACAACTGCAACCGTATCTAACAGAAGAAGATTTACTTTAAATGGTTTTACATATCTTGAGTTTACTACTTCAGCAAACCACAACTTAAGAGCTGGTAACACATTCACAGTATCTGGAATTGGCGGAGTTAATCCAGAAGTATTTAATGGAGCTTGGACAGTTCATCAAGTAACTTCAGCTACTGTAGTAACTGTAAATGTTCCAGTAGCTGGAGATATTGCTCTTGGAACACCTGTAATAGGTGGAACATTAACTCCTACAACAAGTAACTCACTAACACTCCACGTTCTTAAGAGCGAAGCAGAAGCTGGCAGTAACGCAGTAGATCTAACCACTCAAGGCAGTGGTTCTGCAATGGTTCTAACAAAAACAGTCCCATCTACTCCTATTATTAGAAGAATTACTGCTATTGGTTCTGATACTCAGATTACAGTAGACCGTCCATACAACACTACTTATGCTGGAGTTAACTTTTCTTATCCGACTTTCGTTTATGTTCGTCCACAAGGATACTCATTGCATCGTCCGTTTGACGGCGGCGTTGAGATGTCAACAGGTTTTGGTACTTGGTATGGTTCGATTATTCGCCAGACTCGTAAGTATTTCCGTTATCAGTCAGGTAAGGGTATCCAGACATCTGCTGGTATAAACTTTAAGCCTTCGATTGATATCGAAAACATGGCAAGAATTGGCTCATCACAAGTTGTGTCTGTAAGAACACGCAGACCTCATGGTCTTATTAGTGGATTATCAGCTCGTATTGATGATGCTGAGACATCACAAGGAGTTCTTAGCACCGTTTATAACGGAACATTCCAAGTAACAGTAATTGATTCTTTTAACTTTACATTTATAGCTACAGCTACAATTGTAGAAAATACAGCATATGGATTCCCACGTCTACATGTGACTGGATGGGTTAATGGAGCTCTCCGAGCTGGTATGTTTGATGATCAAAACGGTATGTTCTTTGAGTTTGATGGTCAAAAACTTTACGCTGTTCGTCGTTCTTCTACTCAACAGATTGCTGGAACATGTGCTGCTCTACAAGGATCAGAATTTTTGTTCGGAACAAATACATCGTTTAGTAAGCAATTAACTGTTGGTGATTCTATTGTATTAAGAGGTCAAACCTATAAAGTCGGTTCAATTGACAGTGATACTCGTTTGACTATTAAACCAGAATTTAAAGGTAACTCTGGAAACGAAAGAGAGTTCGTTCCAGGAGATGGAAGTACTGGAGTTGTTAGAACAGCTAACGACTCATTCGTAATTTTAAGTCACGGATTTAGTCAAAATCTTCCACTTCAATATAATGCTATTGACGGAAGCCCAATAGGTGGTCTTATTAATGGTCGTACATATTATGTAAATGTTGTTGACAACAACACATTTAGACTAAAAGCTTCACCAACTGCAACTCAAAACATAACTATATCTAGCGCAGGAACTGGAACACCGCATTCATTTACTCCAGCCAAGACTGGTATTATTGCAACTCTTACCGTAGACACTAGAACTCCTCAAGAAGAATGGTCTATCGATGTTTGCGACGGTCAAGGTGTTACTGGGTATAACCTAGATTTATCTAAAATTCAGATGATTTACATGGACTACTCTTGGTATGGTGCAGGTAAGATTCGTTATGGATTCAAAACTGTAGATGGTCAAGTTCGTTATGTACACGAGTATGTACATAATAACCAAAAGTACGAGTCATACTTCCGTTCTGGTAACTTGCCAGCTCGTTACGAAGTAGCTACTTTTGCTGGTCCAACTTACATCCCATCACTATTCCACTGGGGCACCTCGGTTATGATGGACGGTAAGTTTGATGATGATCGCGCTTACTTGTTCTCTAAGTCAAGTCCATCGCTAAATATTGGTGGAACAACTGCAAAGCAGTTTGGCTCTACCGCGATTAACATTACTCCGTTTGGTTCAACTCCAAACTCATTAAACGATATTATAACTATTCCTTCCCATGGTTTTGCTACTGGAGACGCAGTTAGCTTCTTAGGAACTGGATCTACTGGCCGTCCACAAACCAACGATCAAAACCCACAAATTCAAACTATTGTTGGTGTAAACACTAATGCTAATTTAAGAAATGAAACAATTTACTTTATTAGAGTGTTTAATGCTAATAATATAATTTTGTTTTACACTCAAGCAGCAGCTCAAGCAACTCCTTTAACTATTGCAACTCGTCAAAAAACTAATGGCACTGTAACTATAACAACATCTGCTTCTCACGGTTTTTCTAACAACGATTCTATTTTTATAAACTTACCTTCTTCAGATACACTAGCCGCTGGCTACAACGGTGTTCACACAATTACAGTAACAGGTGCAACAACATTTACTTACGTTAATGGATTCCAAGGCGGTATCTTTACTACAGGTTCACAATCTGCTCCCGCTGGTTCAATAGCTACAAAGAACGCTGTTAACTTTTTAAGTCCAGGAAATTCAACAGCTACCTACAGCTTAACCCCAGCCGGGTCATTAAACAACACTTCTGGAGCAAATTATCAACCTCTAATCTCTTTACGTCTTAGCCCATCGGTATCTGAAGGTTTAACTGGTGCTCTTGGTGATCGAGATGTTATTAACCGAATGCAGCTTCGTTTAAATGAAATTGGTATACAAACTAACCAGTTAATTGATGTTAAGGTTCTTTTAAATGGTCGTTTAAATAACCTAAACTTCCAAGCAATCGACAACCCATCACTCGTTCAAATTATTACCCATACATCTAACGACACTATTTCTGGTGGAGTTCAGGTATATGCTTTTAGAGCTAACGGTGCAGCTGGAGCCGAGCAAACTACCTTGGTTGACGTAAGCGAGCTATTTGAGCTTTCAAATTCTATTCTTGGAGGTAACTCAGCCTTCCCAGACGGACCTGATATCCTTACTGTTGCGGTAGCTCGTTTAACAGGTAACGAGACCCTGGCATCTGCAAAACTATCATGGGCTGAAGCTCAGGCATAAGGGGTCAATATGGCTATCACTCGGTTGGGGACAGCTAGGCCCAATGCTAACCAAGCTACTGGTATTTATACTTTTTCTGAAAGTTATTTAATATCGGTAATTGTGGCTAATGTTGCTGCTACCTCCACTCCTATACCAAAATGTGCTATATACGTTGTACCAGCTGGAGCTATAACTGAAACATCATATTCTTATATATGCAACAATTTAATTGTTGGTTTTGGTACTTCATTTGAAACATTTAGGTTTGCTGTAAACGCGGGAGATGTTCTAACTGTAAGACCTTCTACAGATACTTTAGCTTTTAGCGTATTTGGTATTCTTCAAGATGATGTTGTAGGTCAAGGAGATTTACCTCAAACATTTACCAATAAAGTTATAAGAGGGGTAAGTAACACTTTATATGTAGACAAAGGTACTAGCGGGCAAAGAAATCCTGCCGCTGAGGTAGGTTATGTTCGTTTTAATATAGAGTACGATACCCTAGAGGTTAGAACTACTAATGGTTGGAAGAGAGTGACGGTAACCGAATAATGGCTGTTAGAAGAGTTGGTATTGTAAATCCATTAGCAAATGTTGCTGGATCATTTCCTGCTTCAACACTAAGCGGTGTTGCTTCTATTATAGCAGCTAATACAGGAAATACACCAGCTTTAACTACTATATATATACAACCGTCTGGAACGGTATCGTCAACAGATAGAGTATTTCTTTGTTCAAATTTAGAAATTGGAGTGGGTCAATCTTTTGAAACATTTAGATTTGCTCTTTCAGTTGGAGATGTAGGTTGGGTACAAAGTACAACATCTTCTGTATCTTCTTCTTTGACTTTAGTTTATGAAACTGAAGGAAAAACAAATGTAGTTTATCAAGAAAGCCAACCAAGCTTTCCTGAAGTAGGTTACATGTGGGTAAAGCCAAGTAATGGAGAAGTTTACTTTTTTGATGGATCTACTTGGGAGCAACTTGCTTATATAGGTCTTGGACCAACAGGTGCTACAGGTTCTACAGGACCTCAAGGTATTGTTGGCCCCACTGGTCCTCAAGGATCTGGAGTTCAAGTTTTAGGAACATACTCAACTGTAGAACTTTTAGAAGCTGATAATCCTGTAGGAAATATTGGAGATTCGTATATTGTTCAAAATGATCTTTACATTTGGTCTGATCTAAACCAAGAGTGGTACGACGCTGGTCCATTTGTTGGCCCTACAGGAGCTACAGGTGTAGCTGGTGTAACAGGTGCAACAGGGTCTGCAGGAAATACAGGACCGACAGGACCTACTGGCCCAGAGGGGGGTCCTACTGGCCCTACTGGTGTCTCTGGAGCAGCTGGTGCAACAGGTGCGACAGGTGCGACAGGTGTAACAGGCCCTACTGGTCCTAGATCAGCTCCTGTATGGAGATTTAGCTCTACAACAACTGACTCAGATCCAGGAAATGGACAATTTAGACTTAATAGTGGAACTATCGGATCTGCTACTCAGCTGTATGTAAATAAATTAGATTTTGTTTACGGATTTGATTTTTCTAGTTGGATAGAAACATGGGATGATTCAACATCACCTGTCGGTGGAGTTATAACTCTTTTTACGTCTGCTGGAGCTGTAAGAACTATTCTTTCTGTTACTTCAGATGTTGTTCTGTCTGATAACTACTACAAAATACCTATTTCTTTAATTTCTGGATCTATTCCATTAGCATCTAGTAATTATAATTTTGAGTTTTCTAGAACTGGAAATGCTGGAGAAACTGGACCAACAGGTCCTGCATCAACTGTAACTGGACCTACTGGTGCTGCAGGGGCAACAGGTGCCACAGGAGCTACTGGCGGAACTGGCCCAACGGGGCCAGCTACAACAAATGTTAATCTTTTAGGAAGCGTTGCCAATACTGGTGCACTCCCAACAGGTGCTACTACAGAAGACACTTACATATCATTGGACACTGGAGATCTTTATTTCTGGGATGGATCTAACTGGGATAATTTAGGTCCAATAAATGGACCGAGTGGACCTACAGGTGCTACTGGTGCAACAGGTCCTGCTGGCCCAACAGGTGCTAGTGGACCTACAGGTCCTGCTGGTGATACAGGTCCTGCTGGCCCAACAGGTGCTGCATCTACTGTTACAGGCCCAACTGGACCACAAGGTGATTGGTCAAGCTCTCAAACTGTTAAGGAAGAAACAGATAGCTACACTGTAATTGTTTCCGACGCAGGTAAGTTAATAAAACTTACAAAATCTACTGGTTTAACTTTAACTATACCAACCGAATCCGCACAATCTTTTGGTGTAGGTCAGCAAGTAAACATAATTCAGTATGGAGCTGGTCAAGTAACAGTTACTGGTGATACAGGAGTTACTGTAAGATCAACACCTACATCAAAACTTAGAACTCAATACTCAACTGCTGTCCTTGTAAAAATAGCTACTAATGAGTGGGTTCTTGCTGGAGATTTGGCGCTTAGCTAATGCCTATTACCGCTGGAATGATGAGCGCTGCTAGCGGGCTAAAAAACCCAGCTAATGCTGTCGAGCTTGGATATCGTATAAATTTATGCGCTAATCCAAATTTTGAAACATCAACTTTGTACTGGAATCAAAACGGAGCTGGGGTTTCTATAGAAAAAACTTCAGAAGAATTTTTTTCTGGAACTAGCTCTTTAAAAGTTACCCTAGACACTGCTTCATTTACTGGAGCTGTTTACGGAGGTTCTAATAGAATCCCCATAACACCAAGTCAGTCTTATAGGTTTAGTCTTTACATAAAAACAGGTCCAGACAACGCAGTTGCTAGTTACAGACTAAGAACTAGAACTTTTACCGCAGTAAGTGGGGGCAGCACTATTGCAAACCCAGCATCGACAGCTGTAGAAGTGCAGCCAGATTCAGAGTGGACTAGACTATCTTTTGCCCCTACACTTACAGATCCAGGCATTGCTGCCGTAACCCTGACAATTGATAGAACCACTACAGCACCATCTGCAGGAGATATTTTATATATAGACAATGTATTGTTTGAAAAATCTTCTACTTTGAATGATTATTTTGATGGAAACTCCCTAGGAGCCTTTTGGGGAGGAGAAATAAACGCTAGTATTAGCGGTACGACACCTTACTAGTTATTATATTAGGAGAGACTAATGACGGAAATACCAAATTGGTTTATAAATGATGCAATAAAAAACTTTTCTTTTTATCTTCCAAGGTTTATCAATAAAGAAACAAAAATTCTTCAAATAGGTGCTTATTCAGGAGATGCTTCAGAGTGGATTAGTAAAAATATAACAAATACCCACGAAAAATCTTTTTTAGTAGATGTAGATACATGGGAAGGATCAGATGAGCCACTACATAAAAGTATGGATTGGAAATCTGTAGAAAATATATATGATGAAAAAACTAAAGAATATAAAGAATTAGGTAAAATAAAAAAATTTAAAGGAACTAGCGACGAATTTTTTAAAACTAACGAGGAAGTATTTGATTTTATCTATATAGACGGTGACCACACTTCTTACGGAGTTTTAAAAGATGCAATAAATTCTTACGAATGCCTGTCTATAAACGGCATTGTGGCTTTTGATGACTACAGATGGTCAGCTAATTTAGGGCCTTTAAAAGAACCTAAAGCTGCGATAGATAGTTTTTTTCATGTGTATCAAGATAGAATAGATATTATGTTTAAAGATTACCAAGCTTGGTATAGAAAGGTACGCTAGGATATGAGCGACAAAGAGGGGAAAACAATGAAGGTTGCTATCTACACTATAGCTTTAAACGAACTTCAGTTTGTAGAAAAATGGTACAACTCTGCTAAAGATGCAGACTACTTACTTATTGCAGACACTGGTTCAACTGATGGGACAATAGAAAAAGCAAAAGAGCTCGGTATTAATGTTGTAGAGATTAGAGTATCTCCTTGGAGATTTGACGACGCAAGAAATGCTGCTTTAGCTGCACTTCCACTAGATATTGATATGTGTATTTCTCTTGATATGGATGAAGTAATAACTCCTAACTGGAGAGAGCCTCTTCAAAAAGCATGGGAGCAAGGAATTACTCGTCCTAGATACAAGCATGTTTGGTCTTGGAATGATGATGGAAGTCCTGGATTAGAGTTTAGTTACGACCATATTCACTCTCGCAAAAACTATCGTTGGAAGCACCCAGTACATGAATGTTTATATGTTTATGGAAGAGATCAAATAGAAGGATGGATCGATGAAATTGAAACTCATCATCATCCAGATCCAACAAAAAGTAGGTCTCAATATCTGCCTTTGTTAGCTATGTCTGTTAAAGAAGATCCATATAACGATAGAAATGCTTTTTACTATGGAAGAGAGCTACATTTTTATGGAAAAAATGAAGAAGCAGCAAAAGAATTAAAAAGATATTTAGACCTTCCTACTGCAACTTGGGCACCAGAAAGAGCGGCAGCCATGAGATTTATTGGAAAATCTCTTCCAAGTGAATCAGATATTTGGTTTAAAAAAGCTGTAGAGCAAGCGCCTGGAAGAAGAGAAGCTTTAGTCGATCTTGCTAAGTATTACTACACAAGGCAAGAGTGGGAAAATTCTTTATATTATGCTAAAGAAGCTATAGAAATAAAAGAAAAACCTCTAGAGTATCTTTGTGAAGCAGAGGCTTGGGGAGCAGCTCCACATGATTATGCTTCTATAGCTTGCTATAGATTAGGTAAATTTAGTGAAGCTTTAGAACACGCTGAAGAAGCTTTTGCTAAAGACCCAAGCAATGAAAGATTAAAAGAAAACTACAATTGGTGTGCCAAAGCTGTTGTAGACGAAAAAACTAGTTAGAAGGTTTTTTCTTCTTTTTAGTCTTTTTTATTTCTGACTTTTCTTGTTTGTAAGCTTCTACAGCATTTGCGCTAGTACGGCTTCTCCAAGCAAAACCACATTCTGTGCAAGTAACAACCTTTGCTGTTGTCCAACGACCACCATTAGGTAGTTCTTCTATAGATGTTTCAAGCTTAGATGGCCTAGCTGTGCAATAAGGGCAGTTTGGGAATCTACGGCGTCTTGTCTCTTCTCCGTTATAAGAAACAGATAGTGTTCTGCGAATATCAACTTCATCTTTTCCACCCCAAATTCCCCAAATTTGCCGATGCTCTAGCGCCCATTGCAAGCACTCTGATCTAACTGGACATGTAAAGCACATGTTTTTAGCTGCATATTTTTCTTTAAAGTCTTTAGAAAAGAACCAATCTAAGGCGTACCTATTAGAAGGCTTTGCACAGGTGGCTTCTGACTGCCAATTAAGATTTTCTGCTGGTTTCCACATACTACTATATTAGACTATAAACTATAAAAATATCGTCTATAACACTATATTTATTAAAAATTATATTTCTATCCAAGTTGCAGGAAGGACGGAATCTACAAACTCTCCATACTCTGTTTCACCTAATTCATCACAAACTACATAATCTTCTTCATCTTCTATTATTCCAGTCCAGCCATAATTAGGAAAGCATTTATCTATTAAGTTATATCCGTCTCCTAAAGAAATAGCTACCCCATCTCTTTGTAACGCTGAGGCTAAAGCTCTTCTTACTAAATCATTTTCTAAATCTATATGATCAAAGGTGTAATAGATAACTGAACAATCTACCTGAGCGTCGTACCCAGAACCTTCCCATTCTTCCCAAAGAAAGTCGCCTGGTCTAGAGTCTTTCACTTATTACTCCTAATTAAAGTCTTCATCAGGATTAATATTAACTTCAAAATCAGGATCCCGCTGCTCTGAAAAATACACTTCACTGGTTAGTTTTAATTCATAAATTCCAGCTATTGTTATTGAGCCGCACATAGCGCATACCTCTACCGCACCATTGTTGACTTTGTTAGGGACCTCTACGCCCTTTAGACGCATTAATATGCGTCCACTCTTATCCATACTCTCAGGCTCCCATTTTGCATGCTCACCCATCCAGCAAGCTTCGCAAATAGGAAAAGGATTAATAACTGGTTCAGCAGCCATGTATCCAACTTTCAGTAAGTTAAGACAATATTCTACTCTTATGAAGCAAAGGAGATATCTTCTGTAAGTATTATATTTAGCTTACCTCGCATTTGCTTTCTTTCTTCTGGAGAGTATCCACCCCAAAAACCATGCTTTTCATTCTTTATAGCCCATTCGCCACACTCAGATATGTGGACACATTTGGAACAAATTTTCTTGGCTTCTATATATCCATTAAGTCTTTGTCCTACAACTTCTTCATCTTTATCTTCAATATAAAACAGCTCTGCGCCTATTTCAGCGCAGAGAGGTTGTTTATACATCCATGGTGGTACAAGCTCTGACATGTTCCCCTCCAAGAAACTATTTAAGTTTTTCTGACTCTATTTTTCCTACTTCATATCCGCATCCTGCGTAGCCAGCAATATCTATCCAAGTGTCTGGTTGGAAGCCAGATCCATGAGCAAAGCGTGCCATCTTTAAACCAACCATCATCATTGCAACCTGCTCATTTGTAATCTCTTGTCCAAGAATTACAGACCAGATTTTTGCAGTTCTTGTAAAGTTTTCCTCTGGTCCGCCATAATTAGCGTTTCTATCCTGTGTAGTAATTCGAGCAGCTTCACGAAGCGCCTCTACTCGATGCGGGGTATCAGAAGTCTGTTTCATATATTCATTAACAGGGGGAACTGTGCTATTTATATTGTCAGACATTTTTCAACCTCGCAGTCACTAAAGCGGTATATGAGTAGGTACTAGTTGTTTTTGTGTTTGGTTCTATTTCTAATTCATAGCTAACATACTTGCTAAGCTCTTCAAGATCTACTTCTATAAAATTACATAGTTCTTTTTTAGCTTTTTCTTGTATGTTTTGATAATCACTACCATCAACTCTAAACTTAAAAACTGCTGAGTTCACTATGGAACTCGTTTCTCAAGCTGCTGAGGCGTGTAGTGGTAGCCCTCAAGTACAGGCTCTTTGCCATCAGTTGTTTTTACAATAATGTCTCCGTAGCGAATACTTACTACTTTGCCACGACGTCCATTATGTAGTTTACCCATGTCGCCATCAAATGCATTCCACTTGACTCTGACTTCATCAGCAACAACGATCTGACCAGATTGCGCTGGCACCCATCGTTCATTTTTGTTTTCTGCAATGATTGCATGCCCTAAAGCTAGTTTGCCAAACAGTTCAACAATCTGACTTAGGTTTGCTTCATTCTTAACTGGGTCTGGATCCGTGTTTTTTAGATCCTCCCACTTTTCTAGTAGGGCAATAACATGATCGCCAACAACCCTTTTAGTGCGGTTGTTGGTCAATTGTTCTTTGACCCACGGCATATTTACTTTTGCCATCTCGCTGTCCTTTCGTACAGTTTTGCCTAGACTAACGACAACTGGCTCTGGTTGTCCAGAGCTCTCGCTGTTTTTTCCAGAGAGTCCGCGTATGAAGGCACTGCCTCTCTGTAAAAATCTTTCTGTGCTTGAGCCATTAGCATTCTTTCCTCTGGACTCATTTCCTCTACTGTCGAAGGTAAATACGCCCATTCTGCTCCTAGCTCGGCGGTATGACGCCATTCAGTAACAACAGGAACACCTGCTACAAGTGATTGTGAGATTGCAACAGACCACCAAGGATCTCCACCTTGATAGGTACTTATTAAAGTACCGATAGATCTTTGCATTTTTTCTTGAACTACATCTTTTTTAGTGTAATTATTGTATCTAATAGATTCAATAGGAACATTTAAATTTGCAGATACTTTTTTAGTCCACGCTGATTTAGGGTTGTCAGCGCACCAATAAGTTTTATGTACAGGGCTAACTCTGTCTTCAGAAGCATCTATTAGAACTCTATCAAAGCAAAGAGATACTATGTTTTCTTCATCTAAATTAGGAATACTATCAACAACTGTTTTCTTAGAAAACCAAGGCATACTAGGCACATATGTTTGATCCCACTTATTATTGTGTAAGTAATCTATAAAAGAAGAAATTTGCTCTTTATTTTCTGGCTTTACTGCATTGTCGTATTGAAGTCTCTTTGAGTAAAAATCTTTATAAAAATCATCTGTCCCTGTGTAAAAATCTCTTACAGTTGTTTTAATCTTTTGTGGCTCTGGCATATCTACAATTAAACGAAGCTTCCCAATCTCCTTTGCCTTATTTGCCAAAGCAAAAGCTCCGTGTGCGTAGTGAGCTGATATGTTTGATGGAGATGCTAGCCCTACAAAAATAGCATCGTATTGATTTAAATGTTCTTTTGTGTATGTAAAGTGTGGCTTTGTAAGAACAACTTCATGTCCTAATTCAATAAAAGCATTATGAAGAAGACCAGTAAAGGTCGGATAACGACTTATGGCGTTAAGAGATGACTGAGATGCTGTACATCCAGTTACTAATATTTTCATAATTTCCTTATCTTGGATTACTAAATTGCTACCCAACAAAAACCGTTGGGTAGCAACCTAGCAAAACCAGCTTAGAACGGTGAGACTGGAGCTGCAGCAGGTGCTGGAGCGGCAGCAGGAGCTGGCGCTGGAGCAGGAGCTGGAGCAGATGCAACAGGTGCTGGAGCGGCTGTCTCGCCATTCATTGCAGCAACTGTCTGTGCACTTGGATAATAGTTCTTGATTTCGTTCTTCTTAGCGCCGTTATAAAGACGACTACCAATCTGTGCACGGAATCGTCGACCTAGAATTGCAGCTTCGATTTGAGCATTTGTTGGGTTGTTGTCGAAGTAGCCACGACCAATTCCCATGGCGTGGAACTTCTTAAACAAGATTCCCAGCGCTGCTGGAGAATCTGGTGAGACAACTAAGTTGTCCCATACAAGACGCTTGTTATGGGCTCCGCCCTCAACCTGCGCCTTTACTTTGAACATGGTTTTGCCAGATTGCGATGTTGTCGCAGTGGCTTCCACGACTACGAGATCGTAGTCGCCGTCTGGTAGAGGTTCGTAATTACCCGAATCACCAGCGTCTTTAATGAGGTCTGCCCAATTGCGTGAACTCACTGAGTGCCTTCTTCCTTTGTAGTTGTTTCAGCTGCCGCTGCTTGTTTTGGTCCAAAAACAATGTCTAGCATTTTTTCAATTGACATGTTTTCTTGTTCTACGACTTTGCCAAGGCGTCCTTGGACACGCTCGCCAGCTTCGTATTGATTAGTGCGTTCAACATACATACGACGAACTTTGTATGGAAGTTGAGTTGGATCTGGGTTATGACGTTCTTCAACGGTAATCGCTCCCAGAATGTCGTAGAAGTAAGGAGCTTGAATTGCAAGCTGACCTTGTAGGTATGGACGATAACGACCATCTTTATCAAGACGAGCCATTGCAGTCAATACAACCGCTTCTAACGGATTTGATGGATGCATTGTTAAGTCACGGAGGTCTCGTAAAAGACCGCCCATATGACGAAGCAACTCTCCCCATTGCTGCTGTGTCATTTGATTAACACCAGCAATGTTTTCCAAGCACTTCACTTGAAGCTCAGATACAGAGTCAATAATAAGACTCTTGAAATGATGCTTACCAAGTTGAAGCCATTGGTATGTTTTTAGAACAGTATCGTAATCACGAACTGTGACTACAACAGTGTCCCATGTTCCATCTGCTAGAGGTGGTTCCTCACGCAGTGGGTCCCAATACTTGACGACGATAGGCAAAAATCTGTGACCGCCTTCTACGTCAAGCATGAGTCGTGGGTAAGGTGCGGTAACAGCAAGACTTGATTTACCAACCTTGCTCTCTCCATACACCATTACAGTAAGAGAGCGTTGAATTTCGCTCATCGTCACTCGCTTCCTTTTTTGTCAGTTGTATCGTAATAAGCATATGGGTCTGCGACCTCATATGCATCGCTAATTGCTTGTTCGGCGGCGCTTCCGTCGTCAAACATTGGGCAAATAGCGAAGAATTGGCATTTCCATTTGCAATCACGAGTTGGTCGTGGATATGCAACATATGTATGTTCTGCTCCTGTATCAAGAGCTTTACGAACATTCATAAGATCAGCGATGGTTCCGTGGATTCGATTCCAAAAAGAACGCATTGTAAAAATGTTATGGCGAATTTCTACTTGATCGTAGAAAGGTGGACGAGCATTTGCTGTGCGCTTTACTTTCTTTAGCATTGTAAAAATGCCACCTTCAGAACGCTCTGCCTCATCAGCCTTAGTTGATTCAAGAAGCATATATGTCATTACTTGCTCATTCATATGAGCTAAGTTTGCAAAGTCACTAAGAGAGCCACCTACTGTTTTAAAGTCACGAAACATACGAACACCATCGCCTTTGCGACGAACTCGCATATCAAGCTTTCCCTGTAGCTCAACTTCTCCATTAAACAGTGGAGCAATAATTGTTTCTTCTGTAGAAATCATTTCAAGTTCTGCATCAATTCCATTTTCTTCAACCCACTGCTCATAGCCTTCAAGCATGATGCGACCCATCTCTGCTTCTTGCTCTAATTGATAAGTGTCTTGAAAATCAACAAGAAGTAGTTGACGATCTGTCTCAACTAAGTCTGCGTGTGCTTGAATAAGTGGAAGACCTTGAGCGTAGTGAGCATCGAGTGCTGCGTGGATACGACTACCAAAAGCTAATGCGCCAGTCATATCTCTGTACTTTGGTTGCAAACGGCGGTAATACGCAAGCCACCATTTACGGCGACAATCTTTAAATGTTTGTAGTTCAGAATTTGAAAGTCTTACTACATCGCTCATAGCGCCCCTGCCTTATCATCCTTGAGCAACTTCATTAGTTGATCTTTGTCTCGAACGATTTGTTCGAAGTTATCTGATTTTGTCTCTAGTACTTGTAAAACTCTTTCTTCAATTGTTCCTTCTGTTACATAATCCATAATAAATATTGAGTCGTGAATTTCACTTCCAATACGATGCACACGATCTAGTGCTTGTTTATGGTCAACTAGTGACCAAGGTCGTTGAAGCATAACTAAACGTCGGGCTGCAGTCAAGGTAATACCTACTCCACCAGCCTGTGCCGTAAACAGAATCCACTTAATACGACCTTCTTGAAAATCATCTACTGCCTTTTGACGCTCATCTTCATTTTGAGCACCAGTAATAAGTCCGTGAGGGATTTTTGCCTTTGTCATGGCAGCACTTAAAATTTCAATAAGCTGTCTAGATACGGCGCAAACTGCAACTGAGTCATCTCCAAAGTCCCCATTGCTGATGTCATCCATCAGTGAATCGACTTTACAGGAAGGTTCTGTCAAAACCGTTTTCAACTCACCACTTGATTCATCAACAACCATATCGGCGTAAGAACTGGCAAACTGTAGCAATCGAGTTGTTTGAGTTAAAATACTTGGAGCGGTTAGCGCATCACCAGACTCAAGCTCAGCAATCATTGTGTCACGCATCTGCTCATAAGCTTTTCTTTGCTTAGGAGACATTTCTACATCTCTGCGTTCATTTATAACTGGAGGTAAATGTGGAAGCACAACCTTTTTAAGCATACGACGCATAACAGGGTTTACAGATTTATAAAATTCGTCTTGCATCATTGGTTTAACGCCAATAACCATCATTCCACCAAAAGCATTGAGCATTATGTCAATCATTCGATCAATCCATTTTGTCTTAGATGGCCAATCTTTAGGTGATAGCCAGTGAAGAATAGACCAAAGGTCTACAACATTGTTAGCAATTGGAGTACCAGTTAAAGCAAAACGAATTTCAGCATCACCTGTTGCGGACCACAAAGCACGACTTTGTTTTGATTTAGGATCTTTAGATCTATGAATTTCATCGGCAACTACAGCCTTAAAATCAATTGCATTTAACTCTCTTGGATGCACTTCGCAACGAGTTTCGGTGACAGCCTCATTAAGACCGCCACAAGCTTTGCAGTGAACTAGAGCAATAGAGCCGTATCCAGAAAGCCTTGAGTGAGAGCGTAAAGATTCCCAATTAATAATATAAACATCTGCATCTGAATCAAATTGTTTTTTACGTTGAGCCGAGCTTCCCTTAATTACTTGAGTCTTAACTCCTCCGGGCCACCATCTAGCAAACTCTCTAGCCCAGTTCTTTTTAAGAGTGTTAGGGCAAACAATTAGGGCTGGAAATACGTCTTCTCCAGACTCTTGTAAAGCCTTAAGAGCACGAATGGCTTGAGCGGTTTTTCCTAAGCCCGGCTCATCTGCCAATAGAGCCCTACGAGCCGTTTTAAGGAACTGAACCCCTGCTCTTTGATGAGGAAATAGATCTTCGTCCCCGTCGGCGCTTTCAAGCTCTCTGAGGGCGTTTGAGGGGGTAATACGGGTGTTTAACTCATTAGTAGCCCACTCAGTAAGGTTAGGACCAATAGTCAATCCATCTCTAAATGTAGAGCGTAAAGCAAGACAAGTAGTCCAACTAAGTGGAGCTCTCCAGACTTGGTCCTTAGGGCTCCAGGAAGCCCCTGGAAGGCTCTTACAGAGCTCTTTATAGCGCCAGTCGGTAGTTAGAAGGATGTGCTTTTTATCGGCATCCACTTCGGCTATTACAGACAACTTACCCTCTTTTCCCTGTCATTATGTCACATGCGGTTCTAAAACTTTTTTGAAGATGTTTATCTTACCGCATATTAGTCTAGCAGAACTCTTGGTTTCCAGCCAGTTTTAACCAGCCTAAGTAAAGCGTGTCGTATTGCATCATTTGCATGCCCTTCTCCCCCAACGTACCAAGTCCCTACTTTTTTGAGGGCTTCGTTAGGAAACATTGCTTTGGCATCTGCTGGGGACTGCATAGCAATCTTTTCTGGGTTATATCCGTGTTCTCTACAAATATGTTTTAAAACCCCTATTTGTTCAAGGCTGTAGGGCGCTTGAGAATTACGAACAGTTTGAGCATTGATGGTAAATCTTTCACAGACAACAGTAAAGTCGTCAAAAAGGTTCCAACCATTCATAAATGTATTTAATGCCAGTCCATACTCTTCAGGCTGAGATTCACTAGAATAAATAATTGTTGGAGTTTCTTCAGGTCCAGCTAAAGACATAAAAATAATTCCGCTTGCTTTGCCTGGATCTACTGCTAATACATGTTTCATCGGTACTTTTGCCCCCAGTTTTCTAGTGGACCGTCAACATCTGCTGTTAATGGAACTGCCCATCCTTCAGTTGTAGTCATACATTGACGAACTAAATGCTTAATCTCTTCAGCATCCTTGCGTGGAGCTTCAAGAACAATTTCATCGTGTACTGGAACAATTAGATGATCTGTTAAATCTGCTTGATCAAGTTTTACAAGATTAGATTTAAAAACTTCTGCTGCTCCACCTTGGATTAAATAGTTAACAAGAGTGTAAGTGCGGTCTTCATCGCAAGGAATGCGACGACCAGTCCAAGTATGGACATATCCTTGACCCTCATTGCGAAGTCTAGTTTGTCCTATGTTATCAATTTGTCTTTGAAAAACTGCCATACCTGGATAATTAGCATCAAATGAATCAGAGACAGAACGCATTTGCGCCTCTGGAACTCCAGCAGTAAGAGCTTGCTTAGCAACACCTGCTCCATAGAGTCGTCCATAAACAACACCCTTGATTAGGTTACGACGCTTATCTGACTTTTGCATATCTGGTTCTTGATAAACCTGACGACCAATTTCAGTAAACGGATCAGAACCAGTTGCATCTGCTTTGTGAAATAGCGAAATAAGATTTTCATCTTCAGATAAAGATGCAAACATACGAAACTCAACTTGATCTAAGTCAGAGGTAATAATTACATTGCCTTCTTCTCTAGGAATAAAAGCTGTGCGAACAGTGTCATCTCCTTTAGGAAGAGTCTGTAAGGCTGGATCTGTAATAGACATACGAGATGTGCGAGCGCCTAATGTTTTTACAGAAGGATGAACTATGCCATCAATAGACTTTTCCATAAAGTTAGAAAAGTAGGTGTTAGCCAGTTTGTCAGCCTTGCGTTGCTTAAGAACATTTTCTGCAAGGTTTTTAACATCGCTGTTGCCATTAATCATTAAAAGCTGAAGCTGGTCTTTGCTAGCAGATTTAGCTCCAGATGGAGTTGTTTCTGTAATATCTGCGCCAAGACCTTCAAGTAGACGAACTAGTTGAATGTTACTTGTAATGCTTACTCCATTGTATGTACTTGATGCCCAATTTTTTACGGAATCTGAATATTGAATAAGTTCATCAAATTTCTTTTTAGAGTAATTTAAATCAATGCGAGCACCATTTAGCTCCATACGAGTAACAATTTTGCGTGTTGCCATCTCTAGCTCGTAAGCACGATTGTATGGTCCTTGTGGACCACACTTCTGGTAGAACTGTTCCCAAAGACGCATTGTCAAAACTGTATCTAGAGCACCGTAGACCCAGTAAGGCTCGTAGTTAGTTGGAACAGTTCCCCAAGTCCAACCATTCTCAATTAGTCCTTGGTCAAGACTTTCTTGCATTGCAACAGCCTTTCCATCTACATAAAGAGCAGAGAGAGGCTTTAGCGCACCAGAACCTAAAGGATTAATAATGTGAGCCATAATCATCGTGTCATGAGCACGCTCCCATGGAATCTTCCATCGAGATTGAATATCAAACCAACGGGCTTCAAATGCAATGTTGTGACAAACAACAGGTCCATCAAATTTACTCATTGCTTCATAGAAAACACCGCCCCACTCATCCCAAGGAATAGACCAGCCAGTCATACCGTCTCCTACTTGAACAAGGCGTAATTTTCCATGCCAAGGAGACAATGCATGCTCTCTTTTACCGCCAGGCAATTCACCTGTTTCAGTGTCAATTGCAATTGCGTTGTGTGGTCTTTTTTCACTTAACCATGAGATAAATTGCTGCGCTTTTTCTGCAGAATCTACAAGGTGCAGTTTTACGTTTCCCAGTCCGTTCGTCACTTGGTTGTCGCTCATTTGTTCCTAACTTCTTAAGGGATCATCTCGATTCTATAGATAGAATCTATTTTTTCATCATTCAGGGCTGCTCTTTCAAGCAACCTTTGTGCAACGTTAGTAAGGTATCTTGCACCACCAGAGTCGTATTTGTAAAGTGCATCTAATACTGGTTCTGGGTCTTCGCTTACTTGGGCCCAATTTCTATCTGTTTCTGGAAATATAATAGGCATATCAAAGCTAGGATTGCACTCCTCACAAGGAATAGCATCGTCTCTTAGATCATCAACAATTCCTTCCTTTAAACCATAACGCTTAACTAAAGAACAGGTGGGTGAATGAAAGACTGTAGAGACACCTATACGAGAAAGAATATAGGACCCATTTTCAGTTTTGTAAAGCTTGAACTCGATCCAGCGTGTCGAGCCACGGCGCCACGAGGTTGACTCCCCTAGCAAACGCCCGTTAAACTGAAGAGTTCTTGAGCCATCTTTAACCTCATGCATTAGGGACTTCTTCCCCTGTTTCAGGATCGTGAGTATGATCTGAATCTTCACCATGGGAATGACCTTCAGATATTTCCATAGTTGCATTTGGTTGTTCATTTTTAAAATAAATATAGTTCCACCAAAGATTAATTTCATTGTTTGCCCATAAAAGTTCAAACCAACCGATAGCTGGCCAAGCTTCAGAACCTACAGGTTCATCTAATGCAATAAGTCTTAATGTTTCAGATTTATCTTGAATATATTGTATGCAATTGTTCATATGTGCATATATTAATTCTGCTGAAACGGCTTCTTTATCTTCGGTGTTTTCAAAGTTTATGCCCATACTAAATTCTTCACCAGAAGATGCAGTAAAAATTTTTTTAATAGCAGGTCGTGAACCTACTTCATAGCTAGCTTGATAATTTATCATATTTTTCTCTCCGTCTCTTAATCTTTTCTTTGATTAAGCTTATCTCAGTTTGTTGTACCTTGACTAGTTCAAGGACTAAGGTTGATAAAAGACCATAATTTAAAGAAGCAGGTTCTCCCTTTTCATTATATCCAACTAATTCTTTGAAACCAAGATCTTCTACCTCTTCAGCAATGTATCCGTACATCCATTCTCTATGAAGGCTTTCTTGCAAATACCTAACTTGGTTTTTGTATTTATATCTTTTTAATTGTAAATTTAAAAGTTTTTTTATTTCTGGAACTTGATAGTCAGATATGTCTTTTTTAACTTTTAGTGTGGAGGCGTTTTGTCCACTACTACCTGATATAACTGAATAAAAATGGACGTGACTTCCATTAGCTGAAGTATGCCCAGTATGAGCAGAAGAATCACCAAACTGCCCATTGCTTAATTGAGTAGGGAAAGCTGGACTACCAAAAGACATAGGGTGAGTGTGCTGAGCAACTCCAGTAGTACTTATATTTGAGTAACCGCCTTGGCCGTGAACGTGATTACCTGCTGCAGCATTAAAACCTGCAGAACTAACTGATAAACCTAAAGCAACTAAACCACTTCCTCCACCCCCAGTAACTAATGTTTTAGTCATAGGAAAGCCAACAGATAATCCACTATTAACAATTCCACCACGAACTGATCGCAATGAGCTTATTTTGGCGTCAGTAACTGCTCCTGTAGCAAATTTTTCTGTAGATACAGCATTAGTAGATATCTCTGCTTCTGGAAATACAGGCATTCTAGCAACAGCTAAAACTCCAGTCGTTAGTTTTTGAGTAGAAAGATTTGGAATACGAGCTGCATCAAAGGTACCAGTTGTAAATGCAGAAGCATCTAAACTTGGAATACGAGCTACATCAAAGATACCAGTGGTTATTTTAGAAGCATCTAAATCTGGAATTTTATCAGCTGTAATTGATGGAATTCTTGCAAGATTAAAAACTCCAGAAGTTATTTTGGAAGTGTTTAAGTTAGGTATATTATCTGTACTTAGGATTCCGCTTACTTTAGATGCAGATAGAGAACTAATTTGGCTATCTTGTACTTGTCCAATTAATTTTGAAGAAGACATTCCAGATATTTTAGAATCTTGAATATTTCCTTCAAGTTCACTATTACCTACAGCACCTGCGAGTATAGTACGAGAATCTACTGCATTAGTGGCAATTTTGTCATTAGTTACTGAATCATCTCGTAGCTCAGCGGTACCTACCGAACCAGGCGCAAATGAGTCAGCATTAACTGCATTACTAGCAATAAGAGCATTTGTTATTGAATCTTGCTCTATTTGTGTAGTACCTATTGCATTTGCTGCAATGGTTCTTCTAACAATTGCATTATCAGCAACTATATCTTCTTCTACAGATCTTAAAGACAAATTTTTACTTGCTACAGCTTTTGAAGCAAGACGCGAGGCAGATGGTCGTGTTTCTAGATATCTAACTCTTTTTTGAATATCTGTAAGATTTCCAGAAATAGTCTTTCTGCGGGATCTACGACGGGTTGCCATGCTCAAGCTCTTCTAATTGTCGTAACTCTTCTTTTAAAGAATCTATTTCTTTTTGCTGCTCTTTAACTAACTCTAAAACAAGAGTTGATAAAAGTCCGTAGTTAAGACTGTTAGGCTCTTTATTTTCATCATATCCAACAATTTCTTCAATGCCAGTCTCAAGAACCTCTTCAGCTATATAGCCATACATCCATTCCCGATTAATGCTGTCTTGTAAATGTCTTACTTGATTTTTATATTTATATCTTTTAAGTTTAAGATTTAGTATTTTCTTTACATCTTCAATTTCGTAATTTGAAATTTCTTTTTTTAGTTTTAATGTGGAGCTATTGAATTGGGTAGTTCCTGAAACTGTAACTGTGTGTGAATGCGCTCCAGTATTACCTCCCGAGTGGCCACTGTGGCCACCACCACCTACGCTAGAAGAAATAGAAACAGGGTGAGTGTGCTGAGCAACTCCAGTGGCACTAGCATTAGAGTAACCGCCTTGACCATGAACATGGTTACCTATAGCAACTTGAGTTGCGCCAGGTCCAGTATTAACAAAAACAGTGGCTCCTGTTTTATTTAAAGGAGTATTAACTACTAATCCACTAGAAACAATTGATGCAAAAGCTGAACTAGCTATCTTTGCTGAAGTTATAGATCCATCTTGTATTTTAGTATTAGAAATAGCATTTGGTGCTATTTTACTTTCTGGAAGCTGTGGAAGTCTTGCAAGGTCTACAATTCCACTTATAAATTTAGAAGCATCTAAACCTGGAATACGAGCTGCACCAAAGGTACCACTTATAACTTTAGAAGCATCTAAGTTCGGAATTCTTGCAAGACTAAATATACCAGTTGTTATTTTAGAAGCATCTAAGCTTGGAACTCTATCAGCTGTAATTGCTGGAATTCTTGCGACATCAAAGACGCCAGAAGTTATTTTGGAAGTATCTAAATTTGGAATGTTAGCGGTAGAAAGAGTTCCTGAAACTTTAGATGCAGATAGAGAACTAATTTGGCTATCTTGTACTTGTCCAATTAATTTTGAAGAAGACATTCCAGATATTTTGTCATCTGTTATACCGCCAGCAAGCTCTGAATTACCTACGGCACCTGCAGCTATAGAATCGGCATTTACAGCATCTGTAGCAATTTTTGAATTAATTACAGCATTATCTGCAAGAGCTATCGTTTCAACAGCACCAGAGGCAATTGAATCAGCATTTACTGAGTTAGTAGCAAGAAGCGAATTTGTGATGGAGTCTTGTTCTATTTGTGCAGTACCAACTGCTGAGGCTGCAATAGATCGTCTTACAATGGCATTGTCGGCAACGATATTTTCTTCTACAGCACGAAGAGCTAAGTTTCGAGTCGATACAGCTTTAGAAGCAAGGCGAGTAGCAGATGGTCGTGTTTCTAGATATCTAACTCTTTTTTGAATATCTGTAAGATTTCCAGAAATAGTCTTTCTGCGGGATCTACGACGGGTTGCCACAGTTAGTCTCCTTCTATATTTCTAGTAAGACCAGCTTCTTCTCCAGCTCTATCTACTTTCCAATCTGTAATAAGTTCTAGATCTACAGTCTCTGGAAAAGCAGGATTGTCTGGAACTGAAACTTTATATGCTGCAATCTTTCTAACAATAATGTCATCTCTTGGTTCTTGATCATCTGCAAGACGAGCTAAAACAAATGGGTCGTCAATGATTAATGAGCACCAATCTCCTGGAGCGTAGCTTCCAATTACAGGAGTTAAAGATCCATTCACAGTTAATTTAAACTCTCCAATAGGAGGCTTTGACTCGTAAAGATACTCTTTAGCGTATTCATATAAAACTTCTTCATCCCCTGTGTTATTTACTACCTCAACTAAATCTAGTAGAGGCCAGCTTCTACCAAAAGGATTATTAAGTAATGAAATATCAGCAGCAGCAGCGTATGGCTGACTAGCTGCATCGGATAAGTCAGAAATATTTCCTTCTACAAAGAAACGAGTTGCAGAATCTTCTGCACTCTCTTCTACTGTAAAAGTAGAAATGCTACCTGGATATTCAAATACAACTTGATTAAACCCAAGACGTTCTGCATCTGTTAAATCTCTAGAGGTATCTTCTAAAGGGTTAGGGTTTTCAATATTAAGGAGAACAAAAGTTCTTGTAAATGATGCTGTAGTAAAATCATAGTCGCAATCAATTCGGTACTCGAAGCCGTTAATATCATTTGAGTAGTCCTCTAAAATCTCTCCAACGCTCTTAAGTTCGTAGCCTCGTAGATATTGAGTATCTTGATAAAGATTGCTAGTTTCGTTTGTTCCTACAACTATTCCTATATCAGAGTTAGAAGAATACGGTCCATAAGTCCCATAGACTAATTTACTTCCTGTGGTCAGCAACCCTCCAGATACTGTAGTAGAGGGTATATTTCTAACGTTAGGTAGATCGTAACTAATAGTGTTAGAAGTAGTAGCTGTAATAGTAAAGTTTCCATCAAAATTTTCATCTAATCTTTCACTAAAAAAAGAATCTACTCCAGACAAAGTTATTCTTTGACCAATGCCAACACCGTGAGGGATGTGAGTAGTAACTGTTGCTACGTTGTTAGTAAGAGCTTTATTTGTTATGTAAAAACTTCTTACACCCGGCAAGGTAGTTAAAGCTATATTTGCGCCTCTGTCCTCAAATACAACCGTTTTAGTGTCTGGAACCTCTACCACCGTGTGATACCCATTAAAGCTGGTATCTACTTCAACAAGCTCAAACTCTTGTCCAGGAACTAATTCGTGATCTTCTAAAGTTTTTAAAATTACTCTTCCCTCATCTCTTTTCTTAGAGACGACAGAGACTTCTATAGTATTACCAGGCTCTATTACATCATTAGCAAAAAAACCTGGACGTGCATCGGTAGTAACTGAAATGTCTGTAGCAACTTGAAAAAGAAGGTCTCTAACAAAATCGTAGGTGTCTATAAGTTTTCTTACAGCACCGCTAGTAATTAAAGTAGACCCAACGTTAGGTGCTGCTACAACATAGGTAAAGCTTGTAGGAGATGGTACAGATACAATTTTATGCGTTCCGTCTACGGAAGGGTTTGTAAAAGTTACTTTTACAAAGTTGTTTTGCTTAAATCCGTGAGCTTCTTCTGTAACGATTGTGGCTGTTCCATCTGTCACAGAAAAAGAAGAAACTCCAATAAACTCTGACCCATAAACAAGAGTTTGCCAGATGTGTCTATGATAAAAGTAGCTAATAAATTCAGAAGCATCAACAGAAAGAGTTTTGCTACTTTCATTATAACTTCTTGCCCAAACTATTCCACCCCATACGCAAACATCATTACGCATAACATATAAGCCTGTACGACCAGGCATAGTTGACTCGTAAAGGTTTAATTTACTAGTAGAAGCAATTACAGGAATAGTTCCAGAAAAAGATCCAGCTTTACGAAGCTGTCTTTCGTAGCTAACACCAGAAAAAGGAACTTCTGCTAAAACCTCATTAGAAACGAGGTCAGTTAAGAAATACCTATAATTTACATCTGTCAGTGTCGTGTCGATTGATGTCATTTTTATCCTTTTTTAACCTAGCCAACCAGACCTATAAAATACCTTAAGCAGTCCAGTACTTACAGAGTTTTTATCATCGGCAAACTCTATCTCATTATCTCCAGGTTGTAGAAAGAAAAAATCAGTAAGTACATCGAGCTTTGCTCTAGCACCTTCATAGTTGCCATTTAAAGCAACATCTCTTGTAAGAGTGTCTACCTCTAAAATGTCTGGGCCAAAGTCTACTAGTGCACCACTTAAACCTGGAGTAAAAGGTATATTAGCTTTTTTAACTGCAATGCCAGAAGCCTCTACTTCACTTCCATCTCCATTAACAATATTTCCATTAATATTTGCAGTTCCACTAGCATATGCAGCAAACGGAAGTCCCCCACTTACTCTAGCTTCGCCAACATCATTAGTGTTTGGAACAGATCTAGAACGTCTTACTAAAGCTCCTGAAATAGATGCAGTGCCACTAGGTGCTGCAGGGTCAATAGTTCCAGAGCTGGGAGTTGTATAGGTAAATGTGTTTGCCCCTGTAACTGTTGCAATCCAAATTCCATTTAAAACAGCATCAAGACCATTTACTCTTACATACTGACCATTAACTAAATTATGAGAAACAGATGTAGTAATTGTTACAGTGTTTCCAGTCCTAGCCCTAATTGAAATAGGAGGTGTAACTATGCTCGCATCAATTGCAGGTTTTCCTGTGCCATCAAGACGGATTACGTTAAATTGTGGAGTATCTAAAACAGTATAAGTTCCATTATATGCAGCTCCCAAACCAGAAATTGTAACGCTTTCTCCAACAATAAAGCTATGAGTTCCACCAAAAATAATATCAAAAACACCAGCAGCTACTACAGCAGAAAAAGGTCTAATAGAAAGCAAAGTAACTTTTCCAGTTGTAACCCCAATAGGAGCTTCATTAGCCCCAACAGAAGCAAAAGCATACGTTGTGCTGCTTAAAACCGCAGTAACAGTAAATGTCCCATTGTATGAAGTGTTAGCTACATCTTCAATAACTATAGTATCTCCAACGCTAGCTTGAATGCTTTCAGCTACTGTAATAGAAGCTTGATTTGAAGATCTAGAAGTTGTTGTTATAGAAGAAGAGTAAAGTCTAGGTACATCATAAGTAAAAGATGAAGTAGTTGGAAGAGATTTAATTATAAAAGTTCCATTAAATGGATTTTCAAAGTCAAGGGCAACTTGATTAGCAGTTCTTTCCATGCCAGATACAGCAACAACTTCGTTAACAGAAAATCCGTGTGTAGAACTCATTGTAATAGTGGCAACATCATTAGCCATTGAACGTGAAGAAATAGCTCTAGCATCTGTTCTTGTTTTAGAGTAACTAAAAGTCGTGGTTGATGGGATAGATATAATTCTAAAAGCTCCGTTGTAGTTTTGATCTAGTCCAGCAATAGTTACCTCTTCACCTTCAACAAATCCATGTGCTTCGCTAGTGGTAAGAGTTGCAATGTTAGAAATTAAAACAGCTCCAGTTACAGTTCTAGATGTGCTTCTATCTTTTGCAAATGTAAAAGTTGTGGCTGTTGCACTAGTAATTGTGTAGCTACCACTAAAAACAGAATCTATGTCTTTTAAGAAAACAGTGTTACCGCCAACAAACCCGTGAGCTTCTTTTGTAAACACTGTAGCAACATTATTTACTAACTTTTTTGCTACAACAGTTTTTGTGATAGCTCTGTTTAAAGGAAAAAGACTGTATTTAAATGTTGTAGATGTAGGAACTTCTGTAATAAAAAATTCGCCATTAAGGTCAGATTCTGCAAGACCGCTAATTTCTACTGTATCTCCTTGTAAAAGACCGTGAGCTGTTGTAGTAGTTAAAGTAACAATATCTTCCAAGGTATCTTCATTAAAATCTAACTGTTTATTAACAATTGAAGAAGTTAAACGTCCTCTAAGTCCTGAAACAATATAAAGCAGCTTGTCTGTAGTTCTGTTGTATATTCGAGCAGGTCCAATAATAGGACCAGAAATTTCAAAATTAACTGGAACTTCTACATTTCCAATATTAGTAATAGTTTCAATTCCTGTAGCACCAGTAGTTCTATTGACCGCTGGTATTTCAATTCTTTCATAGCCGTCTGGATCCGAGTCATTCCACGCATACTTAATTGGGTCAGCTGCTTTTAGACCAATTGAAAAATCTGTTCTGCCTCGTGCAGTAGTTGTTTGAATGCTTGGACCACCACTTAGACGTACAAATGAAGAACGTTTGTTGTCAGATTCAATACCTGTTTTAAGCCAAGCACCACGATATACAAGGTTTGTTGCGTCAATGAGACGGTCACGAGCTGCTTCTACTAAAGATGGGTCAGGAGTTAAAAAGCTTCCACTAAGAGTCAAAATTCTTGCTTGGTAGCGACCTTTAATGTCGTAGGAACCGTCACCAAAACCACGAGGAATATCTGGCATATCTGGCTCTGGATGTTGCCACCATCCATCAATTTCTGTAATTACCCAAACAACACCATACTCATCAATAGTGTTAAAAAGAAATTCTCCCAAGGCAATATCGCCTTGTAGCTTCATTCCAGTTAAATGCGGCTGTGGAAGAGGCGTTAAAGAACGATCTACAATGCTGTTTTCTTCTCTTTGATTAAATACTTCAGCCATTATGCAGCACCTTTACGAAGTTGGAAAGCAAGTTGACGGGAGACAAGAGAAGCAAGTTCACGTTCATCCATTCCTGGAGATGGATTAACTGTTATTTGAATTCCTCGTGACTCTCCAGCAATCATTTCAATCATTGCCTTATCACGTTTTGATAAACCATCTGGGTCAAGAGGCTCTACACGCTCTGGACGGCCAGCCTCTCCAATACGAGCAAGCATTCCTCCAGGTGTAGCTGGAACTATTCCACCTTCTGCCAGTGGAGTTACATATGGAAGTCTAAGAGTTGGACCTTCAAAAGCAGGAATAACAGTTTTACCAGCAATTTTAAGTCCTTCAAAACTTGGCAGTTTAAATGATAAATTATTCCATCTTTCAATTACCCAATTAAGAGCAGATTTAAAACTAGTTTTTATTCCTGCCCAAATATCACCAATTTTTAACTCACCTATTTTACCGAATATTTCTTTAACTTTATCGTAAAACCCTACTACTTCGTTTTTAAATCCAATTAATCTATCTACCCATCTTTGAATAGTTCCTATAATCCCTAAAATAACGTCTTTAACTATGTTAATTGCACCAACAAGAATAAACTCAAGAAGAGGAACCAAAGTTACAGATAAAAAGTCTCCTATTTTTTCAAAGACACCAGAAACTCCACCAAGTGGCTCTAGAAGTTCATTCAAAGCTTCACTTATTTCGTCCCAAGCTTCTTTTAAAGCCTTTAGAACATTTTCAAACATATCTTTAAGAGCTTCTCTTAGTTTTTCACTATTCTTATATGCTAAGATAAATACTCCTACAACTGCTGCAATTGCAATTCCTATAAGTACAAATTTTGCACTAAGAAAACCAACACCATAAGTTAGAAAAGCAACTTCTTGCTTTAATCTTTTAACTCCAGGAATTGCACTAGGTAAAGCCATAATACCGTTCATAATTCCTATCATGGCACCTTTAAGTGAGTTTGCATAAAAAGTAAAAGCTATTTTAGATATATTTATTGCAGCAGTAAATGCAAGCAAACTACCACTAACCAACAAGAAAGCTTGTCCAAGCTCTGACCCAAGAACTGTATTTAAAACTTTTAAAATGCCAGTTAAAGTTTTAAAGAAAATATTTATAGATTCTGATTCTGTAACTATTAAAACAAATTTTGCAATTTCTTCTAAAAACTTGCCAAAAGATTCAAGTGCCCCACCTGGCTTAGATATTTCAAGACCTACTTCATTAAAAGTTCTAGTTACATTTTTTAAAGATTCAATAAAAGATAAATATCCTGGAGAAGCGGCTATTTGTAAAAACCCTAAAGCTATTAATCCAATAACTTCTAACACTCCTTGAGCCCCTATGGTTAAGTTTGTAAGGAATGGCGCAAGTTTTCCTTCTTCATTTAATGCTTTAGTTGTTTTTTCCCAACTCTCTGTTACATCTATAAACCACTGTAAAAACGTATCTGCTGCTCCACCTGGAGCAACTGTTGCAGAAATAATAGTTCCAAAAGCGCTAAAAGCATTTCCAAAACCTTCTCCTAGCTTTTTTACTATATCTGTAGCTGTCTTAAATATCTCATTAAGCTCGCCAGTTGCATCTTTAAGCTCCACAGTTTTTCTAAAAGCTTCTGCTTTCTTTTCAATAAACTGGGAAAATTCTATTGTGTATGGGATAAAAGCAGCTTGAAGAGTTACAAAAGCTGAAGCAAGATCAATAAATGCTCCACCCAAAGCATCAAGAATAGGGGTAAAGGAATCAAATAAATCGTTTATTTCTTTTTGTTTTCTAGCTGATGTAAATACTTCTGCAAATTCAAGAGATAGCTCTCCAAGTTTTCCTGCAATTCTTACTAAAGCTCCTTCTAAGCTAGAAGGGGAGTTCGGGTTTAAGTATGTGTCGTAAAGAAGTTTTACTGCTTCTGTAAACTTAGGAAAAAATGCTTCTTGTAGTTTTTTACGAAGCTCTTCAAAGGCTTCTTTTAAACTAATAATATACTTAACAAAATCTTGAGCAGCTGGGGATAGTTTATCTAGAGCAGCCTTATACTCATCAAAACCAGATCCTTTAGCAGCCGCAGCTTGAGCCTTAATTGCAGCTTCAACTTCTCTATTAGCAAGCTCTAAAGCACGAAGATTTTGACGATCTACTTCTCCACCAGCTGTTACTGCGTCTTGTGCTTTTTTAAGATCTTCTAAAGCTTCTCTATAAGAAATAGTTGATCGTGCAGCATCTATTTGAGCATCGCTTTCTGCTTGTTTAGAGTCTGCAAGTTTTTCTTGTGCAGCAATTACTAATTTATTGCCATCTACACCTTCACGATTTGCTTTAGCTGTTGATTTACGCAAGTCGTTGTTTTTATCAATTGCACGTCGAAGATTGAGATCTGCTTCAGCAAATGCAAGTTCTGCCTCACGGCGAGCACGAGAATTTGGTGGAAGATCTTGAACACGTTGCAGAGAGTCACGAGCTTTTTCAAACTCAAGACGTGCTTTCTTTTCAGAAATAACTCCGCCTTCAAGTTCAAAACGAAGTTGCTGGATTGCTTCTTTAGCTTCTTCACGAGCTTCTGTAACTGCTTCAAGGGCTTTTTCAGTATTTCTAACAGCACCTTGATAAGCTCTTTCAGCTCTTTCTACTGCAATAGCTGCATCTGCAACTGCAATAGATGCATCTGATTCTGCTTCTACTGCATCTGCTTTTCTTTTATTGTTTTGACGAATTGTGTCATCTAAATTGTAATATGCATCTGATAATCTTAAATTTGCTTCAGTAAGTCTGTCTGCGTCTTGGGCAGCATTTGATCCAATTTTAGCTCCAGCACTTATTGCTTCGCCTACTCCACCAAAAGCAGCTCTTAATACTCCAGCTCCAGCGGCAACAGCTAAAAATGCGCCAGAAAGTCCTAATAAAGCAGGAGTAGCAGCGGCTGTTATTGAAATTAAAACACCTAAACCACCTATTACTGAACCTAAAACTCCACCAAGAGCAGTTAAGGCTGTAACTACTATATAACCAGTTCTAGCGAGAGATAAAAATCTTTCTCTAGCCGTAGTAAACCTGTCTACATCAGCTTGAGATAAAGATTTACCAAATAAATAACCTATATCTCCACTTGATTTACTTCTAAAACCTCTACTAAAACTTGCACCAGCGTCTGCACCAGCACGTTCTCCAACTCTATCAATACCATCAAATGCACGTTGAATATCGTTTTTTACGCCAGTGGTGACGGCACGAACAATTACGGATGCTTCACCTACAACTGCCATGCCATCACCTCCTAGCTACCTAATGGTGCATCTAATATGTCTCCGAAAGGATTTTCGGAGTCTGGATTGAAGTCCGTCGGTGGGACATAAGACTTCGTTGGTCCTTTTTCAGGATCAAAAACAGATATATCTTCCTCAAAACCATTTGCTGATGTTTGAGAATAAGTATTACTGTTAGATTTAAATCTATAATCTTTGTTGTATAGACTTTTATAGATAATGCCTCTAGCTTTATCACGAGCTTCTGCTTGTTCTGCACTCGATGTATTAAAATCGGTTTCCATATAGTAATGAAGGACATCTAACATGTCTGACATATCCATACTCTCCAATTTTAATCCGTTAGTTAAGGCTTTACCATTTACATAAGGCCAGAGGTCTACTGCCCACTCTGTGATTGCTCTGGCCCCGACGTAGGGCGGCCTGAATACTGTTCTACTAGCCAAGCGGTAATTTCGCCTAGTGTTTCTACAGTTACAATCTTGTCCTTATCATCAATAAGCTTTTCAAATCTTTCATAGCTTTCTGCTAGAAGAGCTCTTGAAAAGATATCTTTAATGGTATCTGCTGCATCTGTAGCGTTTCCACTACCAGCTTTTGCAACAAGACTTAAAAGCGCATTACCTTGTAGGTTTTTTACGCACTCGAAGTCTTCACCATGAAGTTTAAATGAGATTGGATCGGTGTTTTGAGCTCCACCATCTCCAAAATCTTTAAATCGTGTTGTCATCAGTTTTTCCTTTTCTGTCGTTGTGTTAATTATATCTTGGCTTTAAGAGCATTACTTAAATAACGATTAGCTTTAGTTCCTGGATGCTGAACTGAATGTGCATAAACAATCTGTCCTCTTGAAACAAACCTAAGCATTTTTCCGCTTTTTGGGGTTATTACTCTAGGAGCAGTTCCTTCATGATGTGCTAGTGCGTAATTTAAGGTTGACCCAACCCAGATACGTTGACCTCGTGGATCTCTCATGTGTCTCATATGGATAGAGCTACGAAGATTTCCAGTTCTTACACCTACCATTGCTCTGGCAGCTGTAATTATTTCTTTTCCTTTATTATTTAGAAACCGACCTACTTCTCCGTTAGGATTGTTAAGAAAGTTATCTAAAACTGTATCGTAAAACTTAACTCTAGCCATTATGGAACCGCCATAGTTATAGTCATACTTACTGTTTGAAACCCACCCTCAGGAGAGCTAGTTTCTACTGTTGCAATAACTCCAAGACCAAAGTTTGCTGGATCCCATTGATCCAACAGTCTTGAGCTATCCAACAGAATCCATGCGTCGTATGCAGAAATTTCTGAACCATCTTGAATTGCATCTCCAGATGGTGCTCTGCCATTTGTTCCTACTGTAGGAACTTCACGAGAAACTTGAACTAAAAGAGTTACTGAGCGAGGATCATTGCATCTGCGTGGAGAGGTTGCTTCATCTCCTGGAGATCCAATGTACATTTGCAACATAGAAACAACTACCTGCTCGCAATCAACAGCTGGTGTACCTAATGTCCAATAGCGACGACCAGGAAGTGGCATCGTGTAAGAAGTATATGTATTTATTACAGCATTAAGAACGTTTTGCATAAGAACAGCTAAATTCTTAGCATCGTTAGATACTGTAGCTGGGTTCACATCTAGTCCCATATGTCCTCTTGTCCTTTAGTTTCTTTAGTTATACGGTATAAATTGGAATTGTTCGTTCGCCTAATTGCATAATAATGTTACTAGAAATTAGCGGAACAATCTCGTCGACAGCTGGATTTGCAAGACTTGGGCGAACAGCGTACATATCTAAAATTCCTGGGTCACGAGGACCTAGTACATCTAATACATCTTTATAAGTTGTACTAATTCTTATTGTATTTTCTACTCTATCAACTGCAGCTGCGTTAGCAATTGTTGTAGTTGTGAGGTTATTAATGTCAGAAAAATCAATTTGTATGGTCCAGTTATTGTCAGAATCTAAGAAGTCTCCATTAATTTCTGAGAAATAATAAAGATTAGCTGCGCCATCGGCTGTTACATAGAGATCAAATGCGCTAAGTGGATAGAGAGGAGATGCTCCAGTAATACGACGAGCACGAGGTTGATCAGGGCTAAAGACACGAGCGCGGGCGCGAGCTTTGTCTGGGTTAGCTGTTTTAAGAAAAAGATCAATTGCATATATACCAGTGCGAAGTTCATCAATAAAATCTTGGCTGTCAAGAAGGGTATATGAAACACCTTGACGAGAGATAGATGTAACTCGTTGTGGAAGAGCACAGGTGTCATCATTTTCATAAAGCTTTACAAGCTCTGTAGCAAGAACACGGGCAGCAGCACGACCTGCAGTAGGCGCTGGTGTTCCGTAGGTATAAGTAACTTCTACTTGAGATGGTGACCAACCTGCTCCGGGTACTCCAAGAATTGTTGAGTGGTCAGATAAATAATATTTGTTTGGCTCGATAATGTTTCCATCAAGATCACGAAGGGTATGCACTTTAATTACCTTGCGACCACGAAGACGTACACGAGAGTTTGCAGAGGTTCCATCACCTTGGAAGTCATCATCTGCGTAGCGATTAAATCCGCCAGATGCAATATTTACAATGTTGCCATCTACTAAAACTGGAGTGTAGGTAAGGCTTGATCCGCCTGAGCGAAGATAAGGATCGTAAGAAGATACATATCTCTCTGTTACTGTTGTTACACCGCTAAATTTACGGCCTGACATTCCCCAAAGAAGATAAGAGGCTGTTTTACAAGCTTCGTAGGCGTAATCAGAGTTAGTGTATGTACCTAACTCTTCTGGTGTTACCCAAAGATTACTCACACTCTCACCTCGTCTCTAAGTAAGAAGGCGGGCACAAACCGTAGTTTAAAAACCATCGGCTCGATGCCCGCCTTTCCTAATGAATTAAGCGGTTGGATCCTCGGTTGACGCAATAATGAAGTCAACTGGTAGATCCGCGTTGTATTCTTCGCTACCTGGAACGTTGAATGAAGATGTTGAGCCTTGTGAGTCAAAATCTGTCACTGCAAGGTATCCACGGTTACGAAGTACTGAACCAACTGGGCTAACTGCTGTAGATGCAACATCTGATGCAGTCTTTGCATAGCGGAAGGTTGTTGTGGTTGGAACTGCTGTGATTGTGTAAGTACCGTTAAATGTTGAATCAACGCCGCTTACAGTCACGCTCTGACCAACTTCAAACCCATGTGCAGCACCTGTTGTAAGCGTTGCAATGTTTGATGTTAAAGCTTTGTTTGAAACTGTCTTTGTTGAGTTATTAAACCAGCGGTAGAAGCCTTTTAGACCTGTAGGTGAGTATGAAGTACGAGCATATGAGTATGAACGCTCAGTAGCTACTGGATACTCCCAACGGCCATCTAGACCTGAACCAAAGTTAACATTTCCAAGTCCATAACCTTCAAAGGTTGTGGCAAGCATTCCATTTTCAATTACGCGGTCTCCGCTTTGGCGAAGCTTTGCGTATGGGAATACCCAGTGGAAGTATGGGTTAGTTGAAGCACGGCGGCCATCTGCGACAGCAAAAGACCAGCATTCAAGAGCAACACCGTTGCCTGAAGGGTCATCGCCAACGGAAGGTGCGGCCCAACCGACTGACTTATTCTGTGGTGATGCAAAAGAACCGAAGTTCTTACGAAGCAACAAACCGCCAGAGATTAGTTGTGAAAGTTCTGTATCTGGTTCGCAAATTGCGAGTTCCATTGTAATTCGCTTAAGTGTGTCAGGGGCTTTGTATGACACGCATACAGTGCCGTCTGCTGACTTCTCAACGATTTCGTCACCCTCTTCATATTCAGGGGTGAAAGATGTGCGGAGGAACGCCGAGGTTGTGTAGCTGTCTCCTGCTCCATTGAGCAAATTGCCAGCGGCGTCCAGTCTTGTGACTCGGATCGCCACACCTTGGACGCTAGCCGCATAGTCCTGAGTGGCCATTCCAGTGTTCTCCTTTGTTTATTTCTTACTAGGTTGTGGGTAGTGCTAGACGAATTGTGTAAAAGATACTTGGATCAAAGTATACCGCAGCTGAACGAACCGCTCTGACTGTTAAGTCATTTGTATTCGTACTTACAGTTGCACCTTGACCTAGGTTCTCATTTACAATTTCAACTTTACTTAGGTGTATATCAACAGGGCCAGTTGCAAACATCCACTTATTTGAAGCAGAAGCAGTGGTGTTGGCATCTTCTAAACGCCCAGCACCTGTGTAACCAGATCCAATGACAACATCTGTTCCTAAGCGAGTCATTGCTTTACCTGTTTTTCCTCCATCTGCTGGTAGGTAGATGATGCGAGATCCTAGGATCGAAGCAACATCGCGGGTCATGTGAATGACTCCGTTTGTTCCTGCTGGCGATGAAGAAATTGCTTGTTCCAACAGCATAAGTGCTGTTGCTGGAGCTAGAGCACCGCTATTTACTACGGTTGCTACTCCTGTTTCCCTTAAAAAATCATTCCCATTTGTTTCAGCAATTGAAGCTTTGCCTTCCCAAAACTCAAGCTCTACTGCTTTTTGTGTTGCTGCTTCTAACTGCTTTCTAGCGATTGCAAAACGATCTTCACCATTAATACCAAAATATGAACGAGTATCTGTTACTTGAATAAAGAAAGGTTCGTACTCTTTGAATTGTGGAAGAGTTGATGTTCCTACAACTGCACTAGCAGCTGCGTCATTTACTGTAAATATTTCTACTTCTGGTTGTGAATCAAACTCGTAGCTAAAGCCACGAACCCAACGCTCATCGTAATTTGCGGTGGTATGAGTCATAACCCGAGCGACACTTAGAAGTCCGCAAGGTGCCTGAACCAAATCTGGTGCTGGATAGATTCCTCTAAACGCCATTTCTAGTTTTCTCCTGTTTCTTTCTAAGTGTCTGCTCGGGTTTTGACTTAATTACTTTAGGCTACCGAATTTTAGTATTCGATTGCCGCAGCGGTTGCGCCACCTGTTGTGTCACGGAGAGCTGCTGCTACACCGTTCACTGAGATGGTTGATGTGACCTTGAGTGACTCAACGCCAACCTTTGCTACACCTTCGAAGGTTTCAACGAACATCTTGTAGTCGTTGGTTCCAACAAGGGTAGAATCACGGATAACTCCGAGATCCAATGTACCGCCATCTAGGAACAAGAATGTTCCTTCTGCGAACATGTACCAGACGAATGTGTCTGCGAACTCGTTCATTGCAGCAGCACCTTGTGCATCGGTGAAATCATCGATGTGGTAGGTGATGTTGATGTTGCGAGATGCGATGTAACCATCGATCTCTGCGGCTGCATTAAGGGTGTTGTCACCAGGAGCTGCGATAGCAAGATCTGCAACCATTGCATCCTTGATCCAATATGGAGCAATGACGCGAAGTGGAGCATCTGCCTCTAGGCGATGGCGACCACGGTAGTTAGCTGCTGCGCGACCTAGTTGTACTAGGAAGTCACGAGCTACACCGATTAGTGATGTTGATGTAACAGCTGTTGACAGTGCTGTCAAGCGAGTAAGGATTTGTCCTTCTGCTTCACGAGCGTGCTGAATAAGACCAAGCTCATTGTGGCGAGCGATCAATTCAGGATATGCACGAGTCATCAAGTTACCGAATTGTAGCTGTAGTGTTACAGCATCAGTAGCAACAGTGTTTTCACCAGCAGCAGTTACAGTCAAACTAAGCTTTGCAGCTGGGTTTGGTGTTTCTGCTGAGTCGTTTGCTGCGGTCCAGATTCCAACAGCGTTAGCGTATGAGCTAAGTACTGGTGGAGTTACGAAGCGGATACCGCCACGGTCAGCCTGGAATTTTGGAAGTGCATCACGAAGTGGACGAGCAGTGGTACCAAGACCAAAGATGTCGTACTTAACTTCGAATGGTGTTGAATGTCCACCAGATGCAACAAGTGCTTCAGGACCAGTTACGGCCTGAACCTTTGCCCAGTTTGACTCAGCATCTGTTGTCAGAGTGCGAGCTTCTGGGTATTGAGTAGCGATAGATGCAACGATGTGTTGCTCTCCATCTCCACCATTTACGCGACGTAGAGCGTGGATACGCTTTTCGAACGCTGAAGCAACATCGATCATGTTGTTCATTGGGCTGCCAGCTGTGTAGCCAGGAATGTCAGCACCCGCAGTGATTGCCACGGGAGCTACAGATGCCTGTGCAACAGGGCGACGGTCAGCCGGGACCTCGATATTGAGGTTATCTGCATTATCAGCAGCGGCGGTCACAGGTGCCTCCATCTTTTCTTGAACCTCTGTAGGTTCTGTTTGTGTTTGGATTGATGCTTCTGCATCTTCTGTAACTTCTGCAACTGCAGCTTCTGAATCTGCAACAACTGCTGCATCTTCAACAACTACTTCTGCTTCTGTTACAACTGCTTCAACAGCTTCTGCTGCTTCAACAGGTGCTGCTTCTGCGGCTGGAGCATCTTCTGCACCATCTGCAACAACAGCGGTTGCCTCTACAGCGGCAGCTGCTTCGGTAACAACTTCGTTTGATTCTGTCGAAAGTTCGACGGTCTTATCTGCATCGATTGACGCTTCGGACATTTTTTCCTCTTCCTTTTTCTTTTCCTCATCCATCACTGGAGTTGGTGCTTCTTCTTCCATTGGCATTTCTTCTGCCATAGGAGCTTCGGCTGCAGGAACTTCTTCAGAAGGCATGTCTTCTTCTTTTTTATCTTCAGCCATTGCAGCTTCAGATTCAGAAGTCATCTCTTCTTTCTTTTCCTCTGAGGAATCGGATTCCATATCCTTTTCTTTGTCTTCGCCGTACACACGAGAGGCTGCTTCTGCTGCCCGCTGTGCGAGCTCTTGAACCGCGGCCTCGCGTCGCTTGAATTCACCTTGAACGGTGCCAAGCATGTCGGCTAATGACGACATTGCGTCAACTGATTGCGGAGTAAGGTCATCTTTTTCTACAGACTCAAATTCTTTGATTATCTTGTTCTGTAACTCAGTAACTTGATCGTCAGTGAGTTCAGCTAGTGAATCAAATGATTCTTTAATTTGGTCCATTACTGTTCCTTTTCCGGGCCAGTTACGACAAGAAGGTGTTAAGGCTTCTCGTCTCGCTTATCAGTCGAGGCCGAGGGACTCACAGACGCATTAGATGCGTGGAGGCACTCCACCTGATTTATATAGTACATTATTTTTTATATGGTTATTTGTACGATTATCTTCTACTTAGGTAAGTAAGCGAAGAAGCTTTGCCATCTGGGAAGATATTTCTGATTGATTATAGAGATCGCTACCTGAAATAAACTTCTTCAAACCCTCTGTTGCTTCGTCAGCATCTTCTTGACCAATCTTGTCCTCTACACGAGTAATCATGTCTTTCATGAGGTCTCTAAGAGCTGGAGGAACGTCTGAGAAGCGAATCTTTTCTGCATCTTCACCGAAGGCAAAAGGTAGGTTAGCAATAACCTTTCCAAGCTCTCCAGCGCTAATTCGAACGTTCTCTAAAGCTTCAGCATTTAGTGCTCCAGAGTCCAATCGGTCAATAATTCCGAGTAAATCTCCTGCTGCTTTAGCTGCTCCAGCGTAATCGCCAGTGCTATCAAAGTTTTCAGCTTCTGCAATTTTATCTAGGACACGGTCTAAACCAGATGTTCCAAGATCCTGCTTGATACGGGCTAATACCTGACGGAACTTGCCTGAGGCATCACGAGGTTGAGTTTCAGGGGTGTATTTAGCACGGCCATCTTCATCACGAGAGATACCATCATTTTCTTGATCTTTACGAGCTTTTGCTTCAGTTTTTAATGCTTCAATTTCTTCATCTGTAAGGTCAGCAATCTCTTCTTCTATAGGATCTTCAGCAAATTCTTGTGTTGAAAAAACTGCTTCTGAATTCATAGAAGCTGCTGCAAAAGTTGCTCGAGTTTTCATAGTCTCGACAATTTCATCTAAATTAGAGGCTGCACCTTTCCAACTTTCTGGAATGATTTCTTCTCTATTAAGACCAATAGCACGTTTCATGATATGACGTTTTACCTTGCCACGGCTTCCTGGCCTTGAGCGACCATAAGCACGGATAGCATTTTTTAAATCCTGAGGATTGCGGATAGGAAAGGATCCATCTGGAAGTGCTTTTCCTTCTTCAGCAAGACGCATACGAGTCTTACGAGAGATAACTCCCATTTCATTTTCTGGGTCATCATCGAACATCTCGGTCATATAGTCATAATCGAGATCCGAGTCTACTTTTATTTTTGAAACTTTTGCAGCAATTAAAGCTTTTTGCTCTGATAATTGTGCATTTTGAAAAGCTTGAATACGAGAACGAGCATCATTTGCTGAAGCAACTAAAGCTTCTTTTTGTGGACGCTCTAAAGCTTCAAGACGACCCTTCATTTCTAAAAGTGGATCGCTTTTTAGTTGTGCAAGAACACTTGCTCCAGCAGCAACAAGAGCCATAACAGATCCTGATGCAACACGAGCACGAGCAATTGGGAATCCTGGAACATTTACCTGACATACAGCAACTAGTTCTAAAGAATTTTTAATTGGGCGCCAGTCACCAGATGGTGCTGATGCACGAAGTGCACGAATTTGTTCTGGTGTAGATCCTGGACGAACTGATCCAGCTACCCAAATACCATAGGCATCTTCTCCAGCATGTACATCTGCAATTGCAGACGCTGTGTCGTCGTAGTGACGAACTGCTTCAGAGGCTGATGCTTCTAGTGATGCGTGTCCCCCCGCAAGAGTTAATTGCCCTACTGGTACATCTGTACCATCATCTGTACGAACTACACCTGTGTGAAAATATGCATACTTGCTACGACTGCGTGGAGGCTTGGTTCCCATACTCATGCCGATATGATCAACATTCCAAGCTGCGATATGACCGAATACACGACCATCATCATCAACAGTGAGTGGTGTTGCAGTTGTTAATTTTGGATCGTTAAACCACTCTTTTGGTGGATTAACTGGAATTGCACCTGCGATCATTCCGCAAGCAACAAGAGCCGAAGCATCGAGAGGGTTTACTCCTTCGACATATACGCCGTCAGGGATATTCACTTCTTCCTCTTCTCCGCCGAGCTCATCGGCGAGTTGAATTGAGCATTCTTGGAAAGCTGGCTTCGGCACCAAAGTCACAGCCATGACTCGTGCTTTCTTGATCTTTATTTTACCGCTTTCTACCTTGGTGTCAGAAGTTTCTTTAACCTCTTGAACCTCTTCGTCACCCTCAAATTGATCGAGATCTGCCGAAACTCCACGAATAAAGCCACCACGAACTAGTCGTTCAGCTTCTTGTCCATATGCGCCTTTATCAAAGTAGCCTTTAGCATTTCCTATTCCGCCATCTACTCTTTCCATTACAACAATTTTTCCAACTACAACCGACCCATTATGGCCTTCTCCTGTTTGAATTTGCCATAAAAGAGGCAGTGGAAGATCTCTTATAGAAAGAGCATCTTTAACAATAACTCTGCCATCTCCAGACTCGACTTCTTCTGGGATAACTAGAGGAATATAGAACTCTGACCCTTGGTCATAATCCATGTCGCCACCAGCGGTCATAACTCTAGCTTTAGCATCTGCTGCTCTAGCACGCATAATAAAAGTGCTCAAAAGTTCATCATAATTATGCAAAGTATCGACACTAAATGATGTCATTTCACGATTCTTTTTATCGCCTGGCCAGTAACCATTTGCTTCTTTATGACGAAGAGCGCAGTAGCCCTTTGCACGAGGTCCCATGTATTTAGCTAATTGACGATAGCAACGGGTCCAGTCTCCTGGAGTTCTCCAACGAATTTTTGCTGCACCTTTACCGTATAACCAATAACGACGAAGCTTTTCTGCTTGACCGCGGTTACGATCTAGTCCTCCAGCAGCAGTCATTGACTCGCCTTTGTTGTCTACTTGCTCTAAAACGTCAACAAGAGTTTTGTCATCTAAGACAACCACTGGTGGAGGTGTTGCACTACGAAGATCATTTAATATCTGGGAATCAAGTATCCATTTACCATCTTTACGAGTGTAGGTAGCTGGTTCAATTGTTTTATTAGATGCAGGTACAAGAGCAACTAAATCCATAACAGCTTGCGGGTCATCTGGTGAAACTATTGCCATATGAAGAATAGGCACATCTGAAGTTTCAGGAGTCATTGCTTTTTCTTCTCCAGCAGAAGCTTTTAGAGGACGACCTTTAGAGTCAAGTTTAGGAGATTTAATTCCTCGTTCTTCAGTAATTTTTTTTGTTTTTTCTGGATCTACAAAAGGATTATATTTACGACGAGTATCTGGTCCAGATTCAAGCCAAGGCTTAAGTATAGGAAGGTTGTATGCATTTACTTCCTTAGTCCAATTAGTAAACTTTTCTGGGTAATACTTGTATAAAGGATTGTCTTTAGAAACTTCTTTTTCTACGTTTTGAGGTTGTTGAGGAACTGCAGTTTGAGGAGTAGCTCTTAAATTAGAACTTGCAGGTGCTTGAGTTGGTTGTGGATCTGGAGACAGTCTTTGATCTGAAACCCATTGAGGATAATTAGTTAGCATTAAATTTAAATTTTGTGCGTTTAGTGAAGGAAGAGTTCCTGGCATACGGATAGGTGAATCCATAGGAGTACGAGGCTCACCAAGAATTCCAGATGTATCTAATTCTCCTTCTGCAACTGAAGTAGGAATAGGAACGTATGACTCTGCTGGTTCCGTCATATTTGCAGCAATACTAATTAAATTTCCGTTATCAAGTTCTACTTGAGCAGTTTGTGTTTTAGCGTCAAGAGCACGAATGTTTCCTTGATATTCAGGACGGCCACCGATAATTACACGGCCACCCATCTTTGCAAACTTACCTGTTTTATCCCTTAACTGAGCAGATGCTTTTTGAGAGCGTTCTTCTGGAGTATAAATACCATCACCTTCACCAGAACTTGGAGTCTCTCCTGCAGCAGTTAAGCTGTCATCAAAGGAGTCCCATGAATCAGACATTTCATCTTGAAAAGCTAGATCATCTAACAAATCCATATCAATATCTGGGTAGGCTTCTTGATAAATTTTGCTTTCTTCTGGGTATAGCTTTTCTACCTTATGTGCAATAAATGGTTCGTTGTCGATAAGTGCTGCAATAAAAAGTGCAGTTTCTGTATCTACTGGAACGTGTCCACAAGGTGTTTTATCGTTAGGGTTATCAAGAATTTTGTCGTACATAGACATATCAGCGTCTGGCATACCCATATCTTCCCAGTCGCCATCGTCCCACACATAAATGTGCCCTGCTGGTTCAATTCGATATAAGCGATCAATGCCAGATCCGTCTAAGCGAATACGAGCAAAAAACTCAATAACATTGTCTTCAGGCATTGTCTTTGAAACAATAAAAGAATCGTAATTAATTCTTTTTGGCATTTCAAAATCCATAGGATCTAATCCGCCAGCAGTAATTGAATTTGATTTAGCCTTTTTATTTTCACGGTTTACAATTGCAGTAGCCCAAGACTTAGCCGCATCCCCACCCCAAAGAGCCCAAGCGATGCGGCCATTTGATGGGTAATTCTTTTGTCCCGGCTTGTAGCCAGTTCCCTTTTTATCTACTTCATGACGTGGGAAGTATTTGGCAATGTGTCGGACTTTTCTAATTCCGATTTGGCCACCCCGAGCAAGCGTGCGAGCGGTATTAAGCCCAACTGATGTTCCTCCTCTATCTTCTTCTTTGCGCCACTCAAGGCCGCGCTTTGCCTCAGCAACTACTGAGTCAGGAATCGTATACATACGATCATTATTTGAAAAAACTTTAATATCTAAATTTGTAAGAGCTGCTGCTGCAAGTTCTACAGATGCTCCACTTGGACGGTTATTTTCTGAATCCCAATTAACTGCTGCAATAAGAGGCTCTTTAACGTCTAAAGCAACAACAAGGTTTTTTGACTCGTCTACTACAGCACCAAAAGTTTCAGATATGAAGAGAAATCTAGAGCCGTTACGACCAACGTAATCCATTATTTGCTCTCCTCTGTAACTGGTCCACCAGCGACCCATGCACGACATGTGCGGGATGCAGCGCATTTAAAGTCGAATGCTTCACAATACCCTAAATCTCCAGCTTCGATTGAGCCCCAAGCATCATTTCCTTCTTCATTTCCAAGCCCAGAAGCAATACAATCCAGCATCCTTGGGGTCTGAATAAACACGGCACAATTGCCGCAAAGTTGTTTCTTTGCAGTCTCTTTATCGACAGACCATTCATCTGCAATTGCTTCCCAATACTCATCGTTTGGTTCTAGAGGATTAAGGGGTCCATACATAGCGGTGTCAATAGCGTTTTTACGGTTATCAAGATTAATGCCAATATCTTGAGTAGCTGGAGGGCATCCTTCAGATGTCTCAACAGCTGCTGTCATCGATCTACCTTCGATAGAATAAGCTACTTCATACTTTTTAACATTGTCATATGTTAAAGGAGTTTTAGTAGCACTGGCATTATCAAACATTTCTGTAACTATTTTGTAGTCTTCTGGGAGAATGTCCATAATAGACATATTTTCCAAACTCTCATCGTCTTCGGATAGCAGTTCCCATTGATTGTTTATTCGAGTAAAAATTCCGTAATCTTCTGTATAAAAAATTTGTTGAAGAATAATGTTGTCACCATTTGAGTAGACTAATGAGACACCCTCTTTAGGGTACTCTTTAGCGGAAGAGATCTTCATAGTTCCTCCATTTCGTCTTCATCTGCCTCGACAGCGTTAGGGTCTGACTCGGCAATATCCATCAACTTTTTATAAGCTGCGGCAACGAGCTCAGCATACTTTTCTTTATCTGACTTAGTAACCATTATACAGTCCTTTCATCTTTGTTTTCAGGTTCAGCTTTTTTCTCTGCAGCAATCTCTTCTCCAGTTTTACCTTCACTTCCAACTCCGCTGCCAATTGGATTGCCGTCTTCATCGACAGGACCTTCTGGCTCTTCTTGCTTTCCAAGCATATGGTCAACTGCTCTTTGAGCTTGTTTTGCTGCTTTAACGATCATCTGTGGATTATTTTTTACAGCTGGTAGCCAAGACTTGGCATATGCTGCAACGTTTTCGAAGTCAATTTTTACACCAAGACGACCTGCAACAAGTGCAACGGTAATTTCTGCAATAAGCTCTTCTTCACCACGGCTTTCTAAGTGCTTTCCATAATTGTCCAGAAGTTCTGTTCTATCCAAACGTGACCTATGACCAGTGCTATGCGCTAATTCGTGAACAAGAGTTTCAAAGAATGATTGCTCAGACTTGAACTGCTCACGTTGTGGAAGCTTAATAATGTCATCTATAGGGCTATAGAAAGCTTGATCTTGAGCTACAAATAGAATTTCTGGCTTGTCTTTGTATGCTTCAAGAATTGCTGTTTCGCCTTCTGTAACTGGAATTGGTTCTCCCTTTACAATTGCTGGAAGATCAATATTCTCAGCTTGCTCTACGTTAAAGACTGTACGAATTGTAGGTGGTCGATAGACACGAACTTTTTCTTTTGTACCGTCTGGCTTTTCAACCTCTTTAAATATTTGTGGCCAGTGGATAACTTGAGTTCCCTTTTCACCACGACGAATATTTCCGCCAAGTTTTTCTGCTTTATTGTATGTAAGGAATCTGTTGTCTGTCCAGCCATTCTTTTCCATAGCTGCCCATAAAACAAGGATGTTTGATCCTTCATAAGTTTTACCTGTAGCAACGCTAGTTGGAAGGAATCCTCCACCAGTCCAAGGCTTTTGCCATGGGACAGTTCCTCTTTCGATTGCTTCAATAATTGCATTAGCAACTTTTTCAACAGCTGGATCAATTTTTTCAGCTGTTTTAACAGTGCTTTCATTAAACTCATCTTCAGTTACTTTTTCAGTAGGAAGAGCCATTCCCATAGCTGTTTCTACGGCAGTTGGCTTCTTTGGAGACTCGTCTTCATCTTCAGTGTATTCTTTAATCCAATTAAGTGGACCTGGATCTAACTTTTTCTGTGCACGAGTAAGTGCAACATATGCAAGACGAAGTTCCTCGTCTACTGGCATTTCAAGTTCGCCAGTTTTTTTGTTTGTACGAGGACCCCAGAAGTCATCAAAAATACGAACGTTGTTCCACTGTAAGCCCTTTGACTTATGTGCAGTGGTTACAATTACATCAATTTCATCTTCTTCTTCACCTGCATCAGGTGCAAAACCTCCTACACCTCTGCGTAGGTCATTAATAGCTTTTTGACGATCTAAATCGTCTTCAACTTCTTTAAACCACTGCTTACCTGTCGCATCCCAACGGAAATTTTGATCTTTAATTTTGTCCTTACCTTTAAATGTTCCATTACCAGAAAGACGAATTGCTTTATCTTTAACTTCATAATTAATACCTTCTCCAATAGAACCCTTAGCTCCATCTTCAGCTTGATCTAAAGTAATCTTCTTAAAATCAGATGATGGTTTTAGGTCTTTCTTTTCAGACTCAGGTGTAGCAACCTTTACTCTGCTAAGAATATCTTTAATAGATCCAATTCCATTTTGTACAACTAAATCGTATAGGGCTTTTACTTTTCTACCTTCGCCCTTTTCAACAGCTTCTTTTACCTCAGACCAATTTTTAAATTCTGCAAGATCTGGGTGCATTGTTGGCTTTTTAAACTTTGTCTGGTCTCCTATAAGCCATGAAGCACTAAGAACAAGGCTTTCTAATTCGTCTTTTGTTCCTTTTGTAATTCCAACAACCTTGCCAGCATCAAGAAGTTCAATCATTGCTCGGAATCCACCAGAGTTAGTACGGGTGATTACAACATCTGGATCTTCCATTCCATCTACTACTTCACCTTTTGACCCAGAACCTTCAACGCGGTACTTAGAATCAAGTTGAGTAAGGAAGCGATTTGCCATTCCAGCAATTTCAGGGCCAAAACGGAAAGATTGAGTTAGTGGAAGATCCCATTTAGCTGTTGTCCTATCTAACTGGTCTTCTGCTCCACGGAATGCATAGATTGCTTGGTTTCCATCGCCAACATAAACTTTTTGAATAGTTTGATCGGCAATAACCTTTGCAATAACTGGGTTAATGTCTTGAGCTTCATCAAAAAAGATTACATCTGCTGGAGTTTTCATTCCAGAGCCAATAGAACCTAAATCTGGATTGCTTAACGCCCAAATTTTTGTAATGTGAGCATTGTTGATACCAAATACTCCTGCAGGACTGTTTAGATCGTCCCAATAAGCATTGGCATACTCTACAAATGAGCGAGGAACTTCATCAAGCTCTTCTGTAAAATGTTTAGCACCAAGCTCATCGTCTGCGCTAATTGAAAAGTTATTAACTGCTTGCTTAATTATTGCTGGGATTTCTCGTGAAGAAAGACTTACTTCTACACCCTTAAGTTTTACACCAGTTGGTTTGATTCCAAGCTCGTCTGCAATATCTTCAGCACGAAGCTTCATATTTGCAGTTTTACCCTTTTGGTTTAAAAATTTTTGACGAATATCGTTGCTTACACCTTGGAAAGCAATTGAATCACCTGTGCGTGATTCAACATTTTTAGGCATCTTGCCTTCTGCTTCCATCTGTACTGTTTTGTTAAATGCAATATAAACAATCTTTTTCTTAGGTTGTTCCTCAAGAAGTCGACGAGCAGCAAGTGTGAGTGTGCTTGTTTTACCTGTACCAGCTAAGGCACGAACAACGACGTTATCACCAGTCATAATTGCTGTAACTACATTTCGTTGCTCGGCTGTAGGAGGGAATTTTTCTCCTGCATATTCGTAGTTATCTTCTGGAAGAGCGTTAGGAACAGCTGAACCTTCTTCAGAAAGCGGTGCCATGTCATAAACTTCAGCTCCCATGTCTGGAAGTGCCATACCCATTGGAGTTTCTGGAGTATCTTCAGGTTTTCTCCAAACCTTTACCTTATCTGTTAAAAGGTAAACGTCGCCGCCGCCTCCTCTAGAACCTCTAGTTTTTTTGCCAGTATAAACTTTGTCGTCTCTAATCATCATCTTATGAATCGTAGTTTTTCCACTAGGGTCTAGCTTGTCTCCAGGCTTAAGATCCTTTGCATCAACTATTGATGAAACTAAACCTCTGGTAGTAGGACCTTCTGGAATAGACATTCCCATTCCCATATCTTCCACACCAGAAGAAAGGATGTTATCTCCATCATCAAGGTTAAATACTTCTAAGCTGCTAGCACTAACATTTTCTCTTCTCTTAGTGTCATCATATCTGACCTTGAGATAATTTTTGTATTTATTTTTTCCGTACTCTTCCCAGAAAACCGACACTGTTCCAGTTCTTCCATTTTTAACGTTTCTAACTCTATCTCCAGCTTTTATGGCTACGTTGTTAGCGTCTATGTGGAACTTAGAAGAGCCTTCTCGTGCAATAACCTGATCTTTAATTGTTTCGTCAATATTAAGATCCTTAATTGCTTCTTTAACTTTTTTACCAGACTTAGCTCCAGATGTAATAGTTTCAATAGCATCTGCAACAACTGAAGCCGCTTGAGGGTCTGTAACCTCTTGACCCTTGACTGGCTTTTGTTTTTCTGAAATTTTTGGAGTAGGGTCGCTTGGTATTGGTTTTGGCAGAATGTCTTTAATATCTTCAGGTTTAATTTTGCCAATAGAAGATCTACGACGAACTACTCCTCTAAGTACTTTTCCTCTAGCCCAACCAACTCCTGGAGTTGAAGAAGGTTCTACACGTTCTGAAAAAGGTTTTCCATCTCTTAATCTCTTGCGATAAATAATAAGTTTGTCAGAGTTTTCTGGGTCAATTTGAATATCTACAACTTCAACTAATCCTGATGTACCTTCAAGAATATCTCCAATTTGTAGTTCGTCAACTACAACAGATCCTCCACCATTAACTGCATAGGTATTCTCATCATCAAGTGCCCAAGCTTCGTTAATAATGTCTCCGAATATAGAAACGTGAGCGTAATCTGTTACTTTATCTGTAGGTCCATCTGAACCAAAGGTTGATGGTGAAACAGCTTCAGGTTGATCTCCTTGGGCTTTAAAGTCAGCTAAATCTTTTTCATATTGTTCAAGTTTACTTTCATATTCTGCCTTACGCAGTTCTGGCTCAAATTCTCTATTTTCTGGTTTCATTTTCTTAAGAAGATCTTCTAAAACTATTGGAAGAACTTCAGAATCTGTCACGGCATTGTGCCACTGCTTATCTTTTGCATCAACTCCAGCCTTCTTTGCAACAGTTACAAGAGAACTACCTCTAGCAACACCTTTATTAGCAGCATCTATTTCAATAGTGTCAATAACTCCACCGAAAGAATACTCAATTCCAAATTTTTTGGCCCACTTTTCAAAAGTGTTTGTATCAAATTCTGCGTTATGAGCAACTAAAATTGCGTCTTTTCCAATAAATTCTGCAAATTTACGAAGCTGATCTTCAATGCTTGGTTGAGTAGATAACCACTCGTCATCAACTTTTACACCTTTATTGTCAATAACTTTTTCTGGATTTAGAGCTCTATTGCCATTTTCATCAAGGTAAGGCTCTACTATTCTAGTTTTTCCTACATACCGTTCTTTTGTGTAGTAGTAGTCATCTAGAGGTTGTCCAGGATTCATAAAGAGATCTATTTCGCCAACTTTTTTACCTTTTTCATATAAAGATGCAGCAAGTTGAATAGGTGCATCTGGATCATCATAATCAAAACGACCAGTGCCTACCGTTTCAAAGTCAAAGTAAACAACTCTTTCGTCTTTAAGAGCTTCCCAAATAGCAGCGCCATCTTTTAGTTTTGTTAGTTTTTCAGCTGACCCGAAAAATGCTGGTCTGTTTGGACGATCAGGCTTGCTTAAAGCAGGAGATACTGATGGTTTGTAATCCTTACCTGCTTCTCTGCGGGCTTCTTCAATTTCAGCTCTCTTTTCAAAATATTCTTTGCCCTTTAAAGTTCCATTTGGAATTCTTTCAATTTCTGGTTTGTCACCAGATTTTGGCATATTAGCTTCAGACTCTCCTCTGATAGCGCTAATTATTGCTCCTTCATTCCAATCATTCTCTTGGATTGTATGTCCAGGATAGTAACCACGAACAATTGCTTTTATTTCTACTTCGCCATTGTCTGGTCTTACATATTCTCTCGTTTCTTCAAGAACTTCTGTTACAACAAAGAAACGTTCTAATTCTTTAGTTTTTTCATTTACGCTAAATGTAATATCTCCTGGTTTAAGGTCCCTAGCTTTAACCGAAACAATAGAAGCTCTAGGAGCTTGAGCAGTAGATACAGACTCGACGTCTGTTGGAGGAGTCCATGTTGATTTACGACGATCCAACTCTTCATCGTATTTGGCTCTTGCTTCATTGTAGCCTGGGCTATCCCCTCTAAAATCTTCACGCTTTGGTTGACGAAGTTCTGGTAAGTCTCCCTTTTCTGGAGGAGTTGCACCACGATAAACATCAAACAATGTGTCATCTGCCCAAAGCTTGCTTGATTGTTCAACAGATCCTGGGTAGTAGCCGCTAACAATTGATGCTGGTACTTCTACGCCTTTAACTGTCTTCTTATACCCACCTTCAACATTTGTAATTGTGAAGAAATCATTGACAGTTACATCGCCTGGTTGAAGATCTGCGCCACGAACTGAGGTCTTAATTGGCTTTGAAGCTTCTGGAGTTACTTCTTCAGTTGTAGAAGTTTCTTCAGTAGGAACCTCTACTGACTCTGCTGGTCTCTCACCAAGAACAATTTCATCAATTATTCTGGTAACTTCATCTAGCTCATCTTTAAGAGCTTTTTTCTGAGCTGGAGTTGTTTCTTCGGAAAGATCTGCTCTATCAATCTTTCTTTGTATTTTGCGACGTCTGTCAACAAGTGCTTTAAGAACTTCTTTATCTTTAACGGAAAGAGGAGTTGGTTTTTCTTCAGCTACTTTTGGAGTCTCTTCTTCGGTTGAAGTTTCTTCAGGCTTATCTTCAGATTCTTCGAGAAGTTTGTCTTCACGCTCTTTACGTTTTCTAGCACGAGCATCAGCCAGCTTGCGACTTCTTTCTTTTCGCTCGTTTTGATCAGCAATAATGGCATCCATCTCGTCATAATAAAGATTTAACATATCAATCATGTCTTGATCAGAAAGATTTTCTAGTTTTTTCTTATAATCTTTCATAGAAGAGCGAATATATTGAGACTCATTTCTGTAAGCTCCTGCACCCCACTTAAACCACATAAGTTTAGAGATCATATCTTTTCTGGTACCAAAGTTCCCTGAAACTTTATCGTCACTTTCTAACTTATCTTTTACTTTATTAACTAGATCGTCAACAGTGGGCTTTGGTCCCTCTTCTGTTATTACATCAACAATAGTTTCTTCAACAATAGTTTCTTCTGGCTTAGGAGTTCTGGAAGGCTTTTCTGTTTCTTCGTCGAGTATAACTTCTGGAGTTTCTACGGTTTCAGAAGTTGTTTCATCTCCTTCAACAGGTTCAGTGTCTTCTTTTTCTCTGTCTTTTCCAAATATAGCGTCTTCTAAACGTTTAAGCGCTTTTGCCTCATCTAAGTTTTTCTTAAGAAGATCTTCTTCTTCCTTTACTCTTTCTTCATCTCCACTAATTTTTGCAAGTGCAATTGCTCTATTTCCATAAACAATAGCGTTTTCATAGTAGCGACCAGGCGTTAAATCTTGATTTACTTGTTCACGGAGCTCGTCAGTAAGATCTTCAAATTCTGGCATATTTTCTTTACGAATATCCCCGATGTTTGCGTTAAGCCACTCTGCTGCTTCTTTTAATTCTGGGCTTCCAAAGTAGTCATTAATTTCTTCTTCGTTGCCCTTGTTAAACCATCCGTCAGCTCCAATTCCAAATATTGGGTACCACTTTCCTACAGGAACATTTTTCTTTCCTCCGCTACCTGTGCTAATATAAAACGGCATTCGTACTCCGTTAACATTAATTAACACGATAGGGCGACCAGCAAGATTAAATACTGGAGTTTCAATCTCTTCTCCGTTTGGCCCAGTGATTTTAATCATTTGAATTCCATCACGCTTTATTAATTTATCTTTTAATTCAGAAGATGGAGGTACTGGTGTTGATTCTGTTGTAGCAGCAGTCTCATCTACTTCATCCTCTGAATCAAAATCAATAGGGTCTTGTCCAGAACGAGGCTGTAAATCAATATTAAAACGATCACGAAGCTCACGGGCAAAAGCCTTAAACTCTTTATCTTCTTGTAGTGCTGTTTGTGCCTTAACGTTAATAGTTCTACCATCACGTTCTACGGTGTCAGACCAAGTAAAACCATTTTCAGCTAAGAAGTCTGCAATATCTTTGTCACGGAAAGGAGCTCCTTTACCGCCACGAAGCAGTGTTCGCTTTCCAGAACGCTTGTATGTAATTATCTTTTTTGGAGGTCCTTCGTCTCCGTCAGTTGGTGGGGGACCTGATGGAGGAGCGCCAGCGGCTTCTTTTTCTTCTTCTTCAAGAATTTCTTCATCAATTTTACCTTGCTGTGTAGCGTCATACTCACCTGCAGGAGTTCCTTCAGGATACACACGTTCTACATCTTTGTAATTATCATTCCAATACTTAAGTGCATCTTCAAAACTAGGAAATTCGTCAGTTGAGTCATTATCTATGTTTGCATCAGTAATGATGTACCAGTGAGGTTTAGTACCTTCTCTATCTTGATAACCAATAATGTCTCCAGTTTTTTTATCGGAGACCATTTGGTTATCTGTTCCTTCTACAAGACCCCAACCTTCGGGAAGAGTCTCTGGAACCGATACTTTTCCTGTATCTGTTTCATCTTCTGAAATATCTTCAGATAAAGGATTCGGGTTACGCTCTCTCCAACCTTCAATAGATTCTAAAGAATCATTAATAGATTCTTTAACTGCATCTACAAGTTTTTGATATTTCTCATCGTCAGAAGTTGTAGAATCTACAGCTTCTTTAAACTCTTTTAATGCTGCTTCTGCATCATCATATTTGTCTAAATCTTTTCCTTCTAAGAAAGACTTGTAAGACTCTATAAGATCGTTGAGGTCCTTTTCATAGTCAGGATCATCACCAAATAGATTTTGAGCTCTTAAAATTGGATTCAGAATATCTAAATCATTCCAACTATCTGTTTTTGTAAAACCTAAAGCTTTTCGTAAATTATCTCTGCGCTTTTGCCCTTTTTTAGCGGCTTCCTGCTGTCTCTTACGAGCACGACTTTCTGATTCTTTCTTTTCTTTAGCTAAATCTAATGTGCCGTTAGCAATATCTTTAAGAACTCTATTTGCATCTTGACCACGCAATGCAATGGCATCACGCCAAGATTCTGCAGAAACTGAAGAAGGGACAAACTCCCCATTTTCATCAAGAGTTAATACATCTGAGCTTCCACCATTTTTAATGGAATCGTCAAGACCTTTAATAAGGTCATCATCAGAAAAATTTCTAACTGAAGCTAAACTAACAGCTTCTTCTTTATCAGCTTTAGAAGACTCTAAAGGCGTATACATTCCTTCAGGAAAATTAATATTTTCGTTTTTAGGTATAAACGGCATGTAGTCATCGTTATCAATTACTGACTGTTTTTCTGCCCTAGAAAGACCCGCTAAAGCTGGTATTCGATTTAAAGCTTCTAACATATCTTCATTGCTTACAGTTTCGTCTTCTTCAGAGATTTCAGCAACTGGCTTTTCTGGTGTTTCTGATTCTTTTGAAACTACCTCATCAAAAACTTCATCTAACTCTTTAGGCTCTGCTGCTTTTTCTTTTCTTTCCTTTGAACGAGATTCAGTTAAAGCTTTTTCGTTTTCAGAGTTATTGTTGATCGTGTCATAAGCTTTTGCAAGAGCCATCTCTGTATCTCCACCTTGCTCGGAGATTGCACTTAGGATTGCCTCAGCTGGTACTTCAAACTCTTCCCCATTTTCATCTTCAAGACGACCTAAACCAGTTGCAGGTGTTTTTGAATTTACAGGCTCTAAAGCATCAACAAGACCGTTTTGCAGTTCATCTTCACTTTGCATTGCAGCAAGCATTGCTGGATCGTCTTCAGATCCTTCTGGAATATAGTTGTAGTTTGGATCTAATTCTAAAGAGCGCTCTGGTACGTTGTATTTAAATTGGTCTGAAGGAAGTTTTGCTTTTTCTTCTGTTTTCTTAGCTGCTTTTTTCTTTCCACCTTTAAGATCTTTAGCTAAAGCAACTGATTCCTCTTCTTCGCCCTGCTCAAATTTTTCTTCATCGTCTATTTTTTCTTTACGAGAAATTTCAGCTAAAGCATCTTTCCAATTTTGTGCAAAAGCAAACTGAGTGTTTTCTCCACGCTTATTAACAGCAAAAAGTTTACGATCTGGATCCCAAAGCTTTCCATCCTCTCCAAGCTTTACTTGACGAGGATCTTCTAAATCTAATTCTCTACTACGTTTAATTGCTGCATCAATAAGGTCACGAGTTTGTGGGCTTGGCCCATCAAAAACTGTTACATCAAATGATTCATCTGTATATTTATTTCCTGGACCTTTATAATCTTTATCTGAACGAAAACCCGATGGTGCTTCCATAAAAGCTAGGCTGTCTTCAGGAACTACTGGTGCATTATCATCAATATCTAAATCTGATGCTCTTACATAACCATTTTTACGAGCTTCATCGCTTGAGTCATCTAGGAAAGCTTCTGGCTGCTCACCTTGTGAAATTGGGACTGCTGCAATACGACCATCTGGAAGTTCCATATCAAGAAGATCTGGACTAAAGATGTTTTGACCTAAGATGCGACCTGTAGCACTTGCCTTACCGCCATCACGAAGACCAAGAATAAGTTTAAATGTTCCAAACATCTCTGCGAATCGACCCTTACGGTCACGGCGCTGTAGCTTTGCACGAGCAGAACGGGCGGCTCGAGAGTTTCCATCTCCGTATGCTGCAACTAAAGCTTGAAGAGGAACTGTTCCTTGTGGAAGAAGTTCTATGCGCTTCATTGCATATATGTGCTCTGGTGAATCTGGGTGAGACATCATTGCTGAAGCTAGTAGAGTCTTTACAGAGTCATCTTTAAGCTTTGGATCGTCTATTACCCAATTAATCTGAGCCTGACGTACTGCTGCTGCAGTCATTGAATGAGCTCTTGTTGATCTTGGGTGTGATATTGGAAGTAAATCTGTATTAAAAGCAGTAAGTCCTACTACTTTATTATTTTTAGCTAATGCTATGTATGTAGATAGCTCAGAAAAAGCTTGATACTTACGAATGGAAAAAGGAAGTCCTTTGCTTTTAGCAAGAGATCTAGCAATTACTTTATAAGCAGATCTTTTACTTACACGACGTGATGTGGAAGAGAACTCGTTTGCTTTTTCTAAAATTTCTAAGGCTTCAGATCTAATAATACGAGCTTGTTCTCTAGTAGAAAATACTCTTTCTGAAGTATGAAGTATTGGAGATTTATTATCCATTTACTACTTCTCTACATTTGGTAGTAAGTCTGCATCTAAACTTTCTTTTCCTAAAGAAGCTAAGATAGATGCTCTTTTAAATGGATCTTCTCCATTACGAACTGCACGAAGCCAAGATGCACGAATTGCGTGCTCTGCTTCATATCCATAGCCAGAATATTCAGCCATAGCAAGAATTGCTTGCTCTGGTGACTCGTAGTCTTCTTCTTTACCTAAGAAAGACTCTAGCTCTTCCTGATAACTCCACTGTTCTGAAAGCTCTGCTAGTTCTTGTTCTGATTGGATTTCGTTTCCAAGTTTTTCCCCTTCGAGAACTCCAACATCAACGACGCCATCTGGAATAACCGCGAAACGACACTTACCTTCGTCTTCGACTTCAAGTTCGATGATTCGGCATTGGCTATTACCCATGTATAAAACACAGTTAGAGCATTTGACTCCGATACCTCTGACGTCATTTTCTTCTGGTGGTGTATATCCTGCCCAGATTCCTGTGGCATCTTCATTAAATTTTCCATATTTGTCTGCAATCTCGATTAGCGCTTCTGCTAAATCGCTCTCTTCAGGAACCAAACCTGCTGAAGCTGCAATGGAGTTTGATTTCTTTGTTGAACGTGGGTGACCAGAAGGCAGTAAATCATTATCTGTTGTGTATGCAGAGTTTGATGGCTTTCCAGACTTCAACAATTTTAAAAACGCATTTACGCGACCCATTGCCCATTGGTTGCGAGTCATTCCTGGTCGATGCGAAACGCTGTAAGCACCTGCACCTCTGCGATAAACAGCTTTTAACATTCCAACTGTTGCACGACGACCTTTTTTAGCTTTTTCGTTATGAGTTTCAACTTTATTCTTCAAAGACTTTTCTACAGCTGCTGAAAATTTAACTTTACGAGTTCCTGATGCAGATCCTTTTTTATTTTTGCTAGAACCTTTAATTTGATCTTTTTTAGGGGCAGGTGTTTGAGAAATTGTTCTTTTTTTCTTTGCTGCAAACTCTGAATCATCTGAAGCATCAACAGGAACACAGTTAGGAACCATTTTTCCGTCTTTGCCCTTTTTCATTCCAACTTGCTTATAGCCGTCCCAGCAAGGGTCTCCTGCAGATACAAGTGAGGTAGTTACAATGTCGATTGATTCGTCAGACATTACTGCTCTTGCCCTTCTGTGGGGGCCTCTGCATCAATTCCTGCTGCTTCTGCACCTTGGGTTGCCGCATCTAAAGCTGACTGTAGCTCTGGCGGAATTGGAGCGACTGAAGACTGTTGCTGTTGTTCTCTAACAGTGTTAATAACCTCTGGTGCAATTGCTGAAAGCATTGCTTCGGTAAATTCTGGAGTAAGTACACCACGCTCTTGTAGAAGTCTAATTGAAAGTTCTTTTGGAGTTGGTGCATCTGCATCTGAGAAGCCATGAGCACGGCGCCATGTGTTTGCAGAGACTGCCATGCGATCAAAACCTGAGTCAGCATCTGATGCACGGTCATTGCGAGTTGCAATTGCTGATGGGTCATACCAAACAACAATTCGATTTACCTGTGACTCTTCATAACCATTTGCAATAAGGTATGGGCGAAGATAAACAACTGTTAAAGCATCTGCAATGAGCAACATAAGTGGCTCGATGTGCGCCTTGTATAGTGACTCATCAATTTGCATTGCGTTTGAGTACTTAACATTTGCTAAACCTGTTACAACATCTTTTGGAACATCTAGTCCCTGCAAGATGCGCTCTAGAACACGATCAGAACGCTCAGCTAATGCTGGGTCAAATGAACGCTCAAACTTAAACTGCTTAATCTTGTCGCCAAGCTCTGCAGGACCACGAATGATAAGAGGGACAACTGCTGATGCTGACTCTTCGTCACGAATCGGAGTCGTCATCGCATCCATTAATTGTTCTTCGAATTCATCCTCTGCTTCTTCAGCAGTAAAGTTTGGACCAATGCCGTCTTCGGAGTCGTAAGGGAAATCACCATCGCCTTGTGAAGCAACAGAAAGTCCGTCTGGCAAGTAAAGAGCACCTGCATTTAGACGAGAACGTGCAGTTGCACGAAATGTTCTGTTGAGGAGAAGAAGTTCAGCGCACAGATCTAGCAAACCACGAAGTGATGAGTCTGCTTCATCTGAGAAGCGAGGGTGTGAACGCCAAATGCGTCCTACAAATGCATCTTTACCTAACTTAGAAGTTTTATCTATGCCACCTTGTGTAGTAGTTGACTGTTCACGTCTTCCAATGACATTAAAACCGCCACGAGGGTCAGTTGTTACTTCATCAACAGAACGAATGTCCCAAGACTCTGGCAATCTTTGAGATGGCTTGCTTGGCATTTGAACTAGATAACATTCACCTGCTACTGAAAGGTTCAGTGCGGCATCTCTAAGCAATCCTGCTTGTCCACCGTATGCAGAATTTAATCGTGCAAGTGCACGCTCTGCTGCAGCCGCTATACGATCATCTACTAATTCTGATTGACGAACAGAAATTGGAGTCTCTGATGGATCATCAATTACTGCAGCATATATACGAATACGAGAGACAACGGAGGCAACTAAATTAAAAGCGTATTTAATTTCACCAATTGCGTCATAATATTCCCATGCTTCTGACTGCCACGCACTTGATCCAGCAGATCGACGAATTCTAAATTGCTCAAACTCACCCTTGTCATTGACTTTAATTTGAGCTGCTGCAGCTGTAAGAGTTCTAGGAGTTGAGTAACTTGCAGACTGTGCTGTATTAGTAAATACAGATGAAATTGTTGAAGGCTTTGGAGCCTGAATTATTTGTGTAGAACGAGAAAATGTTGACTTAGTTCTTTTGCGCTTTGGCTGGGACGGTGGAGGAGTAGGTTGATCTGGTGTGTCGTTAGTAAATAGACCCACGGTTACTCCTTGTCATCCTAGTTACGGAATATGAAGTCTTACTTATCTTCATATGCAGTCAACAGTCCCGCAATAGCAGATACAGCAAAAACTGTAGCAACTATATAAGTTACTGATGGAATAATGATAGCCGAAATTACGAACCCTGATCCTATCCAAACGCTAAAACACCACTCACAAGTAGATAAATAACCTAGTCGAGAAGACTCTGGCGGAAACTTACCCCAAAAAGCATTACGAAGGGAGGCTGTAATGGTATCCCTTGTTATCAAGCGAGTCACACGATAAGTGCCTAGCCCAAGAAGTAGAAACTGAAGAAGGGTCATATCTGTCATTCCATTGGATCCTCACTTGAGTAGACCGAACTATTCTGTCCGTAGGGGTTCCAAGCTCTTAATCTTGATCCGCAGCCGCAGCTGGCATCTTTGATAAAAGCTATGACCTTTCCAGATTCTGTTAAAACTGCTTGAAGCTTCCCGTCGACATGTCTATGGGTGTATTTCTCTCTAAAGACAAGTGTAGGACCTTGTGGAGAGTCTTGCGCTATCAAAATGCTATCGCCAAAAACAACTACTCGAACTCTATCAACTTTGCGGGTTCCTTCAGGTGATTTTCCAGGTATTGAAAGTTCATCTAACCCAATTGAATTGGGTGGAGCTATCCAGACTAGGGCTGGAAAAACATCCGAAACTGCTCTCAAGTATTTAATCCAAACTCTGTATATTCCTCTGGGATATAAAAATCATTCCAGCCCAATGCGTAACCTGCTAGTTGTAGGTCAAGCATAATTGGAGCCTCTCTAGAACTATCTTCAATGCTTGAATCAAAGTCCTCTGAACTTTTTACATGCTTTGCGCTCTTCCAAGCATAATGATTTTTAAGAGAAACTAAGGGGAAAGCCATAGGGTAGCTTGAGTTAGGGGCAGACATAGTCTCGAGAGATCGTGACTGAGGTCTTTTAGATTTTTTAGGGTTCTTCCAAACAACTACAACAAGCTCTGTATCTTTGTAAGTACCTGTTTTGGTTTTATAGAGTCTACTCATTGACTTAGACGCCTTGCCATAGCTCGGTAGGTAACCCCAGCGGCTTCAGCAATGGCTGCGGTAGGCACTCCACGATTTTTTAGCTGCCTAGCAATCTGAGTTAATTCATTGTTTGCCTGAGCTAGTGGGCTAGTAGGAGAAGTCTTTGCTCTATAACGCTTTGATAGGGCAGATAGCTCACGGAGTCGAATCCTTAGCTCTGGAGGGACGCCCGGAGAAACAGATCTGAGGCGAGGGGCATGTTTGGTTGGAACTGAGGTTGTAAGAGATTTAGGTGGGGGTAGAGGGAGTGCTCTCAACTGCTTCACGTCTGGCGCTCTACGAACCCAGAAATGAATAGTGGTCTTAGGCACAGCGGGGCTTAGAGAGCTTCCTATGACTCCTAAGGACCATCCAGCTTTCCACAGTCCGCGTAGGCGGGACTCCATCTCTGAGCGTGTGAGCGTAGAGAGGAACATAACCTCCTCTATGGGAAGTTTTGGTGGATTAAGCATGGTCCTATTGTACCGACTTTTTAAAGGGTGTACGAAAAGATAGTCTGCCTAATCTTGTACGGAATAGCTAAATATATGAACCTTTCCATATTTTGCTTTTGACCCCGGAGAAGGATATGTATGTTTTTGGCAATTCTGCAAATCGTTCCGGGCCTTTTTTCTAAAAAAATCTTTTTATTTTTTACCCCCTAAAAATAATCTTTTTTACTATAAAAAAACCTAAAGACAAAGCAAGGAACTAATTTTTTATTGTTTTTTAGGTTATTTTTAAAGATCTTTATTATTTCTTTTTTCTTAATCCTTTTTATTTTTTAATTTCTTAAAAGCTTTTTTTTTTTTTTTTTTATTTTTAAACATTTAACTCTTACTCACTAGTAACTTACTTACTAGTAATTTACTTACTAGTAACTTATTGAGTCTTATAAACTACTCACTAGTAACTTAGTGGGTCTTATAGAAAAAAGTTACTGACTAGTAACCCTCTAAAACTATAACTAGTCATCTATAAAAAATCTTGTTTAGACTTGCAAAAGTGCAGGAAAGTAGGGTATCTTTTACTTATTGGAGCAAGGGGCTTCAATAACACAAAGGGAGAAACAAATGTCTTATGGAGTATCAATAACAGTTAAATACACAGAAACAACTTCAACAGGAACTATCACTAAAGAAACAAACTACAACTTCCATGTTGATACCGCATCAGGTGCAAGTGACTTAATCTCACAGACCGCAAAGAATGCAAAGGAAATGAATGCAGTTGTTCAAGAAGTAAAGGTCACAGAAGAGAACCAAAACTCTTATGAGAACCCTTACCGCAAATTATCAGACGGCGAAATCTTGGACTTACTCCTAACCAAGTAACCGCAAGACTTAGCCCCCCTATCCAAGGGGGGCTTTTTCTTTTTCAAGACACACCGCAAAAGCTTTTACTTTTGATCTTGACAAAGTGCAGGAAAGTAGGTTATTCTTTTCCTAGTGAGGTCAAGGGGACTTCACAAAAGGGAGAAATAAAATGACAACACTAGCAATGACCGCAACACTAGAAATCACTCCAGTTCAATTATCTTTAATTGAAATGGCGCTACAAATTGAAATCGATACTTACGGCAACAAAACTAAAATGCAAATGACTAGAGAACCTGCTCTCCGTATCTTCTCTCGTCTTATTGGTGACCCTCTACATCTTCCAAAGTTTAGAGGACTACAGGGACGCAAGGACGCTCTTGCAATAGTTAAAGACTTCCTCATGCAACTTGAGGACGGCAGGGCTACCGTAGTGAAGTAGCCAACTCCCTAGAGAACCCCCCTAGAAATAGGGGGGTTTTTCTTTTGGCGTGTTGTTGCAAAATGCAGGAAGGTAGGTTATTATTTTCTTAGTGGGAAACCAATTACCACTATAGGGAGAGAGACAAAATGAAAACAGCAATTAAATTAACAACAGAGGGCAAGGCTTCTTTGATCGACTTAACCGCAGATAGCAACGAACTTGTAACACTTCAAATGGCGGTAGGTGGATACATTGAAGCAAAAACTCTTGAAGGTGGTTACACACTTTTTATGAACGAAGAAGGAAAGTTAATGCAACTTCCAATTAACGAAAGAGCAACCGAAATTTGGTTAGCCAACTTTCCTAACTTCCCAGATGTAATTGTGGGAGATGTAGTTATCGCAGGTGGAACAGATGATGAAGGCGAGCAACTAGGTCTTGACTCTGACTATGCTGACCGCTTGTTGGAACTTTTTGCACAAGCATAAGAACTAAAGCAAAGAACCCCCTACCAAAAGGCAGGGGGTTTTTTGTTGTCTTTATTTAAGGAAGAACTCCAACGCTCTCACCTTGAAAAAGATAAGCCAAGACTTCTTCATCAAAGCAACCGCATTCATCAAGTCCCTTGGACTTTCTGAAAGCATTGATCGCTTCAACTGCTCCTTCTTCAAGACGACCAAACTTATCGTTCATTACTGAACTAAAGCCTAAATCACTCAACCGAAGTTGAACTGTCTTGACTGACTCGGAGTTGCCTTCATAAGCATTTACTTTTAATGCAGAAAGATAAACATACTTTTCAGGATTAGCTTGAAAAGTTGGGGCTTTCTTTTCTTTCTTTGGTTCTTCTTTTACTGCTACTGGTTTAACTTCTTCAACCTCTACTGGCTTGGACTCGAAAGAGAGCGCTTGCTCATTAGTTGAAGGTGCTACAGAACCAAGCAACGGCATAAGATTTTCTTGCTCGCTCATAGTCTCACTTCTTTTCTGTGGGGAAATTGCCAAGCCATTGTTTGAACTTAGCGTAGTGACTTCCACTACTACTAGTATAAGCGTCTTTACCTATGTGCCATGCTCTCCAAACCTCTCCACCTTGACTCATGTGGAAAGCAATTTGAGCATTTACAACAGGGTTAAACAAATCTGCATTATGGGAAAGATCAAACTTCTCTCGTCTATCCTCTCCAAGACTGTTTATCATGTTGATTTGGAAGATACCGTAGGAGTTATCTCCTGTGAGAGTGTTTCCATTGAAGGCTAGGGGGCGACCATTACTTTCTTTCTTGGCTATTGCCCAAGCTTCTTTTAGTTCTTGACCTTCAAAGCCAACTGCTTCTAAAAGCCACACCAACTCAATGTCGGTAAGGTTGGTCTTGTTTTCAAAGTAGGACAGAGGCTTAGTCTTTTTGACTGGCTCTAACTGAACTACTGCTACTGCTTGCGTTGCCACTTGCTCTGTTGCGACAACCTCTTGGACTTTATTCTCTACCGCTACTGCTACTGCTCCTGATGATAGAACTATCATGAGCGACAACAGCGCCAGCACCTTTTCAGGGGTCTTTAGAGTTGGGTTCATTTGGTTTTTCCTTTGTTAGGTTACGGGGACAAGGTTGCTAACTGAGCCAACCCGACCATCGCCTCTTAGGGGATAGCCTTACTTCAAGTGTCTAATTCGTAAATCTCCTTGTGTCGTTAGTTCTTACTGTATAAACTCTAGCATAAATGCAGGAAAGTCCACTCGTCAAATCCGCATTAAGCGTGTCTTCAAACTATTTTTTACGCTTAAAAACCCTGCTGAGCGTGCTAGATCTATAAAAATCCCTAAATGCCCCAAAAAAAGTGCAGGAAGGACTGTTTTTAGCCCTTCCGCACACTTTTAGAGACTTGCGAGCGCCTAGCGTCTTTCCCTTGCTGAAAGGGTTGCAAGAGCGATAGAACTTAGTCCAAGAGACAAAACAAGACTGTCTTCTCCTTGTAGTCCAGCAATTATTGAGCCTACGGCAAGTATCATAGAGATTACCGCAGTCCAAACAACTCTTTTTAGATCCATTTTTTACCTCTTTCTTTTTTTATTAGAAGGTTTCTTTTTTGGCTCTGCTTTTTTTCCAGTAGGACTCGTCCTACCAACTAGCCTTGCAGAAGGGTCTCTAGCCTCTACCCCTTTTGAATAGACGGCTTTTCTTGCAGTTCGGTAGGCAACCCCTAACTCTTTAGCGACTGCCTCCATAGATAGACCGCTCTTATAAAGCTTTACTGCTTCGTCTTGAATACTAGCGACTTTCAACTTTATCTCTCCTTAGTCTAGAGATTTCTCCTTCAAGAAATCTTATCTTTTCATTTTTCTTGTTTATTACTCGGTGCAACTGACCTTGCGCCCTGATACCAACAACCATAACAAAGCAAGAGCCAGCGAGCGCAATAATTATTGCGAGCATTGTTCCTGTATCTAAAACCATTTTCTACCTCCTTACGCTTCTAGGGTCTACCTGTTTTGTCCCCTGACAAAATCCACACTCTTCCGCATGGGCATAACCTAAAGCCCCAACTAGATTAGATACTCCGCAAGACCTCATCAACAGACAGGCGAACTCTTGGTCGGTAAGTCCTGCTTGTAAATCATCAGCCATTTTTAGCCTCTTCTTTTTCAAATTGAATTGCTTTATCTAAATCTATGTCGCAATAAGGGATACCCTTGTAAATTGTTATAGGTATCTCACTTGTATCTGCCCAGCAAACTTCGCAAGACTCCAACCCCGTGTATGGACTTGGGTGTTTAACTTTTTTACTCATACCAAAATCCCTTCTAATCCTTCGTCATTTCCAAAGTCGCTTGGACTTATTAAATCCAGCCACTCCCTAAATAAATAAACCAAACCTTCCTGCTCATTATTCCTTTTCTCAACAAGTCCCTCGTATAAGAAATAGGCTTGATCTTCTACTAAATCTTCATAGGTTTCATAAGCTTCAATAAGCCGTAACTCTTCTAGCGTATAGGTTGGCATTTTTACCCCTGCTCTTTAGTAAAGAGAAACGCAAAACCCGGACCATTACCTTCGGGGTCTTGGGATAAACATAAGCCTTCGCCATTATCGAACTCTAAGAAAGGAATTGGCTCATGGGCTGAAACTTCCCACCCCAACTCTTCTGCTTCTTCGGCAGTAGCATTTCTAACTTTTATGAGAGTCGCCCCTACGAGCGACCCCCACTCCTTCTCTAAGTATTTCGATAGGTCGCTCATGGGTATAACAAATCTAGGCAAAATTGGTTCATCTGCTCTGTTGGAACTTTGCACTCATCAGGTGTTGTTGCGTCATTAGCCCAAGCAAACAAACCTAGCAAGATAACGCCAACGGCAATTCGGCGTCTAATAAACTTTGCTTCTGTTTTCACTTTGTCCCTGCTTTCTGTGACTCCCTTAGCCACTAGTAGAACTTTACACTACTTTCCTGCTTTTTTCTACTTTCCTGCTTTTTCCTTCTCTTTGGCGTGTCGCTTGGCTTCCTCTAGCAACTCCTCGAAACTTCTAAAGTCCTGCTCGAAAGAACTCCAACTCTGTGCCAAAACTTTCTCTTTTCTTTTTGAGGAACTAATACGGCGTGATTTTTTAGTAAGTCTCTTTACAGTTCCGTAAATTGCACTATCAGGCAAACCCCACATTTTTTACCCCTTCCCTTAGTTAAGACTTAGTAGGGAGTCGTATTGTTTCCGCCCCTTGCAAGTTCTAGGCGTTCAGGTGACCAGCGACTTCCCCCTACTAAGTTAAAAGAAATAATACACGACTTCCCTGACATTTTCAAATTGACCGCACACGACACGCCAAGCCCCAAGTTCCCACACTTTTGTTTTTAGATAGAATAAAATTAAGACACAAGCCAAGAGAAAGGGAACTCAAATGGCAAGAGTAAAAGCAAGAGAAGTAATGATTTGGATAAATTGCTATCGGTGTGGAGAGCAATTCCAAATTAGACAGATAGATTATTACCGCAACCTAATTTGTAATGGTTGCTTAAAATGAATTGCCAAACCGCAAAATGGCTTTATGAGATTTACGGATACGGAAAAGCTCATGAGTGCGAAAAGTGTTCAAATTGAGAAATGCAGGAAAGTAGTGTATCGTTAAGCCAGTTGGTTAATCATAGGGAATAACCACACTAACAAAGGGAAACAAATGCCAGTTGCAAGTCGTGAAGTAATTGAGGAACAAATAGAAAACGCAGATAGAAGTCTTGCAGTTCTTTCTATCTTTGCTATGAACTACCACCTAGACCTTTCCAAATGGGAAAGCTTTGCAGATGACGCAGAGAATAATTATCTCGGTAACTATGGAAGTCGTAGAACCTTTGCAGAGAATTATGCAGACCGCATTGGGATACTAAACTCAGGGGGCAACGGACAAATAGAAACTCTTGCTCGTTATTTTAACTATGACCTTTGGGTGCATAACCTTTTCCAAGACGGAACAGTTTGGGAACATGAAGGTCATTACTTCCAAGCTCTTTAAGAAGTGAGAGTAGCCCCCCAAGAAATTGGGGGGTTATTTTTATTCTCGGTATTGAGTTAAGAGGTAAAAAGGCTCGGCAGTTTTATTATCAAACTTTGAAGATACGGCGAGCGCAGTTTTAATTCCTGATCTTGCATTAGTTAAAGTTCTTTTCTTTCCTTCTGATAAAGCATTAAGAACACCTAAAGCATAAGCTGAACCTGAACCTACCGCATAAGCCCCGACAGTATCGTGACACCAAGAGAAGTCTTCGCCTATCTCATAAACAGTTCCATTAACTAAAACAATTATTTGGCTTTCGTGTTCCCCGTCCTTTGAGTATGAGGATTCCTCAAAACACTTCTTAAGTTCAGGGATAAAGACGGCAGTAATAAACTTATCTAGTTTTACCCCTAGAGTCGAAACAGTGCAGACAGGTGGCTTAAAGACATGAGCCAACAAGTTAATAGCCCGCACATCACCAGCTACTCCAATTATGTAATTTCCATTCTTAAAAACTTTCCCATTATCTTTCGGCAGAATGTAACTACGCCCGTCCTCTTCTGAAACCCTAGAGTCATAGCCAATAACTGACCAGCCTTCACCCTGAACCGCAGCTATTGTTGTCACTTCAATCCTTACCTAGTAGTTAAAATTATCCCATAATTCATCACGCAAGGCGTATTCATACCTATCGGCAACCATAGAGTTTTTACCCCCTATGTCCTCACTTTCAATAAGTTTATCTAGTGAAAGAACCGCAGTGTATTCTTCGTCTTCAAACATGATTACTAACTTTGTATCTCCCTCGGCAGGATCATCAACTATAGCCACGACATACGGAGCGTTAGTTCCATTAGAGTGATAAACCTTTTGCACAATTTCCATACTCTAAAGAATAACCGCATCCAGCTTTCCTGATTTTTACCCCCCAAAAAGAAACCCCCCACTTTTCGGTGAGGGGCTTAGAGAGTTTTATTATGCTTCTCCCCATAGTTCTTCTAGGGTGTCGGGTTCATAGGGGTCGCCCATTTCTTCCTTCTCCTTTTCGAAAGTCCAAGCGTGTCCGCACTCGCACTTTACTTCTGAGGATACATTTCCCCAGTCGTCTGTCATAAAGTCTTCTTCCCAAGCCTTACCGCACTCATAGCACTCTACTTCTAGAGTTACATCTTCGGCGTATATACCTGAGCCCTTCATACTTCCTTCGCTCATTTTCTTTCTCCCTTCTGAGCAAGTGTTTTAATTCTACACTACCTACCTGACATTTTCAATAGGGACACTTCACCCCTGCTAGGGAGGCAAGGGTAAAGTGCGATAGGCATTGGAATACCTATCTCATCAGGGAGCGATAGGAAGGGAATCCGCGCTACTACCTGGACTCCTATTCTAGCACCTACGATTTACCGCAAAAAACTTTTTACCCCTCTTAACCATTAAAACAATCAGGACACTCTAACTCTCTAACCGCACCAGCTACTTCACTATTAACTTTCCCTCTTCCGTAACAAGTCTCGCAATTAGGGTCACCTTCATCTAAGACTCCTATGTGATTACAAACCGCTTCTACATCCCACCCGTAGTGATGCTTCATTAACGCCTTTGCACTTCTAAGACAAGCGTCTTCATACACTTCGCCCTTTTCTACATCTTCTTCTCTTACCGCAACACTTACGATCATAGAGAAATAATCTCCTATAAAGATTACATTCTTCGGTGTAATTAAATTATCCATAGACATACCTTACCGCTTTTTACCCCCAACAAACAAGAAACCCCCGCCATTTCTGACGGGGGCTTCCTTTAATTTATTACGCTACCGATACCCATTTAACGGCAGTGCTTAATACATTGTCGTAATCGCCTGACATACTTTCATCAAGATAAGCATTTATTTCTTCCTGAGAAACTCCTGCCTTTCTAAGTGCGTTAGCGACTCGTCCCATAATTGCAACGGCATTTCCGTCTTCGCCGACAAGTGCTACTTCAATCTCCGCATACTTTGGTGCATCAATCCCTATAAATTCTCTAGCCATTTTTCCCTCCTTTCGTCCCTAGTGTCTTTATTATACTCCCGATAACTCTAATTTCAATTCATTTACAATCTTTTCTGCTTCGTGTGCCGTTAAGTATCTAGCCATAGCCCTGATAACTACAATCGGATTAGCTCCTGCTTCCAATACTTCGCCGATCACTTTTCTATTAAACTCATACTTATCCAATTCTTTTTCCATTTTTACCCCTCCTCTTCTTCATCTTTAATAAGGGTGAATGAGAAACCTGCGCCAGTAGGCTCGTCGTGGCTTGACCGTGTTGCAGTAAGGACTGTGCCTTCGTGCTTAAACCGTAAATTAAAGTCGCCATTTATAGTTAGCGTGTTTAATACTTTGTCGAAAGAAACTATGGCTTCTCCACTTCTGTGTTGCCAACCCATATTTCTGCCAGTAATTCTTACGGTGTTCCAATCAACGCCTACTGCCTTGCGCCAGTTATTCATCATCTCTTTGAACAACCATTTAGAATCTTCCCAGCAATCGAAACAATAATCGCTAGGCGTATCGTCTTCGTTAGTGCAAGTGCAATCGCTAGTCATTTCTAGCGTAATCTTTTCTTCGGTGTTTATGCTCATAGTTTTACCTTTCCCTAGTTTTTATGAACAAGATAATTTTATCATACCTTTATGCAAATAGGGCTCTTTAACTCCGTATTCTTTTTTCCCAGCGTCCAGCTAAGAAACAATTACATCATCTAGCCAATAGCCCGCATACTTTTCTCCGTCTTTCATTTCATCATTGAAACTTTCCGCAAACAAGTCTCCCTCTTCGCTATCTATCCAGTTTTTACCCTCGGCAAGAGTATCGAAAGAGATATGAGCCCAAACAATTTCTACATCATCATCTTCATTTCTAAGTATTGCTATCGCTTTATACGGCTTATCTATGATCATTTTTACCCCCCGTAGTCCTCATCTGTTCCATACCCTGCGCTTGCAAGAGTATCTGCGTCCGCTTCTACATCACTCATCTGTGGGATACCTTCGTCCGTTACCCAATAACCTGTTCCATCTGCGTTCAGAGTATTTTCCTCAATAGTCCAATCCGCTTCGTCCCAGCGAACTTCGTCCGTCATAATCTTGCCGATTTCATCTATGAACCTCTGCATAACCGCTTCGGCTTCTTCCATACTGCTCGCCTTGATTTCTACTATTGAGATAGTTAGGTCTCGCCCCGTTGAGTAATACTTTTCTGCGCTCATCACGCTACCTCGCAATCGTGTCCGTATGCCCACTCGCTTGCTTCTATTTCATCTAATAAATCAAACACACGCTTACACTCAACGCATCTTGCCTTAGTGCTAATTTTCATTTTTATCTCTTTCCCTAGCCGTTAGCCCCTTGCTAACAATTCTTATTATACACGACCTTCCTGCAATTTCATACGATCCCCTGCCGTTTCTTTTTTACCCCTCGCCTTTTTACCTTGCCGTAGAAAGCAAAAACCCCCTGCTTTCGCAAGGGGCTTCTGCCGACTAGGGATTGTCTATTTGGTAAGAACAACTGTGAAAGTGCTTTCCACCTTAGTCTTAGCAAAGACTTCAGGGAAATCCAATTCCAACTTTTTCTTATCTACATCTGTGCGATTACGCTCGGAGATTGTAATTCTCGTTGCGCCGTTTAGTGTTCCCTTTTTAGCAACGCCGACCCATTTCTCGGTGCTACCAACTAACACTTTTTCCCAACCCATTAGCAAATAAATTGCTTCTGTGGCTTCTTGCTTTTGCTTTTCCAAATCAGTAATCGCTTCACGCAATCTAACTAATTCGGCAACTGTGGCTTCTGCCTTTTTCTTGTTCTTATCAAGCGAAATAACTTCACTTGTTGCTACAACTGTTGTTTCATCAACAACTGTCTTGATTGTTTTTCCAGCAACCTTTTTAGTGGTGCTAGTGGTGGTGCTTTTGATAGTGCTACCCATTTGGATACTTCCTATTCATTTCGTCATTTCCTAGGCGTTGTTGCCTAGTAAAAGAATAATAACCTACTTTCCTGCCTTTCGTCAAATCCAAACCTATCGTGTCGGGAAATTAGTATCCCTCGGCATAGACTTCCTGTTCCTCGTCATAGAGTCCTGTGTAAATAACTACCTGCCCCTCATTGTCGTATTCGTGTCCAACCCTTTTGGCTAGGTTATCCACAAGGTATTCGGTAGTAATTGTCCAGCGTGAAATACCAAATCCAATCCCAGCACCGATAATCATCATCAGTAAAGTGAAACCATTGAAAAACATTTTTACCCCTTATCCGTATTAGCGACAACTTTTTGTGCGATCTCTACAAAGTCCTCAGCAGCAGAGCTTTGGAAATACCACTCTCCGTTTTCGTAATTCTCTATTACCTCAGACCATTGTTCGTCCGTTAGTGTTAGGTCAGGCTTTTCTCCCCAACCCGAGCCGTATGACTCAATAATCTTTTTATCCCAATAAGCGACAATCAACTCGTCCTCGCCGTCATAACTTTTCAATTGTTCTAATAAATCTTTTACTTTCATTTTTACCCTTCCCCTTTGGTAAGGCACGCCGTTAGACGTGCCCTATAAGTTGTGTGACGCCGTTAGTAAGAGGCTCCTAGTTTGTCAGGATTATTTACTGCATAGTCCATGCCGTCATTGTATCCAGCATAATAAAGACTCTCTAGCCGTTCGGCTAAAGCCTTTGTTGCCTTGTCTATGTTAGACATACTCGCCTCAAAATACATTATTTCTTCGGCTTGTTCTTTTACATCTTTACGAACTTCTTTTTTTGTTCTCAATTTTTCTACATCACCCCCCCGTAAGTTTCTTTCCAACAATTAGGGTGCGTGCCTGTAAGCATTTGCTCACGCAACGCTTTATCTAAATCAGGGTAAGCCTCTTGAATAAGTCCACCAAGTTGCCTAACCAAAAAACCTTCCATAGGAACTTCTACTTGCCCGTAATCTCCACACACAAAACATTTTGGAGTTTCCACAATGTAAGTCGTGTTCTTTACCATTTCACCGAAAGCCGTCATTTTTTTCCCTTTCTGTTCGGTAAGTTTATTGTATCAGATTTACTATTCAATTCCAAGTTCTTGGCGAATAGTGTCTACCGCTTCCATCCACGCTGCTGCTCGGACTTCATTGAGGACATCATCGTTCACGAAAAGTCTGAGAAACTTCAACCATTGTTCGTTTGTAATCTCAACTCCAAGATCAGACTCTACATCTGACTTACACCAGACGCCCCAATGAACGAGTTCATTTTCGTCAAACTCTTGCGAAATAAACTCCGCAACTTGACCAGCCGTAAGGAACTCTGCATCTTCTTCTAATTCATCATCATCTATCTCTATGTCATTTTGATTTGTCATTTTATATCACCCCCTAAAAAACCTTGATTCTTTTTATGGCGAAAGTTCTTTATATTGAAAGTAGTGTGACCCGTAGCCTCTGCTATTTCACGGGCAGTTATTTTATTGTCGATAGCAAGGATTATTAGTTCTTGCTTTCTTTTTTTCAGGTCGGAATATTGTTTAGAAATAATTTCCAACTCGGTGAGAATTTTTACCGCAGTAGTGTCTACTGTTACTGACTTTGGTCTGCCCACTCTAAACTTCTGTGTAGATTTCACCTCACCTTTTTGAGTGAAACCAATAGAGTAACTCTGCTTTACTCTTTTATAGCGATTAGTTATTGCTTGACTGCTTTGATAACCTAGAGCAAGAGCAAGTTCTACTGCCGAAACTCCTCGCTCAATCTCATCTACAATCAGTCTGTCAAACTCTAAAACTTCAACCGCAGCTCTATTACCGCCCCACGCTTTCTTTTGGTCTGGTTTTAGTTCTAGCAATCTTTCGATTACCTTCTCGTCTGCTTTCATCAGCGAGATACCCCTTTCGTCATTTGGATAGTTATTATAGCATTTTTAGTGGTGGAAATCTGCAATAACCGCAAATTGTTTTTTCGGGTCTTTTTCTATTCTTTCCATAAGATAAAAAAGCCCCCCTGTTCCTGCCTCTAAATCCCAGATAGCACTATCGCTATTCCAGTAATCAGCAATCAAAGTTCCAATCCTTCTTATGTAAAAACCAACCATACCTAAATCAAAGTTATTTATTCTTGGGTCATAACTATCTATAACTTCACCTAAAGTTTTACCCTCTTTATCGAAAGCAGCTAAACTTTCTTTCATGTGAGTATGGCGATACTCGGAAAAAGTATTTATCCATTTCATAAATACTTCAGGGTCATTAGCGTAATTCAGAGCATTAGTAGGTTCATCATCTCCGAACATACCTGTCCAGCGACCACCAACTTCAGACCAATCAGACCAATCTGCTTCTTCTAGTCTGCTTTCAACTATCCCTATTGCTTCTTGGTGAGTATCTGCCTCAACCAAAAGTAATTGAACACAATGCATTTTTTACCCCTCGTCATTTTGTCTTAGGTCTATTCTACCAAAAATCTACTCCAAATCAAGAACCACGACTTGTCTGCCCTCAACTTGTGGCATTTGATTATTTTCAATCATGCAGACATTTACAAATTGTTCAATCAGGTATTGGCAAGCATGGTCAAAGGCTTCATCTGCTTGGTGATTGACCATGTCCAAATGCTCTCCGTCAGAACTGTAAACATCAAACCACGAATTGTTTTGCCAATCCAATCGGGGATAATTCCCAGAACTTGCTTCTGCTAAAGCTTTATCCGTAAGTAGATCATCAGGGAACTCGCTACTGTTTGTGTAAGTGCTACCCGTTTCCCTGTCCTCAATCTTGGTATCTCCGTCTACATAAATCGTGACTTCAAAATCTCCTAGTCCTACTTTGCAGACCGCTCCCTTTTCCCACCACACGCTTTCTTGGTGGTCGCCGTCAGGTGTGTTTCCATCAAGCCAAAAGAACTCAATCTCGTATTCCCCTGCCGTTGGCATTTTTACCCCTCGTTCAGTTTTTTCAAGAGCGAGCCTACTTGTTCCGTTGCTTCGTATTCCAAATCCATTTCGATAGGGTCGTCATAATTTAATGTTCTCCACCTGCCCTCATCATGATCTACTCCGTCCCATACCGGGCCGTTCTTAAACCATGAACCTAAAGCTTCGTCTGCCGATGCCCATTTTTTTGTTTCCGTATTAAAACAAATTAAGTAATGGATTTCTGCCATTACAAAATCTCTCTTGCGTCAAAGTTCGCCTTATGAACTAGGTCGCCGTATTCCTCTGCCGTCCAAGCCTCTGCTTGTCGTAGAGCCTCGTCCTTGCTATCGGCTTCCCATACTGTTCTGATACTTGCCGATACTACAACTTCGTATTTCATTTTTTCCCTTTCGTCATTTGTTCTTGTTATCCAATCCTATCATACCTATCCAAATACCCGTCAATACCAAATTAAAGTTTTTACTTCCTATGCTCTCTTTTTAATTTTTGAGCGTAATTCCCGGTAGGGTGCTACCTTTTTTTCGGAACTAAAAACTTCTAGTTAAAGGTGTTTAGTTTTACTGTGGTGCGGAAAATAAGTTATTCACTTCCGTCATGCTTCAGCTAATCCACGCTCACGACTACTTCGGTCTGCTGACTTGGTGGGGAACTGAAAACTTCCACACGATCTTGCGACCCGTTTCTTTTTACCCCGACAACGAAAAACCCCCTACGCAACACCGATTCCGTAGGGGGCTTCCGTTAATCGTAATCGGGGGGACACACGCACCAATAAGGACGATACCCGACCACGAAATCTCTTGCCGTTATCTCACGCCACGAACCTTTGCCCTGCCGTTGATAAAACTTTCTCGGCGTTCTTGCCGATAATTAAAGCAGACACACTTGGGTCAGTTATGTTCTCAACAACTTGGGCGTTCGCCGTTCCACAAATATGTTTAGCAGTTGAGCCGTTATCGCCAATCGGTAGCCATAGAACTGCTACGCCGTTCTTTGAGCAACGAGCAACCCACGCCTTTGCGTTCTCTGTTTCCTCATGTGTGTAGTGTCCGTCAGATACAACAACTAATAATCTTGCGCCCTCACCATTAAGTAGATTGAGTGCGCCGTCCAAAGCACGAAACGCTTTATCAAACTTTTCAGTTCCGTCAGGGGCAGAATAAACATTTACTTCTTTTAGTCGTTGCCCTGCTTTTAGAGTTGGGAAAACATCTGAACCATAATAAACCATAGCGCAACGACCCTGAACTCGGCGAACTGCCTCACTCATAATCCAAGCAGTAGAAGCCATTGGGTTCATAGCAGAACTCATTGACCCTGAAATATCTACCATTACGCCAACTGAAAGTGTTGGTTCATCTGTGTGCTTACGAACTTTTTTTGAGAAAGCAGTTGGTTGAGAATAAACTCCACGACTTTCCAAAGCCTTAGCCTCAATTACTTTTCTCATGTTTAATTTTCCGGGTGGAACAATACTTTTAACTTTAGTTATTCCACGCTCACGATACTTTGCTCTTTCTAAAGCCTTAGCAATTTTAACTGCGCTATTGCGTTCTTGACCATTAGGGCTTCGCTTCTCAACTAACTTAGAAGCAGTATGCGCTTCCCCCGGACCTGAACTCTTTGAGAATACTTGACGAGCAATTTCCTCATTTTTCTTTTGCTCTTTAGAAGTATTGGCTTTAGCAGTTGCGCTCTCTTTCATATCCTCTGATTGCTTTTGGTCTGCTAATTCATTGGCATTAGAAATAGAAATACTTTCGCTCATCTCGCCAAGCATTTCGCTAATCATTTCAGCAAAGGCTTCTTGTTGTTCTTGGGTTGGTTGTTCCCCTGCTTCCTCTGCCTTTTCACGAACTAATTTCGCCCACTCAATCGCTAGTGGATAGCAAGCAGAAATATCAGTATGAGTTGCGTGGTCTTGGAACTGATAAATAATTTCTTTTAATTTCATAACTAAATCAGAACCTAAAATCCCATTGACTTTATCTACTAAATCAAAGGCTTCTAATTCATCAAGCGACCCTGCGATAATTCTTGCGTGGCATAATCCAACTAAAGAACTAGCAGAACGAATTGTTGATTGCTCTGAAAATACTTCTTTGGCTTCGTCAATAATTAAACCCATAGCACTTGCTCGTAAAAAAACTTTTGCGTCAGCGTGGGTCTTAATACCCCATGCTTCTATGCGACCTTCCTCTAGCAACATCAAAGCCTCAAACTCATCTTGCTTTAGTGTCTTACCTGCTAGTGGAATATCCCATGCTGAAAACTTTGCGTGGTATGCCTCATGGCGAATTGCGCCAACTGCTTTAGCAAACTCGTATTGGTTCTTTCGCTTTGTTAAATCGTCAATCATGTTAGGTGTAGTGATTTCGCCAAAGGCTACTTTTGTATTTACTTCTACTTCTGCGAGAGCAGGTAAGAAACAAGCAGGTGCGCCTTGACCTGCTTCTGTTCCTAGTAAAGCAACTAGGTCAGTTCTATCAGCCCAAGTATTTACTAATTGAGTAATTTCATATCCAACTCCTAGCCAATCGCTAGGTGTCTTAATCTTGGAACGATTAAGTTCCTGTGGCTTTATGTGTGCCATGTCTTTCGTCCTTTTCTAATCGTGTGTCCTTACAAAACCTATCATACCATTTTGGGGGGGATAATCAAACTTAGGGCTTGGCGTGGGGTGGGGAACTTGGGAAGTGATTTTAGATCCTGGAACCAAAGCTTTAACCCTGCCCTGCGTTATTTAGTTTTATTTACCCCTAGTTATTTAGAGAGTGGGAGTAGAGATACCTAACTCCCACCCTCAAAGCCAACACTAGGTTCTAGGGAAAACCTAGATTTTCGCTGGCTTATGCTCTGCGCCGAACGCCCGAGCAATTACATCAACAACTACATCTCTATCTATTTCAGGTGCGCTCGCAATTAAATTAGAAATTGCGAACTCTGTTCCAAAGACTTCACTTGTATCTCTGAAACCTAGCAACTCACGCATTTGTGGCGACCATGAGATTTCAGCACTATCGCCTTGTGTGCGCTTGTATAGATTTTGAGCAACGCTAACCATTGTCGCTGGCACTCCTAACTTCTTTGCCAACGCCCAATCAGTAGTTAGTTCTGCTTGGATTTGGAAACGAGATATTAACGCTTCACTCATGCGAACCCCCGGAGCATTTGGGTTAGTAGCAGAAACTACATAAAAATCCTCATGGACTTTAATAGTTCCTCTTTCAGGGTTCATTGGAATTGTTATCTCTTTTCGTCCGTCCATTACTGAATAGACAACTGCTAAGGCTTTAGGGTCAATCAAACCAATCTCGTCAATAAAGAAAGGCTTTCCAAACTCAACTGCCTTAATAAATCCTGCGTCAATCCACTCAAACTTTCCACTTGGGGTCTGAATAAACGAACCATAAAAATCATTGGTATCAGTATCACCATTACCAATTAAAGTTATTACTTCGTCATTAGAAAAACTTGCTTCTACTAAAGCAGTTTTTCCTGTTCCCGGAACTCCATAGAAAAATGCGAATTGTGGAGAACCAACGCCCTCTGAAAAGAACTTCTTAGTTGCTTCTCTTGCTCGGCGTAGAACTGCTACATCAGTATGAACTCCCCATTGGCGAGTGAAATACTTTTGTCCATTAGGGCGAACATAGAACTCATCAGCACTCATGTTATCCACCTCAACTCCACTAGGGGTCATAGCACTAACTCGCTCTCTCGCTTTTCTTTTATCGCCACTTGCTCGCTCAACGCAACGACCACTTGGTAGAACTTTTGCGCTAAGTCGCAAAGAAGTATCCTCATGGACACTTTGGGTCAAGCAATCAGAAACGATATTCCAAAAATCGCCTCTTAAAGAAGCCAACTTGTCTTTGATAATTGTATCCATTTTTATTGCCCCCTAAGCAATCTCAACAGGAAAGCCAAGTGCTTTTCTGCTTTGGTTGATACGATAAACAACTTTGATAGGTGTTTCACCTTTGTAAATCTCAATTAAATCATTTTGAGAAGTTTCTATCAGAATTGGGTCATTTACTAATTGCCAATCACCCTCAACCAATCCTGCGAAAATAGAGTTCAGGTGTTCTAAACGCTTAGAAACATAAGTGTCTTTAAGACCTAGTTCTGCTAAATCTTGTGAGCCAACTTTTGCTAATTCCTCTGCGAACTGAACAGTTGTCTGTTGCCATAACTTCTTTGGCTTTTCTCTAGAAACAATCCTGCGATAAATCTTGGCAGGAACTAAATCACCTGACGGCGTAAATCCGTCAGGGGTAATAAACATTTCTGTTCTGTATCCCGATTTTGCGAACTCGGCATAAACAGAAACACCCTGAATTGACTTTTCTTTGTCTAGCATTGGTATCTCTTTTCGTCATTTACCTAATTCCCTACGAACTAGGTGTTGGGTCAATCTTACCATTTTCTATCATAGAAGCAAATTAGGCTAGGTGTGTCTTAAAAAAGGTTCTACCCCCACACTAAAATGACGAGTAAAAGTATGGGGGTAGAAATCTATGTTTCCAGTTCCTAAGAAAGAGAAGCTTTAGAAAACCCTTTCTATGAGAACTGAAAGTTATCAGTTCATATCGACTTCGATCAACTGTGCTGGAAGTTCGTCGGCAGGGGGTAAAACTTTGTGCGGTTTAATTCCGTACTTTTTAAATTCTTTTTTATACTTCTTTGAGTCACGACCCTCTGTAATCCAATCCGATATCAGTCGTGCAACCAAAAAGCGTTCCTCGTCCTTAGCTTCACGAACTAACAAGAAGTCCTCGTGTATCCAGTTTTCTGTACCAATCACCGTTATCTTGTCAGCGTTTCCGTAGTTTCCGTCAACATCAAAATAATGTATACGTCCCATGGGCACTCTCCTTTCCTCTAGCCGTTAGTCTACCTGCTGCTGCAGCGCTGTTACTCGTCTTGCCGTTTTTATTTCCGGGCATCTGGCCTGGATCCAAACTCCTCTTGCCGTTGAGTGGGGCAGGGTTTTACCCCCACCCCCTCGCCGTTATTCAATCCAAAGGTCTCCTCTAATGAACCCGTGTTCTTTCACAACTGCTACACCCTTCATGAATGCTTCGTCTTTTGTAGTAGCACCTCGGACTAGCGAGAAGTTGTGCTCGCCGTCTTCGTCCGTGTAGCCAACTTGCCATGCTTCCCATGCCTCGTTGTATTCCACCTTGACGGCTTGCCGTAAGTCCTCTATCTCGCCGTTTCGTAGTTCAATCTCAAAGTAGCCCTCGTTCTTAATCATGCCGTTGCCTTTGCTTTCTCTAGTGCTGGTGGGCAGTCGTCATAAAGATACTCTTCATACTCTTCAGGGTCTTCCGCATACTGTTCGCAGTTATAGCACTCAACACCAAGAGTTTCCCAAGCCGAATGGTTTAACTCGCCACCTTCTTCGGAAACCATCTCGCCAGCCTTGTAGATTTCAATACCCCAGAAATCACAACCAGACTCGTAATACTTATGTTCAATACTTAGTTCCGGGAAAATCTCTGACAGCGTTTTTGTTGTTAGTGTTGGTGGGGCCCAAGCAGAGTCAAACGAATAACTAATAAACTCATCTCCCTCTTTATAGTCATTCATATAAACATTGCCATAGACATCCCACTTAGTTCCCCAAGAGTTGATGTTGTTGTGATACCAGTCGTCTGGACCTTTGCTCTCAAAATCTTTTCCTAGCAATGATTCTGAATCAGGAACAGATGGTTTGATATTGGCAAGTGAGTAAAGAACATTCTCTATCTGCTTACCATCTTCATCAGTTATTGGTCTGCCAACAAACTCTTTTAACTTCTTGACTGCATCAGCGTTTCCACTAATGCTGATTGTGTTATCGCACCAATTAGGCATTGTGTTCCTCATGTTCTATTACAGACTGAGTAATCTCTAAACCAAGAGCCTCAATCGCTGTCCCTAAATCGTCAATCGCTTCATCTATATTTTGACGAACATCAAAGTAATCCCATGGATTCTCGTCAGTCTTTGGTGAGCGAATGTATTGCAAATCAACTGCACATGAAACTGCAATGTTAATTACCTTAATTGCATTCTCATCACCAGCCAAATACTTTTCTGCTAGTTCTTGATACATGTTTTCCCTTTCGTCATTTGTTTGGTCAAGCAATAGAAAATCTATCATAGAGATTCCAATGACGCAAGCACCTGAGTCAGGAGTTTCTTTCTTAACCAAAAGTTTTCATTTCCCCTCCAGGTCCCTGCACCTCCAGGTGGTTTTACGCTCAAAGGCCTGGGCGCTTAACAGCACGCCAATAACTTATTTTCCGGGCTGATGACCTTCTTCTGGTGTCCCATCTGAATTTATTAGTTCCCGGTGACCTGGTCATCAACGAAACTTGTTTGGGCGAGCGCAATTGAAAACAACTCGTTGTACTTCACCATTTGCTCAATGTCCTCCGTGAAGCAAGTGGCAGCGTGCTGCAGCAGATCTTCATCCGACATTATGTTTTCCGGGTCCTCGAGCATCACAGCTTCGTCGAACTCGAACTCTATCTTGGTGCGAATCTTCCTCATTCGATTTTTCCTATCCGTTAGTAGTTTAAAAATTAAGGAGACCAGACCTGCTACACAAAGCGCTAACCGTTAGCGACCCTGCAGGTCTGGCCTCCTATAGTCAAGCCGTCTTGCCCGTTCACTGACGCAGCTTAAAGGCGGGCCTGAATTCTTTTTTCCGGGCTTTCTAGCTTGCCGCTTTTTGATTTTCCTCAATCAGCGTTCTTAGTTGACTAGCCGTTGTTATGCTAGCAATGGCACCGACCAAATACTCGATACCGTTATCACCCCACTTAGAGCGGACCACATCAGCGAGCCGTGTTTCTAACTCCGACTGAATCATGCCGTCTCCAATGCCAAGTGATAACTTATAAAGGTTTCAAATGGAACGGGCGTGCCGTTGTGGATAACTAGTTGTTTCTCAAAGTCGACGGTTGTGGTGTCGTAAGACTCCTCGCCGCCAATGTCGACAGACAAGCCGTAGCCTGTTTCTGAATCCCACTGGTTACCGATTAACTGTGAGACAGCAATCCGAATGGCGTAGTTGTTGTCTTCCCATCGTGGCTTTGCTTTAGCAATTGCATAAGCAAGGTCCGCTAGTTTGGAGTCGCCGCCCCAATGTGAGTAGAGCACTACGTCATGCCCGTTTGATTTGAAATTGAAGTTTGTTCTTGAACCCAATTGTTTTCCTTTCGTCATTTAAATCCCTAGGGTCCCCTAGTAAATCTATTATATAACTATCCTAAGGGCATGTGTCAACTACTGACGCCGAAGAATTTTTGATGTCTTCTGGCCCATCAATAGATAATGTTATTTCCGGGGATCCAGATCTGCAGCTGTCAGGCGGCCAAAACGTTTTCACTTCCTGGCCATATGTATGGGAGATTTTCAGGTACCTCTGGCCAATGCATCCTGTAGTGCTCTGGAAATTTTCGAATCAAGTTACTTTGGTGTGAGACGTGGAAGTTTTCATTTCCCAGCCAAGATGGCAGCTGCAGCTCCTCGCTGTGCCCGGAAAGTATTAATTCAAATCGCGGCAGCATCGAATCGTTGTAACCTCTTCGAATCCATTCTTCGCAAATAACTTTTCCATACAGTGCAAGCGCTGGGACATGGTCCCTCCACATCACTGCTGCTGGATGATTCCTCCAGCCTCTGGTCTCACCGTTAATTGCTCTTATCAGTTGCCATGTCTCTACCCGTTGTTTACCTAGTCGGCGATAGTCCAGTACTTCTGCACTCCGTTCGAACTCTGCGTATGGCAAGAATGTTTGCATGTTGTCACTCCCTCATCCGTTTGAATATATAACCCTACCCATCCCTCGCCGCTAAATCAACAACCGTTAATAAATTCCTGCAGCTATCCCTCGCCGCCTGGAACAAACAAGCCGCGATGTCAATGCAGCTGCAGCTGTGATCAACGGTTATATTTTCCGGGCACTACCTCGCCGCTGTCAGCTCGAACTACTCCTCAGTAACTTGCCGTTTTATTTCCGGGTGCGGATCGGGCCCGAAGCTCTTCAGCTCGCCGCTGCCGTTATATTATATTTTCCGGGCTTGATGCAAGCACGCCGCCTCCGCCTGAACCACCGCCACCGCCAGCTCAGCACCAGGTGCACTGGAAACCAGGAACAAACAATCCGTTGTTGGAGGGACGGATCCGTCTTCGCGGGGTTGAGCCAAGCCGACTCAAGTTTGGAATCCCTCGCCGCCATCCAGGGCCGGGAGAAAAAACATTGTTATTTCCTGGTCCGCAGATCTGCAGCTTGAGCTCGTAACCGACCCGGTGATTCATTGCTCACGTTATTAGTTCCAGGCATCTGGAGCTACAGCTGCGGCCAACCGTTTGATTTGTTTTTTCCCGGCTTGTGGACCCGTTGGTCCCATTGGTCCTGTTGGTACTTTCTCATCCGTTAGGTTTCTTAAGGTTCATTAGTTCGCACTAGTCGTACAGGGTTAATTCTAAGTCTGTCCGTTTATCCACAGGCTGTTGTGGATCTGCGGGTAGCTGGTACCCGGAACTAACAACACCGTTTCACGATGTGGATCCTGAGCTCAGACGCTAACCGTTATATATTTGCGAGCGCTTATCCCACGCCGCTTTTGTTGAAACTTAAACTATCCCGCTGCGCTCGCCGTTTTCATTTCCAGGGCGATGGCAGCAGCTTCATTTGCCCGTGCCGTTAAACGGATGTGTTCTTCGCGGGACTTGGCTAAAGTTATATCTTCCTGAAGGCGGGCCGCTAGCTCATCGAGCTTCTGTAAGTTATTATTTCCTGGCATCTTGATCCGATCCGTCTTCTGGTTTGGGGGTTACATCTGTGATTGTATAAACTTCCGTGACATCCACGCCGTCATTAACAAGTTGAGTTGTTCGTTCCGATGCCACAGCTTCGAGCCTGGCGAGCCGTTCCGCAAGAACCTCTGCTGGGGAGCGGTCTGTGGTTTTGACATCAATGTTTAGTTCCATGCCGCCTCGGACTCCAGCACGGTCAAGGATTTCTGTAGCCGCTTTAAGTTTGACTGGTTCGGAGACAGCCGTCTCCATTAGTTCCTCAAGAACATCCACAGCGTAGGTGGAAGCCTGACTTATTTTTTGACGGGCAATCTCGACATTGTTTGCCGTCCGTCTGGTCGAGCCCAAATGAATACGACACAGACCGTCATCTTTGATTCGCCCACTGTTCCATAGTTGGCATCTTGTTCCATCCGTCTTGGTCATCCGACATCTTCCCGGTAATCCAAGTGGTGCTCGCTTTGCGGATTTCGGGCCGCCCTCTTCCTGTTCTTTTAACCAGTTGCGAGTTGCGCCCAACACCCAAGGGGGTGCAATCTTTAAAGCCTCGTCATCTAAAAGTAGATCGAGGCCCGTTACGAAATCTGAGTTTACATTTCCAGGATCTGACAACAGCTGTTTCTTGTTGTTGATGCTGATGAGCGCTCGCTCTTTATCCTGCTCTATTGACCTAGCTATAATAAGATTAGTGGCAGCGCCTGTCTGGTCGTCAAAGACTGGAGACCACTTCAGCATTGAACGCCGAAGCATGGCACGGTTCTCAAATGTGTCTTGGCAGATGCCTCGTTCAATTTCTATGATGCCGAGCTCTTCTAGGTTAGGCCGACGATCATATGGAGTTTCGACAATTGGGATTATATTTTCCGGGGTGTCTTCCTCTTCAAAGTATTCAACAATCTCACTCACAAACAATTTCCCATTTCTCTATGATAAAAACCCTGAGGGTTTTTTACCCCCAGGGCTTTTACCCCTTAATTACTTTTTAGCTTTTTTCGCTGCTTCGGCGGCTAGTTTTTTTCCAGCTTCCTTAGCAACACCTTCGGCGATACGGCCAAAGGCTGGGTCTTTCTTGTTCAACCAGCGGAGTGCGGTTGGGATGATGGAGGCCCAAAGTGCGTTGGCTACAAGGAGCCACTCACCTGCACCGAACTCGAGAGGTGACCCGATACCTGAGGTTTGCATGACGATCATTACTGCGCCAATAACTTGACCTGCAAGGTTACGGAGGTACGACTCGATTGCTACTTTGTTAATCACGAGTACTCGTTTCTACGGGGGTAAAAAGATTTGCCCCGTGATACATATAATGGCATGGGTTTGATTGGCCAAAAGTTTTTTGGGAAAGTTGTTTGAAACAGTAGGGGTCTGACGCTTTTATAAACAATAAACTGATTTTGAGCGTGTTTTATTAGATTTATTGCCCTACTTCATTATAGAGAATGTTGTACGAAAAAGTTAAAAGTATGTCTAAAAAAGTGCTTCCTGGATTCCCTAAAAGGTTTCTTGGTTAGGGTGTTTTGGTTTTCTCTTGTATTTCTTTTTGGATTCAACTGGTCGAGAAGCAGACGATCTTCGTAGTTCTAAAAGTCGCCTAAGTTCTTCTTTTGTCTTCTTAAACTTAAAATCCATTTTCCTGTTCTCCTATGAAGTTCTCTACTTTGGTCAGGTGAAAGCCCATTGTCTTTTCGCACTTGAACCATGTTAGCTCGATTCCATATTTGTCCCTAGTAGAGATTATTATAGAGAAGATTGTTTTTGGGTCTCTATAGATTTTCTTATAATTATGATGATGACATCTGGTTAGGGTTGACCATGTCTTGGGTTTTCTAGGATGCTCTGATTTCATCTCTTCTCCACCCTACAAATGATTTAACATATACAACTCCATAAGCAAGTGCAGATACAATAAAACCATACTGCTTAGTTTCTAAGGCATACACAATCCAAAGACATTCGCTGACACAGAGAATGAGCCAACCCCAAATGGTTTTTCTTCCCACAAAAAAGATTCCTGTGACACCAATTATTGCCAATACATAGGACCAGTACTCCATTAAATATCCTCTACTGCTTTATCAAGTTTAAACTCTTGACCCTCCACATAGGGTTTGTCATTAAAGCCGTTAGCATCTGTAGCCGTTTGACCAGTGAGTATATCCATGGCATGTCTAAGTCCTAGGGTGTAAAGACTTGTATCTGCTTGTCCATAGACAGACTCCCAGTAGTCGATCTTCTCTTGGAGCTTTTCTACTTGGCTATCTTGTAAATCCATGGCTGCTTTTTTCATGGCAAGGTAGATGTCCAACTGAGTATCTGAGTCAAACTTCTTTTGGGCAAGTAAAGAAGTTAGGGTGTTGAAAATGGTTTCTTGAAAGTTTTTATCTAGTTCGCTCATGAGGCAACTCTACACTTCTGACAAACAAAATCATCGTAGCCAATAGAGCCTTCAGTCTGCTTTAAGGTTTTATCTGAGTTAAAGACTGCAGGGATGATTCTGTCTTGTTCTGTTGTGCAACCGCAGAGAAGGCAGGTGCGTTCTACTAACCATTTTATTGTACTATTTTCAACTTTAGATAGAGCCCTAATACCTCTAGTTAAAGCATGAAGTTCACCTGACCCAGTAGTCTTCTTTAGGAAGTACTTGGTGTTAGAGACTTCTAGTACAGGTATCAACCTGCGACAACTACAACTCTGTGCATTAGGAGTGCATTTGAATGGTTCAGTTGGATCGCTCCATTTTAAGATAGCAACAGGTTTTTCCCAACCTATTGTTGCTGCAGCCTTGTGTCTATCCATAGCATGACCACAGATACAGATTCTTCGATCCACCCCTTGTTTATTTACTAGAGATGTATCGTGTGTATCTATTTCGTGAGGATCTATTCCCATGTCAGCCAACATATCTAAAGCTGGGTTACTCATTGAAGCCACCTCTCTGTTCTTTTAGTCTTTCAACAATGTCAGAAAACTCTGCTTCAGTCTGAGCCCTATCGTGCATCTGACCAAGCATCTCTTCCATAACAATCATCTTTCGCTTTGTAGCATGACGCTTCATAAGAAGCATTGTCGTATACATCGACACTAGAGTTGTTAAACTGCATGTCGCACCAATTAAAGCCATATCTAAAATAGTCAGGCTCATTGTCATTTATCTGTCCTTTCGTCTTTTTTGTTTATTGTATAACCTTCTTCATCAAGTGCCCTTAGCATTGCCACAACATCGTCATAAGCAATCTCGGACCATTTTTCTATATCCGTTGGTATGTTTCTAGGAAACCACCGTTTTAGTAAACCCACTGCTGCTGTCTGAATTATCTCAAACTCAACAGCATCAGCGAACTCATCATCAGAAAGATTGCTGACTAACTTAAGATGATTGGTTACATCACTTGGTTGATTCATCATCCACCACATCCGAAACTAACTCCGTCCATGTTTTTTGAACACTCAACAAAACTTCAACATCTGCTTTTATAGAATTAACTGCCTTCATTAAAAGGTCAATCTTTTTCTCAAAAGCTTTGATCTCTTTTTCCAAGAGCCAAATCCTTTTCTCAACTTCGTCCATCGTCTCTCCTTCGTTACAATAAACCTATAGCATCTATAATCTATAGTCAAGCAATAATACTTGTCAATACTATACCACTATATTACTATATTTTACTATAGTGGGTATGTAGGACTATGGATTTTGATAGGTCCGTAGCGCACACATACACGCGATGTAAAACTATAGTTCTACATACTATATATAGTGTATAGTTTTATAATCATGCGGTAGCCATAACTCTTTCAAAATATTTAGTTTTTTCTGACCGCATGTTTTTTAGAGCTTTTACCCCCTCTTTTTTCTAGTTTTAATTTTGATCTATTTTAGACCCCCTAAAAGGGAAAAGTCAATTATATCTTTAAAATACTTTAAAATTATTTTAGAACCGCATGATTATTAAATTATACCTCTATAGAGGGTATGTAGAACTATATTTTTGGAAAGTTTCGCCTAGGAAAAAATTAATTATTTATCGCCCAGACTTGACAAAAAGTATAGTCCTACATAAGCACTATAGTCTTATAGTCAGTATTTAGGGTAGGTAGACTGTCTCTTTATGATGCTTGACCCTGACCATAGGGTCGACCATAACCCTATACCCAGCTCTCCTAGCATTGTTGCAAAAAGAGTAATCCTCCCCAACATTGCACTCAAAGTCCACTTCGTCCCATTTGACCCTATCAATCAAAAACCATGGCCTAGGGGTATTTTCAAATACCTCAGCCTTCATAGCCACAAACCCAAATCCAACTCCCCCTACCTCTAGGGGTTCAACATCTAACATAAACTCGCTCCTATTGACCTTCTTAGGGCGACCCTTCTCATCTAACTTGTTAACTGCCACCGTTCCATCAGGCGAGGTCTGGTAAAGCCCGGAAATAATATCTAGGGGTGAGTCCAACAGCTTCAGGAAATCACCTACCTCCCATTCGATGTCTGAATCGATCCAGAAGATTTTTTCACAGCTGAAGGCCCCGGAACCAATAACCCGAGTTTCCCAGTTATGGCTGTAGGTGTCCGTTGCTGTAAGTTCTCGAGCACTTGGCACAAAGGATGAATACTTGTTTAGCCAAATGTAGGACTTACCCAAACGATCTAATTCAGAGCATGTAAGTATTAAACTTTTAACATACTCAGCTTTCATGCTATGGCCGGGAGTTGCTATCGCTACATCGTAATGGGGTGTCGTCATATATCGAATACTACATTATGCGACTATTATTTGACTATGCAAACACCCCAACAAGAACCCACAGAAGTAGAGTGTTCTTGGGAGGGTTGTCCTTCTCACCAAACTTTTACCCCAGCAAGAGCCATCACAGTTCATTGGCCAAGAGCGATACAGAAGGTAAGATATTTTCATTCAACAGAGTGCCTATCTTCATGGGCTCAAAGTTTTCCATCAGGACTATTGATTACTGGAGAGGATTCAGTTAATGTATAACTTGTTTCCTAATAAATATGTTTGACAAACAAACCAATACTCAAGAGGTAGCAGAAATGGCTGCCAAACTTATTACTCAAGGTTACATGGTTCAAAAAATTTGTTGTGGCGAGTGTGATCAAGATGACCTTCTAGTTCAGGTTCACACTTGCAATCCTCACAATTACACACATAATTGCACACCTAAAAGAAAGAAGTAATAATGTGCGAGAACGTTGCAGTAACTTGGAGTCAGTACGATACAGTAAGAGATCAAATAGAAAACGATGTACGACATAAGATTTATGATGAACTTAAAGAAGTAATCGAATACTCTAAACTTCATAAGCTTTCGGATCAGTTTATTGCGGGACTTGAGTGCGCTCAGTCGAAGGTGATAGGCTTCAAAGTAGAAGAAATAGAGCAAAACGACCAAAGCGTGTTGTTCGACATCTAGTAGAATTTCCATCTAGGGTTTCCTAGTAGTAATCAATCATTTTTGTTAAGAGGAGATAGTTATGTCTGTTGCATTTTCATTTAAGCTTTCTGAAGAGTTTGTCTCCTCATATAAGGAAAAACAATCACCATTTGGTTACAAGGATGCAGGTGGAAACTCTGTAGGTGAGATTACCTTTCTTAGGACTTATTCTCGCTTAAAAGAAGATGGAACCAAAGAGACTTGGGTTGATGTCTGTGAGCGTGTTATTAATGGCATGTACTCCATTCAAAAAGACCATTGCAAGACTTCACGACTCCCTTGGTCAGACACTCGTGCAGCAGCTTCAGCTAAAGAAGCATTTGACCGTTTATTTAATTTGAAGTGGACTCCACCCGGACGTGGTCTTTGGGTTATGGGAACACCACTTGTTAATGAGCAAAAGAACTCTGCAGCTTTACAAAATTGTGCTTTTGTATCTACAAAGGAAATGACAAAAAACGATCCAGCAAAACCATTTGCATTTCTTATGGAAGCATCAATGCTTGGCGTTGGCGTTGGTTTTGATGACCTTGGTGCAGATAAAGATTTCACTATCTATAAGCCAAAAGATGAAGTATCAATTGTTGTAGTTGCAGATACTCGTGAAGGTTGGGTAGACACAACTGCACAACTTATTAATTCATATTTAAAACCAGACCAACCAACATTTGAATATGACTACTCACTTGTTCGTCCAGCAGGTGCTCCTATTAAAATCTTTGGTGGAACTGCAGCAGGTCCAGATCCACTTATTAAACTTCATAACTACATTAGAAAGTTGTTTACTGGTCGTGAAAATGAAAAAGTCACTCGTACTGATATCGCCGATATTGGTAATCTCATTGGCGTGTGCGTTGTTTCTGGCAATGTTCGTCGCTCTGCTGAACTCCTTATCGGAAGATTAGACGATGAAACATTCCTTAATTTAAAGAACGCAGAAGTATTTCCAGAGCGCAACTCATATGATCCTAAATCTCCCGGTTGGGGATGGATGTCTAACAACTCTGTTGCAGCAGAGGTTGGACAAGACCTATCAGGAATTGTTGAAGGCATTGCACTCAATGGAGAACCCGGAGTTGTTTGGCTTGACCTATCACGCAAGTATGGTCGCCTAATTGATCCACCTAATAACAAAGACCATCGCATTATGGGATACAACCCTTGCGCTGAACAATCTCTTGAGTCATATGAAATGTGCACCCTTGTTGAAACTTATTTAAATCGCCACGATGACTTAGAAGATTTCAAGCGCACTTTAAAGTTTGCATATCTTTACGCTAAGACTGTAACTCTTCTTCCAACACACTGGGAAGAAACAAATGCAATTATGCAACGCAATCGCAGAATTGGAACATCAATCTCTGGTGTAGCTAACTTTGCAGATCGTATTGGCTTACCAGTTCTAAAGGAATGGATGGATGCTGGATACAGCGTAGTTAAGAACTACGATATTACATACTCAGAATGGCTTGGTATTCGTGAGTCGATCAAGACCACAACCGTTAAGCCATCAGGAACCGTTAGCATTCTTGCAGGTGAGTCTCCAGGAGTTCACTGGACTCCAGGTGGAAAGCACTTCAATCGTGCAATTCGTTTTGCTAACTCAGATCCAATGCTTCCACTCTTTAAGATGGCAAACTACAGAGTTGAACCAGCATCAGAGTCTCCTGACACAACATCTGTTGTTTTCTTCCCAATTGAATCGCTAGCAGAGCGTGCAGAAAAAGATGTAACTATTTTTGAAAAGATGGCTCTTGCAGCAACTGCACAGCGCTACTGGTCTGATAATTCTGTGTCTGTAACTATTTCATTCAATCCAGAAACAGAGAAGGAACATGTTGGAACTGTCCTACATATGTATGATGGCCAGCTCAAGACTGTTTCATTCCTACCATCTGGAAACTTTACATACCCTCAGATGCCATACACACAAATTACAAAAGAAGAGTACGAGGAATACACAATGAAGTTATTCCCTATTGATTTCTCAGGTGTTTATGAAGGACTTGCTGCTGACGCTATCGGTGAGGCATACTGCACCACTGATGCTTGTGAGGTGAGGCTTATAAAGGAGAATCAATGAAAAATAGACTAGTACTGTCTTTTTTAGTTATTGGTTTGTTTTATGTTGGTTTGTCTTTTGTAAGTAAGTCCGACAACAACTGCGTCAACTTATATGTTGATTTTGGTTCTCTTAATGCTGAAACAAAAGTAGAAAAGTGTATAGAAGTTTCTGCTGAAACAAATGCATTAGAGTTGTTGAAAATGTCTGGTTATACAACAGAAGGCACACAAAAATACGGTGATGCTGTTATCTGCAGACTCAATGATCTTCCAAATCAAACTGTGGAATCTTGTGAGGTTATGCCACCAGAAGATGCTTACTGGGCTGTCATAGTAAAAGAAAAGAAACTACTTCCTTTCTTTAACGAGTGGGGTTGGGCTCAGACAGGAATCAATGAGATTTCCTTATCTGAAGGCGACTCTTTAGGTCTGGTCTTTTCTACAAATGGAGATCTAAAATGGCCTTGATGTTAAAAACTAAAGGCAAGACTTCTGCTGAAATTATCCTTCAACTATCAATAACTTTATCTTTTATGTATATTTCAAACAAACTTAGCGTAGACATTTGGCGCTCAATGACAGGACACTAATGGTTCACCTAACTAGAATTTACACAAAGACAGGCGACGATGGCACCACTTCTCTTGGAGACATGAGTAGAACTTCTAAAAATGACCCAAGACTTGAAGCCTTTGCAACCGTTGATGAAGCTAATTCCTACCTAGGTGTAGTGCTTTTACATGTAACTAATCCTGTTATAAAAGATTTACTAACAACAATTCAAAACAACATGTTTGATGTGGGAGCAGATCTTTGTACTCCAGTTGTCGACAATCCAAAAATAAAGCCACTCAGAGTTACACAGGAACAAATAGATTACTTAGAGCAACAGATTGATACCTACAATTCAGAGTTAGAGCCTCTTAACTCATTTGTACTGCCATCTGGCTCTTCAGCTTCTTCGCATCTCCATGTGGCAAGGACAATAGTTCGTCGTGCAGAAAGAAGGACTTGGCATGCTATTCATAGTTTTGGAGAAGGTGTAAATCTTCTGACAGCAAAGTATTTAAATAGACTTTCAGATCTATTATTTGTTTTAGCTCGATATGAAAATAAAGAAAGCGGCGATCAGCTGTGGGTGCCTGGAAACTAAATCTATTGTATTAAATAGTGTCGGCGAGGCTTGTTTAATAATCTATACTTACGACACTAAACTTATAACATTAAATTCATAAGGGAGAATCGTGCCATCAGTTAGCACTTACCTAAAACCTATTCATTCCAATTGGGAGTGGCAGGAAGAAGGAGTATGTAGAAGTTTTGAGACTAATACTTTCTTTCTAGAGAATAGTCTTAGAGGAAAGAAAAAATCTCAAAAAGAAAAAATAGCCGTTTCTATATGCAATACTTGTCCCGTGAAGATGCAGTGCCTAGAGCACGCTCTCAACACTCCAGAAATTTATGGCGTCTGGGGAGGTATGACTGAAGAACAGCGCCATCAGATTTTAAGAAAGAGAGGGATTAAGTTTGAGTACATACGAGTATAGATGCGCTACCTGTAATAAATTAATGGATCTTGATTTCCCCTTTGGTCAAGCACCTCAAACTGCCCCATGTCCTACTTGTGGCAGCGAGGCTAAGAAATTTTTCGGCAAAACATCTGTCATCTTTCGTGGTGGAGGTTGGGCTGGAAAGCGCTAGGATAATCTAGTTCATTCTCGAGAAAAGGACATATATGGACATTCAGTTAGTAATACTTGTTGTCGGAGCTATTGGTGTAGTAATTGCTTACTACGCTATTAAGGAAGATAAACAAGATAAAGAAATTAAACGTCTTGTTGATCGCGCAATTGATCGTGACAACGACGGCTGGGTTTTAGAAGGAACTCCTTTAGCTACTTACAGAGGTTCTAAGAAAAAGGCAGTTGTAAAGAAAAAGACAGTTGCCAAAAAGAAACCAGTCAAAAAGGCAGTGGCAAAAAAGAAAGCTAGCCCTGCCAAAAAGTCTGTAAAGAAAAAGGCAGCAGCGCCAAAGAAGAAGAAGAAGAAAGCAGTGGCTAAAAAGAAGTCACGCTAAAGTCTACAAAATAGGGGGGTCTGGAAATAAAGACCCCTCTATTTTTGTTTTATACTATTACAGTGACTGCCACAAGGGGTCACATAAACCGTTACCGCCTAAGGGGGTAGCAGAAAGCGAGACAGTCATGTCTAGATTAGTACCATCAAATCAAACATATACACCAATAACAACAACTTGGTCCCTACCTCAAATAGATAGTTGGACAGTTGGTTTTGATAGACATTGGAAGTTATTGGAAGATCTTCATAGTTCCACAACAAAGAACACTTATCCTCCATACAACATCCTCAAAATGAGCGATGAAAGTTATGGTGTAGAGCTTGCTTTGGCTGGCTTTAATAAAGACGAGATCGAGATTGTTCATCATAACGGAATTCTAAAAATCTCTGGAAAGAAAGATGTAGAGATTCTAGGCAGCTTTGTTCATAAAGGTATAGCTACTAGAGACTTCGAGCATCAATTTGCGCTTGCAGATTATGTAGAAGTTAAGTCAGCAACCTTTGAAAATGGCATTCTAAGCATTTATCTCAAGCAAGAACTTCCAGAAGAAAAGCGCCCAAAGGCAATTCAAATTCAGTAATATATTCTAAGACCTGAGCATGTCTTAAAACTGCTCACCATTTTATTTTGATAGGGTGTCATAATGATTCAAAGACCAGACTGGGATGTTTATTATATGAACATCGCTCTTGCAGTTTCCTTGCGTGGCGACTGTGTGCGAGCGCAACACGGAACAGTCATTGTTAAAAACAATAAGATTATTTCAACTGGATACAACGGAACTCCTGCAGGTGATGAGCGTTCTTGTGGTGCAACAGGGGAATGTCCTAGAGCTTTAGATCCAAACTCAGAACATTCAAAAGGAGATTACGATCTTTGCTGGGCAACTCACTCAGAAGCAAATGCAATAGTTCGTGCATCTTGGGAAGAGTTAAAAGGTTCAACACTTTATGTAACTGGCACACCTTGTCCCGGTTGCTCGAAGTTAATAGCATCTGCTGGAATCGAAAGACTAGTTACCTATGATAGGGACTCAGACATATGATAGTTGAAACTTATAAAGACATCTCCCCAGAGATTGTCAGCGCAATGAAACCTTTAATTAAAAAGTCTGACCACTACCATCAGGGCCACGCTCGTCGCATGGCAAGAACTCTCCAAGTAATTCTTGACCAAAAACCTCAAGGTAATTTTTTAGAAGTAGGAACAACAACACTTATCCCCCTTGTTCTCAGCAAACTTGCACCAGAGCTAGATTTAACCGTTACTGATTTTAATCTAGATAAACCTAAACTTGGCGAAGATACTTTTACACTTCAAGATGAATCCATCAACCTTAAAGTTGGTCGTGTAAACATTGAAGATGAACCTCTTCCCTTCGACGATAATTCCTTCGACTTCATACTCCTCTCGGAAGTTATCGAGCACATGGAGGTCGACCCCATGTACATGCTTTTAGAGATCAATAGAGTTCTTAAAGTCGGAGGAACCCTTTTAGTTACAACACCCAACTGCGCCAGCACTTGGGCAATTCACAAAATTATTAATGGTATAGAGCCATACTTCTATATGCAGTATCGTCACGATAGATCACGATACAGGCATAACTATGAATACAGCATTCACTCTCTTACAGCCGTTCTTAAAGCTGCAGGGTTTGACGGTCACACTTGGACTGAAGATTCATTTGAAGAACCACATACAGCCATTGGACCTCGTCTCGAGCAGATAGGAATTAAACTTCAACATACTGGAGATAATATTTTTGCTCTTACAAAGAAAGTAAGTGGAGTTGTTGATAGATACCCAAAGGTGATTTATGCTGATTGAAGATGATAAGAGTGCTCCTACTATTCATCAATTAGGTGGAGAGATTAAAAATGTTCGTCGCTTAGCTGATCCCAATGTTAAAGAATGGTCTGCTACAAACCTTTCCATTGGCTACCACAAAACAACTGGATACATAGGAATGCTTCGCTCTGGCAACTATATAATCACTCCTTCAGGCGGATACCAGCTTGTTACTGGTGACATAATTCGTAGCAAGATTTATATCTCAGAGCTTGACCCAAAAACTTATAAACTCACGAATCTACGGATGCTTGATGTCGATAACATCTCAAAAGAAGGACCGTTGCGTAGAGGGCTAGAAGACCCAAAACTTTTCTATCGTGACGATGCTTGGCACTTTACCTGTGTCACTATGGAGAAGGGTCACACAGAAAAAGCTCGTATGGCTGTATGTCGTCTTAGTGATGACCTTAAATCAATTGTTGCATTTGAAAAATTTACTGGAGTTGACGTTAACAAACCAGAAAAAAACTGGATGGTCTCTCCTGACCCTAACGAGTTTTTTGATTGGATCTACGGTCCTACATCTACTATTAAAAACAATAAGATGATTACTT